GTGGACTATCCTCTTATGGATGACTGATTTATTAGAAATAATAAATGTACTAAAAAGTAATGATAGTTTGAAGCAAGAAATAAAATATATTTAAATTATAAAATTTTATATACGATGATAGTAAGTAAAGAACAATTAGATTGTTTTGATGCACAAGGTAAGCCATCAAAGAAGCTTGTTATTTCTTATGTGAATAAGGATAAGGGTATTTCATTTTTTCAATGGAATATACCATAGCAAGAGTTATTTAAATGGGTATATACAAATGACCAATATGCAGATCCACCATTTTATGTAACGGAACATTTAACAGGTCAACCAGTATTAGATGAAAATGGTCAACCTAAAATAGCACAATGGAGATCATATGATAATAAACCAGTTAGACGTCAGCCAGCAAAGCAGTTATCTCCTATGAGAATTAATGAAGTTCTCAATTATTTTGGTAAAAATGTTGACCCATTATTTGAAATGAATATTCCTACTACATGGTTTTGTGATATTGAAACTGATGTAGATGATTCTGGTTTTCCTGATGCTGAAAGTGCACGTATGCCAATTAATACTATTGCTATTACAAAATTTCCAAAAACTATTGTATTTGGCAGGAAAGAATTAAGTAAAGACGAACAAGATTGGATTCAGGAATCATTAAGAACTTATAATAAAATTACAGAAAATTATGAGTTTGAATATAGATATTTTCCAGATGAGTACCAAATGATAAAAGCATTTGTTGAATTCATAACACCTATACCAGCATTATCAGGTTGGAACTTTTTGGGTTATGATTGGCAATATATCTATAATCGTTGTAAACTTATTGGTATTGACTTATCAGTATGCTCACCTACTCGTAGTTTTGAAAAATTCAGATTAAACCGCAAGGTAGTAATTGATGTACAAGTACCTAAGCATAAGATAGTATATGATTATTTAATTGTATATCAATTATGGGATATGACTATATTAGTAAAGGAAAATAATACACTTGATTTTGTTTCTGAAAAAGTACTTGGAATTAAGAAAGTACAACATAAGTGGGGATTTGCAGAATTTTATAGAGAACATTTTAAGGAGTATGTATTTTATAATGCAGTAGATACTATATTGGTTGAACAAATTGATAAAACCTTAAAAACATCTGAAATTTGGTATATGCTTGCATGTGAGTTGCGCATTGATTTAAATACAGCATTCTCTACTATACAACCAACAGAGACTGTTATGTGTAACTTCGTCTATCCTAATTATAAAGTTATTCCAGAGTAGTTTGATAAAGATAAAGAGAACGGAGATTATGCAGGTGCATTTGTATGGCCAACCCAACCGGGTATTTATAAGTATATTGGAGGACTTGACTTCGCATCACTATATCCATCTATTATGAGACAATTCCAAATTTCTCCGGAATCTTTTATTAAGAAAGATATAAATTATATACCTAAAGAGGATGAGATTAAAACTACATCTGGTGCAGTTTATAAAAAAGATCCTAATGCTATTGTACCTGCAATTCTTACAACATATTATGCAAAACGTAAAGCAGCAAAGAATGATAGAAAAGAAGCAGATCAAGAGATGGAAGATTTAAAACATATTCTTGAAAAGAGAAAAGCAGGTTTAAATCCAAAACAAATTATAGAAAACGTTATATAATTAATTATGAAACCGCAAGAATTTTTATATGGTGCAGTAGAAATTAACATGGAAGACCGTGTTATGCTATGGGATAAGTATTTCAATTATGATAATGAAATATTAAAATTAACTGGATGGAAAAGCTTTAAACCTATTTGTCACCATATGACTATTGGTTATTATACAACTATATCTGATAATACATATAAATGGTTATTAGATAATAATGGTTTAGTGTGTAATTTGAAAGTAATTGCAATAGGGTTTAGTAATAAAGCATGTGCATTACAAGTTAAAACTGATGTTATATCAGAAAATAAAATAAAGCATATAACTCTTGCAACAAATCCAGATACAAATGGTAAACCAGTAGATAGTAATAATATAACAGAATGGTATATATTGAAAGAACCATATAATATTAAAGGTGAAGTTAAAATTTATTACAAATAAAATGGGGTATGCTTCACCTCATACCCCTGACACCGGTCCCATACTTAAGCGAAATTCCTAAAACTTATTTAAACGAAGCGGTGCAAATATCTTTTTAATAGAATTTAATTACATTTTACATACATTTTATTTATCACAATTAATTTAATTTATAAAAATAAGAAATATGAGTAAAGTAAAGATTTATGATGATACACAGGTAATAACAGATCTGTTGAAATGTTTATCTAATGATATTATTAATGGTAATAATATGTTAGCATCTTTTAATAAGGCACTTCTTGAAGTAAGCCCTGTAATGCGATGTACTGTTATCCGTGATATGTGGAGATTTATTAATTGTTGGCATGAAACAGTAAATTCTGTAAGTGCCGTAAAGAATAAGAAAGTACTTGCAAATATTCTTACACCTTATTTTATCATGCAAAGGATTAATATGTTTCAAGATACAGTTAATGTAATATATTCAGAATGTCCTGAACTTCTAATGGAAGAAACTACTAAAGAAGAAATTGAAAAAAATGAAATATATATAAGAAATAGTAAACTTAACTCATATATTTCATGTATTGTAAAAGCAGTAATACAAACTACTCGCCGTAAATATGGGTTGGATAATAATCCTAATTTATCATTAAAGAAGCAAGTAAATCCATTTGTAAATAAAAAGTAAAAAGATATATGAAAATAGTTGATTATGAAGTATAGATAGAGGATATAGCATCTATTGAAGAAGGAATGTATAATGACGAGTATGTATATGATATTGAGGTAGATGATTTTCATACCTTTATTGCTAATAATATACTTGTTCATAATTCTATATATGTTGAGTTCGGCCGTATTGTCAACCAATTAAATATTCCACCTGATAAAGCACCTAAATTCGTAGTAGATTTATGGAATTATGGGTGTGGACCATATATGGATAAGAAATATGAGGAATATGCAAAGAAGTTTAATTGTGATAAAAATTTACAAAGCCTTGAACTTGAAAAAATTGCAGATACTGCATTAATGACTTCTAAAAAACATTATGCTATGTCAGAATGTTTTAAAGAACCTGATATATATTTGGAGCCAGGGGAAACAGTATTGTATAAAGGTCTTGAACTTATACAAGGGTCATGTCCTAAATATTCAAGAGAATGTCAGGATAAGTTTATTAGATTTATATTAGCATGGTATGCTAAACATACAGAGAAACCTGATTTTAATACTATATTTACAATGGTCAAAGAATTCAAGACAGGATTTCTAAGACAATCTCCTGATGATATATGTAAGTGCTTGTCAGTTAGTGATTATAGTAAATTTATATTAGAAGATAAAAATAATATTGTAGTAGGTCAACATTGCCCTATACATGTTAAAGGAGCAGGTATAGCAAATTATATATTATCACAAGATAAAAATAAAAAATATCTTATGAAATATAATAAAATCAGGTCAAGAGATAAAGTTAGATTTTATTATACAACCGATCCTGATTTTCCAGTATTTGCGTTCTTACCTAATAATTTTCCATTAGAATTTGCTTTGCCTATTGATTATAATAAACAATTTGAAAATATGATACTTGTACCTATAAATAGAATACTTAATATAATCGGGCATCCGGAATTAACTCCAGATCTGTGTTATACTTCATCATTATTCTAAAAAATAAAATATATAAAACCATAATTATATATGAAAATTTATATTTCAGATTACTACATTAATCCTAAAAATAAAAATAAAATATATACTTCTAAAACTAATATACCAGAAGTATATCTAATCAGAAAAGAACTAAATACTAATCGATATTGTATTAGTTTAGATGCTGAATATAATAACCAAATTGTATATATTCCAGAGGAGTATATTCATGCACATAGTGTAGTAGTTAATACTGATACATTTAAAGTAAGTGATCCGATATATGTGGATAATTCTGATGTTGGACTTAAATTTAAAATTAGTGATAGAAACTCATTAATAGTCGAAATTGAATTATATAATAAATATGAGTTCTTAACTATACCTTCAACTAATTTAATTTTAAATATACATGAGTATATAAAGGATAAAATAGAAAACCTTAAGTTAAATGATGAAACTTGTGAGTTACTATATAATTTGGTAAATAAAATAAAATCAAGTATAAGTATGTGTAATACATTAAACGAAGTTCCAACTCCAACTATACCTCATGCTAAATATTGGGAATGTCCAATTTGTCATGAATATACAACGGCAGATAGTAATGTATGCTGTAAATGTGGATATAATAGAACTGATCCAGATTATAAAAAATATGAGAATTTAGAAAACTCAAATAGTAAAAATTTGAAGCATTTAAATGAAACAGTAGTTAAAAGTTATTGATATAATGAAGAATACATATACATATAGTTATGCAGAAAATATAAAGTCAGATGTTGATTTATCATCTGACTTTTTTACTTGGTGTACAGGTAATTGGATAAAGAACCATCCAAAACCAGATAATTATGCATCATGGAGTAATTTTAGTCTTGTAGATGAAATGATACATGAAAGGGTAGAACATCTTATAAAAGACAATAAAGGTACTGATATTGTAGGAAAGAAGATGAATATCCTTCTTAATAAATTAATGGATATTAAATTTCGTAATAATATTGGTATATATGAAATTACTACATATATTAATCAGAACATTAGAAATATTAAAAATAATACAGACTTTATAAAGTTCTTAGCGAGTAAGCATGAAACATTAGTATTTTCTATGGGTATTAGTCCTGATATGAAAGATTCTAATAAGAATGTTGTATATATAGGTCAAGGCGGTGTTGTATTAGGAAATAGAGATTATTACCATGTACAAACTGATGAAAATATTAAAAAGTATAAACAATATTATATAGATTATATTAGAGAAGTATTTGAAGCTATTGGATTTTCTAATATAGAAGCTAATAAATTAAGTAAGAAAATTTTTGAATTAGAAGTACGCCTTACTAATACATATAAAACAGAAGCTGAATTACAGGACCCTACTACTAATTATGAAAAATTAAGTGTTTCTGACTTATCTAAGCTTACTAAATTTAATTTCAATAAGTTTCTTAATCTATTTGGTTATAACGCGACACAGGAGATTATAGTAACTCAGAAGTCAGCTATTATAAATGCATGTGATGTATTAATGAATTATGATCTTAATATACTTAAAGCATATTATACATTTCAAACTGTTATATCATTTACTAATATATTAGATGATAAAATGTATGATATTGCATTTAGATTTAATTCTAAATTTGCGGGTGAAAGCAAAAAAGATTCATTAGAGCGTAGAAGTATTAAAACTATTAAGGGTATATTCTCAGATTATATTAATGAACAATATGCAAAAACATACTTATCCCCAGAGATAAAGGAATATGGTATTAATATGATTAATAACCTTAAAAATTCGTTCCATGATATAATTATGCAACAAGAGTGGATGTCAGATGAAACTAAACAATTTTCTATTGAAAAGTTAAAGTTAATGGGTTATAAAGTTGCATATCCTGATAAGTATGATGATTTATCTGATATACCCGTTATTGAAGAACATTCATTATTCTATAATATGCTTGCAATAATAGAATATATGTTTAATTATAATAAGGAGAAATATTATAATAAACCAGTAGATAAGTCCGAATGGTTTATGTCAAGTTATACCGTTAATGCTTATTATGACCCTTCTAATAATGAAATTTGTATTCCTGGTGGTATTATGAATGCTCCCTTCTTAGATATTAAGCAAGATGATGCTTATAATTATGGTGCATTAGGTGCAATAATAGCGCATGAAATGACACATGGATTTGATGTAGCAGGTTCTCAATTTGATAAAGAAGGTAATATGAAAGAATGGTGGAAACCTGAAGAATATACAGAATTTAAAGAATTAACTACTAATACATTAAATAGATTTGATAAACAACATATTAAAAATACTACTATTACCACAAATGGTAATTTAACTATCAATGAAAACATTGCAGATTATGGTGGAGTTAAAATTGCATATAATGCATTAAATACATTATTAACACATAATAATGTTAAATCATTAAATTCTCCACAATTAAATAAACAAGAAGAATTTAAGAAATTCTTTATTGCATTTGCAAATCTATGGGCAAGTTATAAAACCCAAGAATCATTAGAATACAGTGCATTAAATGATTGCCACTCTATTAGTTACTTGCGAGTTAATGGAACACTAAGTTTATTTAATCCGTGGTATGATGTATTTAATATAAATCCGAATTCCCTTTTATATATAGCGCCAGAAGATAGAGCAAATGTGTGGTAAAATTAAATAAATAAACTATGAGACTTATAAATGAATCTATAAATTCTAATATTTTAAGAGATATTATTAATAATAAACAAAATATTTCATTCTTTAATCAATTTTAGTATGATAGCGATACATATAAAGCTTGTAATGATTTAATGAAGAAACTTGAATCATTATATGAATTATTATTACCACCATATATGAGAAATAGTAAAAAATCTATATACTTTTCAGCTATATATTAGGAAATTAAACCATATTATATAAAAGAATTAGGTAAAACAAAAGATGAAATAGTATTATATATTAATAATATTAATAAAACTGTGTATTAGTTAAATATGCAGTTAAATAAAATTATTAATTCAGCTATAGACCCATATATATTATTATAGAACTTTATTACACGTAAAACAGATAATGACCTTAAAAGTTAGTTTAATTTAGATTTAATATAGGATAGTGATTTTGAAAAGTATACATATAAAGAAGCATCCAAGAATACATAGATATATCAAAAAATTAAAAAAGCTTTATTAGTATTTTACTTTGATGATAATAATAAAATATTAGGGGTAAGTTCAAAAGATAGTTTAATTTCAAAATATAGTACTTATAATAATGATAGATATATTAATGAAATTAAAAATTTTGATAAAAATAAACATATAATAACATTATGCACTATATAGGATTTACCAGTATTAGGGTTAAATCTTGATTTACTTAATAACTTATACCATATCTGTAATAGTACCGGTTCTGCTGGTGCAACTATTAATGACTACGATTATGGTGTTAAAAAAGGAATAGTTCTAAATAGTATATTAAATAAAAAAAATAGATTATACACAGAATTAAATTGGGGTATGCACCCAACAGATTATTGTTATATATGTAATCCATCGGAAAATATATTAAGTACTAAAGATATTTCAAGTAAACGAAAAGAAATATATAAGGATACAGACACCAAAAAACGTTATAAATGGAAATAGGATGAATTCGGTAATTTTAAAAGATATGTCCCTGTAATTACTAAATATAATGCACACTTGGAAGAACTTAAGGATATTCCTTTACAAGATATAGATTAGTATAATACTGATTTATTTAAAAGTAATTTGAAAAATTTAGAAAAAAAACGTGAAGATGTTAGAATACAAAAACAGATAAGAGCAAATAAAGCAGAGCGTAACCAAATTATAGATAAAGTTAAAGAATGTAATAATAAGTTTTTAGAATTTCTTAATAAAAATTAGACTAATGATTCAGAAAACTTTAATTTTGAACTACATAATAAAGTACAAGAAATAGCATGGGATATTCAGAGATTACAGTAGTTAGTTAATACATATATTCAAACAATAAATAATTTCATCAAATTTAAAGATGGAGGATCTTATTATGATAGACGTACATCAGAACAATGTAAATCTGCTAAAGATGATGTAGAACGTTAGATAGATGAAATTAACTTAGTATTATATACATATAAATAAAGGAGTGCAATAAAAATTAGCACTCCTTTTTCAATAAATATAAATATGGGACAAGTTATAAATATTAACAAAATGGCATCATCTATATATTAGACAATGCTTAAATTATAGCAATCTGCAACTGAAATGGTTGGTCTTGATGCATAGTGGTGTCGTACTATTCCATATAAAAACAGTGAAGATATTATTGTCCAAGAATATACATTATCTAATGTAGAATGTCCACGTAATATAAGAATTGTTACAGATAAAAATGATTATCAACCTGGAAATTATAATGTAGATTTATGGGGTGTTAATTATGAAAATCCATTAGATATTAGTATTGATATAAAAACATGGGAAGCAATATATGGTAAAAACACAATGCCATAGAAAGGAGATATTGTTTTTATTTAGATGTTACATAGGCCATATGAAGTTGCTTCAGCTACAGTAGTTTATGGTGTAGGAGAATTACCAACTTCTTTTAAATGTTCATTAAGAAAATATCAAAGAACTGCATCAAGAAGAGAAAATGAAGAATTTCAAATACAAATAGATACATTAGCAAATAATCAAATTGAAATGTTTGGTGATGATATTTCTAAAGAAGTTGCAGATTCTGTTATGACAGCAGAAAAAACTGGTAATATTTCTACTTATGTAGACCCTATTAAATCATGTGATTTAAATTCTATAATTACATAGCATATTATAGGAGCAAAAGGAAATATTATATCAGAAGCACATTATTCATTTAAAAATGCAAATAAACCTATTATATATAGTATAACTGATTCAATAGATATATCAAATACCCATTTAATAAGTAGTATGTGGTTTAAAATAAATGAACCACTAAATAAACAATATAAATTAGAAATTAATGGTATATATACAAAAGATAAAGATTATTGGTATTTTACTGTTAATAATGAAAAAGAATTAAATGGTTCTATACCTGATAATACATATGTATATATTAAGAGAGGCAATACTTTATTAATACCTGGAATTGTATCTATGTAGAATGATATAGATGATAAAGGTAATTGTAAAAATATTTTTACATTATAGGTTAAAACCTCTGATGTATTACAAGCAACATAGAAAATTCCTAATTGGTGGTATTCTAAAGGTATATGGAGATTAAGTACAGATAATCAATATACTTTATTAAATATGTATGATAAAGATAATAATGTATATTCATGCACTATTAATTCAGGTGGTATAAATTTAGTATATAATAATTCTACTATTAATATTCCATTTAGTAAACAATTTAATTTTAATGATTGGACCTATATAGCAATAGACATATATCAAAATCAGGTGTATACTGTAATATCATAGTTACAAACATCAATAAATGGTAATATAAAAGATGTAATTCTATACAAAGATAAAAATAATATAGGTATTTCTAATACTGTATTAAATTTTGATAAAATTACAATACCTCTCAATACAATAGATATAGATGTATCAAATTTCAGAATATATAATTCTGAATATTCTATAGAAAATGAATATCAAATGGATATGTATTCACAATTAGTATAGAATGCAAGTAAATTAATAATTGTAGATACTCCTTTAAACAAAAATGACATGAGCTTTATTAGCCCAGTCCGTTAAAAATTTTTAATATAATTTATGGATTTTAATAAGTATAATGATAATATTCTTAATGACTTAAATGATTTGATGGGCGCGGCAAATCCTATAGTTCCAACTAAATTTACGCCTATAGATGGTAATAAAATTGTTAATCATATTAAAAAACCAGGTTTATCTAAAATTAAAAAAGATAAGCCTGAGCCCGATAATAGATTTAAAGATATTACACAAGAATAGTTAATGTAGTGGTTAACTCCAAATCATAAAAATATAGGTGAAGGAGATCCAACTAAATAGTAGAAATATTTTAGGGATTATATTAATAGTGAGTATTTAAATGATAGTATAATAGATAATCCTTCTAAATACCCTGTTACTGAAAGTGAAAATAGATTTACTGATGAAAATAATCAAGCTATGTATGATTTATAGTCATGGGATCCGCGATTACGTAGATTAGATGCATTTTATATGAATGCAGAAGGAGGTTCTACTGCTATCGTCCCTTTTGCATCTAATACAGCTGCAACTGCATTTTCTAACATGATATATAGATTACCATTAAAAGTAGCACGTGAATTATTCTCATAGGGCAATAATAAAGATAATGATAGATTAGCTGAAATTGATAGTTTACTTGAGTATGGTAAACATAGTGCAGCATCAAATGCACGTTCTGAATATCCAATAACACCACGAAAATTTTATAATACCGATAGTAGATTTTGGGGTGCATCTTCATTAATGAATCCATATTCATTAACTCGTTTAGTAGGATCATTTGCAAATATTAAAGATGAAGTAGGCTCAACGCCACGCAATTATATGTATGATATTAGAGATAATAGACGTTATTATGGTATAACTGATTCTACTGAACACCCAACTCAAGTATTATCACCTACAGTATCACATATTATTGAATGGGCTAATAAAGATAGATGGGGTAGAACTCCATATACATATCAAGATTTTGTGTATTGTAAATATTTTGGTTTAATACCTAATAATAGATTAATAACATTACGCCGTTACCATGCACCAACCCGTGATAATTTACAATTTGAGTAGATGTATGGAGATTCTAATAAAAAAAATGAATAGATGTCTTCACCATCAAGTAATCATAATGGTATATATTTTGCACCACGCTGTACTGTAGTTACTTATGCAGGAGATGATACAGGTAATAAATTTTCAGAATTATTAAGTTTTTCAACAGGTATTAATTGGATTGATGCTAAAAGTGAAATATGGGAAGTATCTGGTGATGATGGAGATGATCCATAGGCTACTATAGATTCCATGTTTGAAGGTGGAGGTTTTGGTCAAGGTTCTAAAACATATATAAATGGTTTAATGAATCTTGGTAGTATGGTAACAAATAAAATTATGTCATTTGGTAAAATGGCAACGGCTATTAATGGGACAGTTACTGCATCATAGGGGGCAGGGGATAAACGTTTAGCTGCATAGATGGATCCTTATAATGATGGTACATATGCAAACCGTATTCAAGGACCTCTAAATAGAATAGAAGAAATTAAACGTAGAAAAGAAGGTATTATATTTGATTAGTCATTTACTATAAAATGTGAATATATTACTAAATCTATTGGTGGTATAAATCCTAAAGCTGCTATGTTAGATATTCTTAGTAACTGTATGGAAATGGTTTCTCCTACTGCTGTATTCTGGGGTGGTGGACATCGTTTTATGATGACTCCCCATTTTTATCCATTCCATGATGGTTCATGGCGTGATAATTTTATGAAGAAATTATATGATGGTAAGATATTTGGGCATGGCGGTGCAATGGAATATGTACTATCTGGTGTACGAAGATTTGGTACAAAGAATGGAGAGTTTTCATGGGATAATATAATGACAAGCTTTGGTAATATATTAGGTACTGGTTTAGCATGTATTAGCTCCATTGTATCATCAGTTTCATCTGCATTATTTGGGGAGGGTACGAATGTATTTACATAGTTATTAGATAAAGGAGCTGGTGCTTCATCACAAGGTGGAGTAAAAGCAGCAAAGATGAAAGCTAATAATATGTTTAAGAATCTGAATAATATGTGGAGAAATAAAGTATTGGCTACATCAATTGCACCTACAATTAAAAATATGCATGCATTATTAACTGGTGATCCAGTGGGAGAATGGCATTTAACAGTAGGAAATCCTTTAAATCCTATTATGGTTGTAGGTAATTTAATATGCGAGAAAATGCAAGTACAATGGAATGATGAATTAGGACCAGATGATTTTCCAACAGGTTTAACCGTTACATATACATTATAGCATGGTATGAAACGTGATAAGCCTGCTATACAATCTATGTTTAATAGAGGTATGGGTGCAATATATGAATTACCAGACTATATTAAATCTTCAAGTGAATATGAAACACATGTAGATAAAACTACAGGAGGTACGGCGTTTAGACAACCTGCATTTATACATGCAAATAGAATTAAAGCTGAAAATGGAGTACATAAATTCATGACACATTAGTATAGGGTATCTGGTGGTCATATTCCAAGTAATACTGGTAATTATAATACATAGATAGTAACTAAATTTAATGGTGATGCATTGTCATATGCAAATACACCTGTTAGTGAATTAACCCGCCAATCATATATGACAAATAATGTTGTTCCTGCTATTAAGGCAATGGCAATAACCAGAAAATATACAAGTTGATTTTTATGTTTTAGTATTCATTAGATAGTAAACCAATTATTATAGATAGAAATGGAAATTAGATAGTAGATTTATGTAAATCTATGTTTACACGTAATGCAGGTTAGATAGAATCATATACTGTTAGAAAGATGACAAATTTTTATGAAATGCGACCTGACCTTGTTGCAAATGCAGAATACGGTAATACAGAATCAGCTGAGTTTATATTAAAGTTCTCTGGTATTTCAAATCCATTTACGTTATCAAATGAGGATATTTTAATGATTCCTAATGAAGGCGAAGCCATTTCTAAGACTACACAAGTGGAAGCAGATCATGAAGAGAATGATGTACGTGAACAACAAGTACGTAACTTTTATAAGTATGTTAATCAAGATTATAAAAGTGATTCTACTTCATATGATAAGTTGAAAGAAACTGAAATGAAATCTGCGGTAGTTCCTAATACATTACAGGGTGATTATATGGTACCATATATATCAGAAGATGGCACAACTGCAGTTACTATTAGAAATGGACGAATGTATTTTGGAGAAGATAACGGGTTAAATACTGCTACTATCATAAAGTCATCAACAAGTAATATAGATAATCATATACAAGCCATTATAGATAGTACGGCAACAGCATTATCTGATAAAAATTGTATGTATAATGGTTAGACCCTTGCAAATTTTGTAAGAACTTAGATGAAGAATAATTACACAAATGCAACAAATGAAAAACCTGAACACTAAAAATGTTCAGGTTTTTATATTTTGAAAATACTGTATAATTAATTTATTATATGCCATTCTTAATACGGTGTTCAATAAGATTCCACACAGTATTATTAATAAATGTTTCCTTCAAGGTCTTATGTATACGAGGTTCTATGCTATCCTTAAATGATTCAGTTACAGCATGTACATTATTATTTCTATATGCTTCAGTAATAGCATTAATATGTTTCTTAACTTGATGTTCAATATATAATTTAATATCTTCTTTAGTTGATTGTGGAGTTAATACAATCTCATTTTCATTCAACAATTTAATACCAGCCTTTTTAATACCGGTTTTAGGAGACCAATATTCCATAAGGCGACATGCCATTTGTTTCTGTTCTTCTATTGGTAAATTCTCAATTTTACCAGTAATCATATATTGTTCCTTTAATATGGAAACAATTGCCTATTTTTGTTTTTCATACAATGCAGCCTTCATCTGCAATGTATCTTTCTTACTATCTTCGTAAACTGCGGTAAATTTTCTCATTGTTATTAATTATTTACAGTATTTTATTAAATTATTTATTTCACTTAATTATTTATTTAAGTTTTTATTTTTTCACATACTTTATAAATTAAGCAATAATTTCTCATTTTTTGCTATGTTTTTAGTAGCTTTTATCACAATAACTAAGCGATTTGGGTCCCAAATGTACTCACAATTACCACCTAGTACCAGGCTACTGGAATTTTGTGAAATATCATAATATTGACAATAACCCATCGGAATCACATATTGCTCATTTGGGACTACTTCAAATACTAACTTACGTATATCACTTGTATATAAAGATTGTTTTGAAATTTCTCTACATGGACATATTTCTATAATATCACCCTTATAGAATTTTCTTTGTGCATATACAGATTTCCCATCAGAATATACTTTACATATATTAGCATCAGACGGGATCATATCAATTTTCTTAACAGATTTCTTATCACGTTTATAATCATGATTAAATAACGTCCAGTAATCATATCCTTCAAATACTCCTTTAGTAGACCATGCATGCTAATCCATTGCTTGTTGAGTATCATCAAATTCTATAAAATCATCTTCATCTTTAACAGACTATGCAAGATGTTTTACGATGGCTTTACTTAAATTTCCATTAACATACTTCTCTAAAAATTTAGAATATTTAGTATAACCATTAATAGGGTTAGAAGATGTCAATAAATTAAATATTTGATATGCAATAGTTCTACATTCTACATATTTAAAAAATGCACGTTCAATGGTTTCTGATGAATATTTACCAGTTATTCTATATGAATTTTTTATTTCATGTAAAACTTCGGTTAAATTCTATTTAAGCCATGTTTTTAAAATTGGAGTATGGTAAATATCTGGTGTTTCTAACTATACCTTAGCACATTTATCATTAAAATAATCTAATAATTCAATATCCTAATTTGTAAATAAATGTAATGTATCATTAATTAACATTATTATAGATTTACGTTTAGCTCTATATGTAAGGTATGCATTATGTCTTATTTTTGCATAATTATATGCAGTATTATCAGGTAATAATATTTCATTATAAAAATGCTCAAATTTTGCCTGTTTTGCATCGTCTGACCATTGATATTGTTCTTTATATTCTTTAACCACTGCAAGTTCTCTATTATAAATGTTTAATAACTACTCAAATTTCTTAACTGTATCAGCATTCCAGCCTTCTTCATATAAATAATCATTATAAAGATCCATAATTTCATTATGAGCCTTTATAACAAGTTTTAAACTATCTGTGAAATGGAGCTATATATCTGGGTTCATTACATTATTTTAAATTTTTTTAAAACATATCATTTAGAATGTCGTCTTCTTCCTATGCCTATGTAGAAACATTCTATGTGGTTGCATTATTTACAGAATTAGTATTCTATGTTTCTTGTTGATTATTATTTACAATAGAAGTATTTTGCTCTTGTGCTTGCTATGTAGGTTTAGATGTGGTATTAGTATTATTAGTAGCAGGTTCAGGTTTATTAGATATATCTGATACTTTATTACTATCATCACTTAAAAAATCATCCATTAAATTTTCCCAACTATCTGCTGCATTATTCATGCTCTATGTTGCATTAGTTAAATTATTAACTTCAGTTGGATTTATATTATTCACATCTTTAATATTATTCTGTAAATCTTCTATTGAAGGATTATCATCATGTAAATTACCTATATTACTTTCTATGTTTTTCAAGTGTTCTTCAAACTCACCCGTTGCAACATACTATTCAAAATATGTTTCAAAATTATCAATAGGATTTGCATCATCCTTTGCTTCATTGAGTATATTACCATATAATGAATTACCGAAATATATGTTATTTAAAAAATTATTTTCCATTTTTATTGTATATTGCATTTATTAATTGTTTTACAGTATTCATTTTGAATATGATAGGTAAAAAATTACATAATATGGTCTTTATATTTATATCATCTTTTACTTGAATTTGAATATTATTTTTTTCAACATTAATACCAGATATAGCATCAATATAATTATTTTCATCAATATAATTTGCACCTCCAATATTATACAATATTCCATTAATACTAAATAAATTAAAACCATCCACCATCTTAATTTGATATTTACTATATAATGCATCTATGATGGCTTGATTAATTTTTGTTTCTATATTAGATAATATCTATTGAATATTACTTGTAAAATTCTTATTAGCCGGTTTATTCATAATATCATACATTATATGATAATCTGTACAGAATTTTGCAAATGTAATATCTTTTATATTCTCTACTATAGATTTATCTCCATTTATGAAATCCTTATATGATGTTATATCATATGATTTAAAATCCTTATCATATTTTAAGATAACTGCTTTTAATATCAATTTAAATATATTATTAGCTTTACTAACCTTATCATTATCAGTAATACTATATAAGTATAATTTAGTACAAGATGTTATAAACTTCTCTAATGTATCAACTTTTAATCCTATAATATTACCAACATCACTAATATTATTAATTCCATGTAATAACTTAATATCATCCTTATTAAGTTGAAGAGTTTTTATTAACTGTCCTATCTATAAATCTGTAGATTGTAATATAGGTACTAAACCTTTTTGATATTCTAATAAATCGTTATAATCTATTTTACTCTTATCTTCTATGTTTACACCTACATAGTCATGTAATGCAGTATAGAACTCATCAATATCTAAATATGATTCATTCAAATTTATTAAATCTGATATGTCCATTTGATTAATTACTAAATTCTATATAGCGGTAGATGCTATCATATTAATGAACATTACAGTTAACTCTAGGTTAAATCCTATAATCTAACCATCTGCATAATTTTTACATATATTTAATTTATATGTATAGTATATATTTAATAACTTTATATAAGGATCTTTTATAGATAATATTAATTTAATATCTTTTTCTTGATCTAATAATTTACAGAAATTAGTCCATACTACTATTTTATCTTCTGGTATATTCTTTAACTATAATAAATCGTTTACCTATTCAATAGTAGATTTACCTGATAAAATAGTATCTCTATTAATTTTGAAGTTATTTAACACAGTACCTTCAGATGCTAAAATACGAGATAATACAAAATTAAATATACTTCTATTATCTTCTGATATTAAATTAGGATGCGAATCAATATACTATGAAGCAGTAGAAATTAATTGCATTTTAGGTAATTCAGCATTATGCACACTTCTGAATATATCAATTAAACTAAAATTGGTAATAAGATTAATTAAATTATTTTCAGTAAGTATCTAAATAAATTTATTAAAAAATAAATCTACATTACCCTATGTGTTTAAAAGGTCTTCAACAATTTTTGTAAATACTTTAATATTTGCTGGAGTAATTTTATTACTGAAAATCTTATACATAAAAATAGATAGATAATCCATGCTATTACCTGTAAAATCGTGCTTCTACTTATCATATATAGGTTTATCATTTACATTTAAGTTATGTCCATGTGTTGCAAACATCTATTCTAATATATCTGGAATATTACTTAATTCTTGCGTAATAAATGCATCTTTATCTTCTTTTTCTACTGTAGCATTTACATATTTTATCTATGTTCTTGCATCTGATAATAACTGTGCTAAGCATTTATATGTTATCATCATAGCAATAACATTAGGTACAGTTTCTTGTAAAAATTCTATTGTCATTGCAATAGGAGATCCAGATTCAGGGGTAGATATATGTTTTATACGTCTCTATATTCTTTCATCTAAATCGCGCATATGTCTATTCCATATACCTGTAAGACCTTCTGCACGTAAAGGGTGTTTAGATACAAATGAAGCAAGTTTAGATGATAAACCTAATTGACCACTATCTGCCATACGACATACTAATTTAATACGTTCCTTAATTTCTTTATCAACATCTGTTTTCATTTGCTCCATTTGTTGACGTGCCCATTTAACATCAGCCCACTCTTCTGGATCACTTGTCATGATCTTTATAATCTTCTCACGCAAATTACCACGAACTTCATTATATAATGCATCTGCATCAAATGGATCCATTTGTATAATATCATCTCCATCTGAATATGCTTCATTTATATAATTAGAATATATGTACTACTATGCGCCTTCATTTATTCCATACTTACGTCTAAATGCATCAAGTTGTGTTCTTGTATTAATGCCTTTTATATCATTTAATGCAGTAGTATTATTATCTTGTATACATTGTAATATAATATCCTTAATATCTGTATTTAATGATGCTTTATCTCTATATCTATTTTCCCGCTCTCTCTATTCTATTTCTTGTATTTTACGTAATGATTCGTTATTATCATTTAAATAAGATTTTATACGTGTATTAGCACGAGTAGATAATGTACTAATGGTATTTAATACATCTTCTATTTCTTTATTATTATTTGGCGAAGTACATTGACGTAATAAAACAGTAAAATTTTTAGATATATTAGTTAAGTAATAATCTATTCCTTCCACTAATGATGTAGAATTTAAAGTACCTACAGTACGTTCAGTTTCATATTCTTTTTTATACTCTTTATCATTCGTTACATAAACGCCATGGTCACTATTAAATGCAACACTTGCAACACCCATAGTATATGCACCTAATGCTACACCACCAACAACACCTGCTGCAGTACTTAATACTTCTTCATTTACAGGATTATATGATTCATTCTAATTAGAAGTTACTTTAACAGAACCATCTTTATTATATTCTGGTGTAATATTCCATTCTGTATTTGTAAATGCTTTAAATGCAAAATCAGGAGACTTCTATATCATCTCCATTGGATTTGCTGCAATGGCTTTATGAACATTAAAGAATTTAGGAGGAAATTGTGCTGCTACCATTAATGCATCTAACATAGCAGGTGCATCAGGAAATTGAATAATATCCTGGAATTTTTTAGTTAATTTAATTTTAATTAAGGTATTAGAACTTTCAAAATTCTATGTTATATTAGAAGTTAAATCTTTGAGTACTTCTTCCTATAACGAAAACTATGGTTTAATACCATTCTATACTGGTTCATTTGTAGAAGAGGTATTAGTTTCTTCTACTATAGGTTTTAATATATTATTGTTCTATTTTATATTTTTAATTTTAACCTTTACCATAATTTTCAAATAATAAATTCATCAATTTTACTTGCAATCTTATCATTAAACATTGCTAAACCTCCACTATAGATGTTACCAGTTTTTACATCTGATATAGCATCATTTCCTAATAAACCGATAGCTTTACCTGCAATAATAGTATTAGTACATAATTGTCGTTCTACTATTTCTTGTACATTTCTAAAGCATGCTCTGCTTTGATCTCCACTCCATTTACCTAATTTATTAGAAAACCATGAAAATATACTTTTCTTTTTGTATAAACCCATATCTATAAGCTCTACAATTTTATTCATATATTTCTATAACTAAGCCGCTGCCATTTTATCTCTACCTGCCATAAACAATGCTACTATACCAGTAAGTCCAGTAGATAATAAACCAAATCCTAATCTACCTATCCAACCAAACCAACCATCAGGTAACCAATAATCCATAGATTTTCCAGGCGCTGTACCTTCATTTAATATATGATGTATAAAAGAATTCATATTACTTAAAGTTTGTTCTTTAAGTTGATTATATTCATCTTTAGTTAAAACCTACTCTAATAAAGGTAATGTTATAATTTCTGCTTCTTTATACAATAATTGAATATCTGATTTAATTAACTACTCAACTAATTCCTATTTTTCCTCTTGTGAAATATTTTTATAGTCATTATCATTATTAATAGTATTAGTATAATAAGTATTATATTCATTTAACTATTGTTGAAATGTATTATATGTATCATTTATAAATGTTTCATCAAAAAATATAGAATGTTCATATTCATATATAGCACGGTCATTATCATTTAATAATGATAATCTATCTTCTGATAATTCATATGGAAATTTTCTCTAATAATAAGAATTCATATAATAATAAACTGTTATACAATATATTGTATAAAAAGTGCTTTATTTTTTTATTTATTAACCATTACAAATTTGTTGCAATTTATAAACCAATGCAAGTAATGTAATAAATTTATCAATAGATGTATTAACCTGTACACTTGCTTCTCCTATTGCTATCATAATCATAGGAATCTTTGCAACCTTATCTGGACATACATTCATAATGTAATCAGGAAATTGCTTACCAATCTGTAATATAGCTTCAGATGCACGAGTACTCCATTCACCAACCATCTTTTTATAATTATCCCATGTGTTTCCTGGTGTTAATATAATATTAAATAAATCTGCACAATCAAATACAGCACCAAGGGCTTCGGCAGTCATAGTAGTCTCACCCTTAGTATACATTTGTTGTACCTTCTTAGTTAAAGTTCTGAAATCTGGAAATGAACTATTTACAAACTGTAATAATATTTCATCAGTATATGAAATATGTATAGCATTTAAAATCTGCTTTAATCTAACAATATAAGCATTCTTTAAATATGTTTCTTCCTCATTATTAATAGGATCTAAACATACACAATTAAAACGAGACTTAATAGGATCTGGAATTTTCTCAATATAATTACAATTTGCAATAAATCTTACATGAGAATGAAATTGTTCAATGGTAGCTCTTAAAGAATCCCATGCATCATTTGTTAAATTATCACACTCTTCTAATACAATTACTTTCATTTGTTCTTCCCCTCCAAATAAAGTAGTATGAGTTCCATATGAAATTACTTTATCTCTAATAATTCCAATACCATTATCAAGTGATGCATTAATGAATAAAGGATCTGTACCAGTATTAGCTAATATTCGGGTACAACAAGTTTTACCAATACCTGGTGAACCATATAATAATATATTATCTACGAGTCCTTTCTTTAACTCATTCATTACACGAGGTACAAGTATAGTTTGTTCTAATGTTTTAGGCCTAAATAATTCAGTGAATAATTGTTGTTGCATGTTTATATTTTATTTTATCTTATTTAAATTATAAAGTAATTTACTATAAATGTTTAAAAATAAAGGCTTTACTTTATTTTTAAAGTAAGCCCTTTTTAATTGCATTTTTATATGCATATTCTATCATGTTATTAACGGTACTATTTAATGTAGTATTATTAAATAAAGATTTATCATAATTTGGGATATTTTGTGTTTTTATATGATTATGTATATATTTAAATACATCTGCATATATTAGTGCATGTGCAGCTGGTTCAAAAACTGATATTGGTATTATAGCCTTCATTATATTATCATCATTTAGAAATATCATTGCATTTTTTACATAATTAAAAATCGTACATAAATCCTCAGGATGTTTTAAATATATATCAAATGCTGTATTAAATGAAAACTTATTATATACAGTTCTATAATTAGTGTGATAAGATGTTCCAATAGCAAATTTAGTAGGTTCTGTATAATATCTAATAGGAATTAATTTGTTAATAATTATTTGTTGTTGAACTAACATTAATATTAATGAATATATAAAATCATTAAAATCTATACCATAATCATTCTTTTTATAATAAGTATTAAAAATATTTTTTAAATATGTATAACCAAATGAATTTTCTTTTGATATTTTTATTATGGTTTTATTATTAAATATGTTCTTTTCTATACGAGAAGAATTTATTTCTTTTAATGTATTATATACTTTAAGAATAGAATTTAAATGTTCCAATGTACCATCAGTAAAATATAAAACATCATTATGTAGTATATCTTGGTATTTATGTTTTAATTCTTCATTCTTTTTTTCTACATCAAATGGGAAACTATCATATTCCACATATCTATCATAGATATTAAGGTATTCATCTGTTATAGCATAACCATATTTTGTATATATATTAAGTATTTTCAGAAAATCCTCATCATTATCAAACATATTTCTTATTAAGAAATAATTTGAACTTCCTTTTGTTTTATAATTAAACCCTAATCCTATAGGTGACAATTCTGTTGGAAAGTTATCGATAAAGGTTTGTTCGAATTTATGAGTATTACAATAAGTTAAAAAAGATAAAACATTATTCTCATTTAATGGAGCCACATTAAAATAAAAAGTTCTATTACTTTCATATATGTTATATGTAATAATATAATTATTTGGAAATATTATAGGTGCTTCAGATGTAAATGATTTTAATGAATTTATCTTATATGATTTAATAAGAATAGGTGAATTATTTATAAATCTATAAATTTGCTCATCTATTATATATTGAATATTATCATATATTGATTTATTATTTATAATTGAAACTGCTTTATAATCTTTATCAAATACAAACTTATATCTATATAATGTATCTAATGATATATTATCTTTTGGGTTCATTACCAAATTATAAAAGTATACATTATAGTCGTCTTCCCAATATATATGATGGTCATAATCATCTAATGGATATGTAGGACATGAAGATATATTTCCTTTATTAAGATCGATATTTACTAAACACGATCTTAATATACTGTCAAATGTAATTTTTAAACTACTTTGACTTATATTGTCTTGCACATTATCCAGTATTATATTAAAATCAAACATTTACTTTCTCTTCTTCTATTTTTACAAATTTCATTTTCTTAATTTTACGTGGCCCTTCTATATAGCCGTCTTTTAATAATGGGTTCACTTTAACTTCCTTTATTTCTTCTAAATTACTTTCTAATATTTCTTCTATAGCGGATGTTTCTTTAATTTCCTTTTTCATATAATATATAATTAAATTTCTTATTTTATATATTTAGGCTTGTTCATTCATAGGGTCTTTTATAAATTCCCCATTTACATTATGCCATATAGTTTGATTTTCAGAACCTCTAAATAATAATTTCTTAGTTCCATGTAATTCCTTTTGAAATCTACCATCTACTACATAATCACATTGCAATGCAATCTTCATTTGGTCTTCATTTAATTCATTTAAATAATAACCAGTCCATAACCAAACATCCTTTTCCGGAAATAATTTATGAAATTCTACTAATAAATCATATAATTCCATACCCTGTTGCATAGGTTCACCTCCTAATACACTTAAACCCGCACAATGAGGATCTGCACAAAGTGTAAATAATTCTTTCTTTGCTTCTTCATCAAATGGTTTTCCAGAATTAAAATCCCATATTTCACGATTAAAACAATCTGGACAATGGAATCTGCAACCTGTAAAAAATATTGTAGTTCTCAAATGCTTTCCATTCGCAATGTCATATTTTCTAATATTATGATAATTCATTACTATACTATAATGTGTTTTTCTTTTTTAATTGTTGATTAATTTCATTAATAGAAAAATTAATGTCCTTATCCACTATGTTTTTCTCTTCTGCAGTTAACGTAGATATTGCTTCTTTTATAGCTTCGTCATTTAAGGTATTTCTTAAATCCCCCTGAAAATGTGTCTCAACCATATAACGGTAGTATATCGCCATTTCCTTATATGGATATGTAGTAGAAATTGTTGAGCAAGTCATATACTGAAACTCTGATTTCCACATATCTATATCCTTTCTATGATAAACTCCCTTAAAACCAGAAGTATTGTTACGTGGAATTTTTAAGTTTTGCTGATTTTCGTGTTTCTTGATAATTCTTAAATTTTCCCTTCTATTATCTGCTGAATCCCCATTTATATGGTCAACTTCTAAACCAGGTTTTAACTTATCTTTTAAAATAACTCGATGAAAATAATCTGTATCTTTATTTGCTAAATATGGCTTAACACCTTTATCCTTCATTGATAACTGCCACTTCCGAGACTTTGCTATTTCAATGTCACATGGGCTAAACTTAAATGTATATGTAACATTTCCAAATTGATCGTATGTATCTATTTCACAATAGTTCTCAAAAACTCTTATCTCATTAGGGTCATGTACTATCCTTTGATTATGATCCATTACTTTACCATATTTTCTAACCTGATTTATATGCTTTGTACATAAATAGCTACTCTCACCTGAAGGTAATATTGTTTGTATAATTCTACGGTATTCTGCTGTTATACCACATGCTTCACAAGCTTTTAATATAGGTACATTATTCTCAATAGTTTTATAAATATGTATTTTCTTTTTACTTTCTATCCATGCATTATACTTATCAGAACCATTTACACATAAATTATATTTCCGTAAGTCATTGATTGATGTATCCATTACAATAGTTTTATTCTTATTTGGATTCTCATCTTGAAGTATATAAGTCACATAGTCTCCATATTTCTTACAGAATATACGTGTATCACTACCTGCTGTCCACTTACCACCAGACTGTATAATATCTAAACAATCTTTATCAAACTTAAATGTTTTAAATAACGTGCCATCACATTTATAAATGTCAATTTCTGCATAATCATCAAATACTCTCACCTCATTAGGATCATTTATTGCTCGAGAATTATTATCAAGGAATTTACCATATTTTATCAACTGATTATAATGTTTACGACATAAGGTTTGCTTAACATCATTTCTATAATGTACATATTTCTCATCACTTGAAACATTACAAGCTTCACAAAATAACTTGTTTTTTCGTATATGCTATTCTTTCATAGGCCTTTGTTATATAGTTTTATTATAAAAGCGAAGAGCTACATAAAGATGCAACTCTCCTAAATTTTTATAATAAAAAATATAAATTTTGTCTACATTAAATATGATAAACTCTTTCACCCATTTCCTAGCGTTTGCCTGCGTTCGCTAGGGACGTACTAATATAGCCACATACTCTCCTAGCGATATTCATTTTATTAAAATCTTTATTTCCGCATTTAGGGCAAGTCCATTTATTATCTTTAGGATCTACTGTGATTTCTCCTGTATATCCGCAGCATGAGCAATAGTCTCCTCCTCTTGTATTGACTTCTGCATATTGTATATTGTCATACATGAAGTTTACAATATCTGCGAGTGCTTCGAGGTTATCATTCATATTAGGAACTTCTATATAAGAGACTGCACCACCGAGTGACATATTTTGGAATTCAGATTCGAATTTGAGTTTATTGAATGCATCAATTTTTTCTCTTACATTTACATGGTATGAGTTTGTAAAGTAATCTCTATCTGTTACACCTTTTATTTCACCAAATCGTCTTGCTGTTTTTTGTGCAAATTTATAGCAGAGGGATTCTGATGGTGTTCCATATACACCGCAACCTTGTAGGAGTACTTCTGAATTTTTCCATTCTGTGCATTTATCATTGAGGTGTTTCATCACTTTAACACAGAAATCATGGCAGTCTTTATCTGTATTTGATTTACCAAACATTGCCATGCACATTTCATAAAATCCTATATAACCAAGTGAAATAGTGCTATAACCATCACGGAGGTATTTGTTAATTTTTTCTCCTGATTTTAATCTGGCGATACCACCATATTGCCAGTGGATTGGAGAAACATCTGATGTTGCATCTTCAAGGAGTTTAGATCTCATCATGAGTGCTTTCTTAACAAGTTCAAGACGTTCATCCATTATTCTCCAGAATTCATCTTCATTTTTACGAGCTGAAAGTGCAATGTCTACAAGATTAAGTGTTACAACACCACGATTGAAACGACCATACCATTTGTAATTTCCATTCTCATCTTTCCAAGGACTCAAAAAGCTTCTACACGTTTATACCTTATATTACTATAAGAACTGACTATATCTTCAATATAAATTTTATATTGTCTTCCGCTTCGAACTGGTGCTTATCTCCAGTCCTACTCCCTTACATTCATCAGGGATAGTCGATACACTTAGGATAATAATTTTATTTTATAATTATTAAACTTTAGCACGGTCTCATCCTATGTCCAACTCGTGGTGAGGACCTAACCGTTAGCAGCATTTATTATGCTACACCCATTAAGCATGGTTCAAAAGATTTTACATGAGCTATAGTATTGCGCTTACCCATGCAAGGGAACACATTTCCCTCGTAGTTTTGTTTCATTATTTTAGCAGAAATGAAATCAGGATTCATTCGTTTTGCTGCACATTTAACTGCAAGGTCTGTTAACCATCTGTATTCTGAATTTGCAGGTACATTATTTTCATCGAGGACATATAATAATTTAGGGAATGCCGGAGTTACATAAACACCTTCTTCATTCATCATTCCTTTATAACGGAGATTTATCATTTCCTCAATCAACATTGCAGTTTCTTTTATGTATTCAGGTTCATCATTAAGATACATAAAGATACTGACAAACGGGGTTTGCATTCCCCCTGTATATTACTATACAGATTAGACTATCTCTTTACCCTCAACATTACTTGGTCGGGTAGTCCGCACTTCGAAATAAGGACTTTCACCTTAAATCTACTTCCATTTCAGGAATAGTCGTTACACCTTCTTTATTATTAAAAGCTTGGCACGGTATTAACCAAATACTTATATTTTTCTAATACTTTATCGAAAACTTTACTACCTTTATTATATGTAATCTTATGGTACTCTCCCATTCTTAACTTACATCCTTTACATGTAGCATTTTCATTATTACATGCATAATCAATATTAGATTGGGTACAATTTAATAATTGTGATGCTTGTTCTATAGATTCATATCTACAATTTAAAGTTTCATTATATACATAACGTACATTTTTTTCGGTTATGGGTAAATCTACATAAATAGGCTAATTGTTTTTATCTAAATATCTAAAAACATGACCTAATGCAGAATTTCTAATTCCTTTAGCACAACTACAAACTTTTGAAATATTAGTTATAGAAAAACCTAACTTTTCTGCAGCTTCTGTAGCACTATCATATATTATTCCAGTTGTTATATCTATGATAGGTTTAGAAGAATGATTTAGTTTTCCTTTTTTACCATACATATGATTTAACTTTCCTTGTTGCACTATAGACATTTTTAATTTAGTCTCTGCTGCATGTTTACCACGCCCATTACCACCTAATTCAACATTATAACCATAATCTTTATTAGTAGCATTATAAAATTTAATATAATATTTTTCTAAGCTATCTAAATCATCCTTATTCAATATATTGTCTTGTATAATTTCTATCTTAAAATTATTAAAACCATATTTATGAATTGCTCTTATAATTGGACGTCTCATGGCTATTTCACCTCCAGTATATTTGTAATTTCTCCATCTATCTTTCAGTGTCTAAGTAGTTTGGCCAATATAAATTTTGTTATTTATTGTATTAGTTATTTTATATATAAGCATAATATCTAATTTGGCATTCACCGTTAGCATTTTATTATTTAATAAAATACACCCAACATTTATTGGTTCACGGACTTCAAATATTTATATTACTATAAATACGGGCCAAAATTAACCATTGCTACTCGAAAATGTATTTTCTTGGAATTGTATTGTCTGAACAGCACCTTTAACTTCATCTCTGGTCATTCGTTCTGCTTGGAATTCGATTAAGTCAAGGTCAATATCTTTTCCTGTTTGTTTGTAATCTTCTATTAACTTTTCTTTATGCTTCTTATATGAAACTCTCACAAATGGTGCAAGGTGTGCGATTGAGAATGTTTGACCACCATATTGTCCATTTGCAATTTGAAGTGAAATTTGTGTTGCGATTGTGGCTGCAGTCTGAATAGATTTAGGAGTTTCAATCTTTTTACCATTAATACAAGTGCCTTTCATTAACATATCTTTGAGATTGAATACACAGCAATTCCATAATCCTGGATGTATCATATAATCAGTATCATGTACATGTATAAGACCATCATTATGTGCTTGGAGAATATCTATTGGCATTAAATATCGTTCAGCATAACTTCGAGATTCAATTCCTGCAATAAGGTCACGTTGTGTTGAAATCATGCGTGCATCTTTATTAGAATTCTCATTAATTACTCCTGCATTTGTACCACGAATAAGCCCTTGTATTTCATTATCGATTATACTCTCTGAGTTCTTATAGTACTTAAGGGTTTTAAAACGTTCATATGATGATGCCGTTGCATCTTGTCCATAATCATGTAATCGTGATAAAATAAATTTATCAATTTTTGATGTTTCTATAGGCTAATCCTATTTTTTAACATAGTCATCAAGTTCATTTGTAACTGCATCTATAAGATGAGGGAAATACTATCCACTTCCCATTTTCATAGCACATTTTAATGCTTTCTTTGCCTTTGAAATATTAAAGGTCTACAAACAATCATTTTTCTTTTTTACCTGTTCAGACATTATATTATTAATTTTTCTTTTATTTTTATAAATGAATTAAGTAGAAAAATGAAACACAATTTTATCTACATTTAAAGAATAATTTAGAGGGGCTTATATATTCTTTATAAATGAGGGAGAAATTGTAGATAAAATCATGTCTCAATTAATTATTATGCTAATTATAAATTTTCACTTAAAACATCTTTCATAAGTTAGGTAAATTATTTACTACAACATTAATAAAAATTTTTTTCATTAACATTTTTTTGCAAATAAAATATGCAAATAGAATATTTTATTAAATTTTTAATTTAATATATATAATATAACTATTACATTACTATATTGTTAATTAAATTTCGTAGTTTAATTTATTTTAGTAACTTATAACTTATTTTATAATTATAAAGAATTTTATAAATGTTGTCTATATTTAAATTGAAATAAAAAGTGGCAATTCGAATATAATTATATAATGTAGTATAAGAATGTAATATATTAATATACGAAGTTAATTATTAAATTAGGGGTTATTAAAAAGAAATGATTGTAATATTTTTTATAATTGTAAATTAAATTAATATATAGTTTATTTTTTATATAAAGCATTAAAATATAAAATACCTATAATGTATGTATATAACTAATTATAATACAATACAGGAGAAATAAACAATGTATACATCATCAGTATAAGGTATGTTGAACATTATAAGTTGAAACAAAAAGTGGCAATTCGAATATAATTATATATATCAGATAATGAATGTAATTATATAATATACATAGTTAAATAAGTTATATGAGTTTCTTTGATGATAATATAAATGATGAAAATATAGTTAATGATATTATTCCATAGGATAGTATTAATGAACAATTAAATATTAATAAAACTATAGAATATAAAAATAATATTAACAATGGTTGTATAGTATATCTTAATATAAGTAGTAAACGTATAATAGTAGATTATAAACATTTATTTAATAGTACTTATAAAACAGAGTATATACCAATTGGTATTGCATATAAGTATGATGAAGTACAAAAGAAAACTACATTCTTATTTCCTAATCTATTATGTAAACCTGATTCAGTGCATGCATAGGATGTGCATGGTATATTATAGAAATTTTATTTATATTCTAAAAAATTTATTAAAGAGATGCCTTGTGCTAAATCTTTAAAACGTTTATGTATAGAAATACCTACTATAGATGATTATCATAGAATAATAAATGATAATAATATACATAATGTATATAAAGATATATTTGGAATTGAACGTTATAAAGATTATTTTTCTAAATTAAAAAAAGGTGAATTATTTTTATATGATAATAAACAATTAAAATTTTTAACCATCTTTAATGGAAAAGAAAGAATAATGAAACCTGCTATGTTTATTGGAACATTCATGATAATATCATAGATAAAAACTTACTTATATTAATAAAAAGTGGCAATTCGAATATAATTATATAATGTAGATTGATATGTAATTATATAATATACGAAGTTAATTATAAAAATAAGTTTAAATAGAATTTAATTTTATAATTTTAATTTTAAGTAAATTAAAATATTTTTTAATAAGTTTATAATTAACTTTAATTATTTGTGTATATTATATATTAACTTAACTAACTCTATTATATAATTATATTCGAATTGCCACTTTTTAATTTCAATATAAATATAAAAATAAATGCTTTTATATGTCACTAACTAAATATATTCCTGGTGTTGGAACACATATAGATAATTATTAGTGGGTTCCGGGATATAAAGAAAACATAACAGAAGATTAGATAGAAATGAATAAGGAAGAAATTTTGCAGCTTATTAAATAGGAATTATAGAATGCTGGTACAGGTGGAAGTGGTAGTATAAGTTCTGAGACTATACAACAAATACAACAGAAGTTAACATAGCTATCTAATTCTATTGATAGTAATAAATCTAAGATTGAAGAGAATACTTAGAAAGATGCACAAGTTCGTACATTATTAACAGATGTTTCACAAAAGATAGATGCAAATACATTAAAAGATAATCAAGATCGTGCACTTATAACTGATGCAGTTTCTAAGATTACTGATGTATCTACTAAGTTAAAATCTACTTCTGATTCTGTTTCCGATGTATCTACAAAATTAAAAGCAGCTACTACATAGATTAATGATGTTTCTACAAAGATAACAAGCACTGGTATGGAAATTTTCGGTATTAAGACTATGGTAAATGCAAGTATTGGTGCAGTAAATAGTGCTATTAGTGATGTATCTACAAAGTTAAGTTCAGAATCTGAAAAGATTACAAAAATAAATACCAGCATAGGTGAAATAAAAGAATCTATACCTTCTAAATTATCTGAAATGAAAAATGATATGGATTTTGTTTCATTTGATGAAGCTAATACACAATTAGAAGTTAAACCTGGTAAAGCATAAATATAAAATATAAGATATATAAAAAAGCATGGAGAAAATCACACATCTTTAGAAGAGCGGTAAACAATATGAAATTGGTGGCGCAGGTGGAGGTTCAAAGTTAGTGAATCACCTTAATACAGATACTAATGTAACGATTAAACCAAATGAAATGCATGTATGGGGAGAAATGACGTCATTAACTATTCAATTAGGTGAAATAGAAAATCCTAATATAGTAAATGAATATATGTTTCAATTTACATCTCCTAAAACAGGAAATCCTACATCTTTAGCATTGCCTTCTACTATTAAATGGTATAATGATTATACAGTCCCTGTTGTAAATGGTAAAATTTATCAAGCTTCAATTATTAATAATATTATTGTTATGGGTTCTGTAACATTGCCTTAAAAAGAAATTAAATTAATTTATGAAATATTATATAGAAATAGATGGTAATAAAGAGTACTTTAATGGTATATCTGCAGTTATTGGTGACTTTACAGTTATCAATCCCACTGAAGATGAATTAATCAAAGCAGGTTATGTAAAAGAAGAAGAAACTGCACCAGTAGAAACATTAGATGATGTTAAAGAAGCAAAGATTAATGAAATCAATGATTATGCTATGTCATCAGAAGTTAATGAATTTGAATTCAAAGGTGCTAAAGCATGGATTGATGCTGATACTCGTGTTAAATATGCTGCCAGTGTAGATGCTGCAATCACAATAGGACAAGATAAATTAACTTTACCTATTGCAAATAATTTGGTTACTGTAAGTGCACAAGAAGCAAAGAAGATGTTAGCTGCTGTTCTTTTATATGCTGATGCTACTTTCTTTATTACATAGAAACATAAAGCTGCAGTGATGTAGTTAACTACTAAGAAAGCAGTTAAGGAATATAATTATAAAGCTGGTTATCCTTCTAAATTGAAATTCTAATTTTAAGATTAAAATAATAATAAAAAGAAATTTTATATTTAATTATAAAGTTTCTTTTTCTTTTTATATAAACTTAATTAAGTAATTAATTATGTATATTATATAATTACATTTCTAATCTACATTATATAATTATGTTCGAATTGCCACTTTTTTATTTCAATTTTTAATTAATTATTTTTATGATAGTCAATAATACATTATACCGTTGATGTATACATAGTTTATTTCTTCTATATCGTGTTATAATTAGTTATATGTATACTTTATAGTTATTTTATATTTTAATGAGTTATATAACAAATAAACTATATATAATTAATTTACTGTTTATATTTTACTTATTATTAAATTAAAATTTACTTCATTCTCAATATAATTTAATTAACTATGTATATTATTATATTACATTATCTAATCACATTATATAATTATATTGGAATTGCCACTTTTTTAATTTAATTCATTTTAAGTAAGTATTTTCTAAAATTAAGAAATTTTAATTATTTTAATAAAATTCCAAGTGCCCGGTACTGGGCCCTAAAAACTGGGTCAAAAAATGAGTAACTTTGAGTGTTTTCATTAAATTTTAGCACAATTTTGAACCTATTTTGATAGAAAATGAGCCATTTTTAAAAGGTGTTTTAAAATGAATTGCTTTTTATTAATTTTTAAATATATGTAAATATTTAAAAGCTAATTAGAATTTTAATGAAACAAAAAATAGTATTATTGATTATTTTATTTTTTACAGCTGTATGTTTATATGCATAGAAGTTACACTCATATGATAAAATATTACAAGGTGAAACATATAAATCTTTTTATTCATATCAAATAAAAGCACCGAGTTTTATAATTTATAAACTTTATAAAGGTGGAGGTAATATAAAAAGAACTGGTATGACATTTACAGGTACATATCCACATTTTAATTATAGTAATAGTGGTTACGATAAAGGACATTTAGCAGATGCTGAAGATTTTGCATATAATAAAGAAAAATTATTATCTACTTTTAATTATGTAAATTGTATACCGTAGAGCCCTAAATTAAATAGAGGAAATTGGAAATCTATTGAAACTAAAGTTAGGAAGTGGAGTTAGACTGATACTTTAATTATTATTTGTGGTGGTGTAGATTTTAACAATTTAATTCCAGACAAATGTTTTAAGATCGTTTATAATAATAATGGAATGTTAATATATTCAGGTTTATTTAAGAATGATAATACATAGAAACAATTAAAATTTAGTGATAACTTTTTAGATACGTTTTCATATAATAAAGTATTAGGATTAATTAATAGAAAACCAGATGCTATAATTAATGTAAAAACAAATGGAAGAAAACAAAGAAAATAATTTAAGTTTAGAAGAGTTAATAAAAGAAAATGAAGAGTTAAAAAATAAAAATATCAGACTTTTAGCAGATATTCAAAATATAAAGCGAATTCATAATTTAGAAATAGAAAATCTCAATAAGTATAAAAATGAGGATTTTGCAATTGAAATGGTGGAAGTTGCAAATATGTTTAAACATATGATAACTCTTCATGATGGGGAAGATGTTGCAAATGGGTTAAATCTTGTTTATGATAAATTACTTAAAATTCTAAATAGTTTTGAGATAAAGCCGATACTTGTAATTGAAGGGGAAACTAAGTTTGATTATGAACTACATTGTGCATTATCTTTACTTTATAATGAAGATTCTGATAAGGATGATATAATAGCAAAGTGTGAACCCTTAAATACTGGTTGGACATATAAAGATAAAATTATCAAATGCCCAATGGTAACAGTATATACAAATGAAAAACCTTATTAACGAAATATAAAGATAAAATGACAAATAAGAATAAAAACATAGGAACTTGTAATTTTTGTGGACGTTCATCAAATGAAGTGAATGCCCTTTTTAATGGATTGAATGATGCATATATTTGTGATGCATGCGTTCAACATGCTAATGCTATTCTTGAACAAAATAATATAAGTTCTATGGATAAGGAAGTTAAGCAAAAAGATAAATCTTTTATTGTTCCAACACCCCATGAAATTAAACAATATTTAGATGAGCATGTGATTGGTCAGGATATGGCGAAGACACGTTTATCTGTTGCAGTATATAATCATTATAAGAGGGTTATTAAAGCTTCAAATAAGAAATCTAAGAAATCTGATGGTATTACCATAGAAAAGAGTAATATCTTAATGATTGGTGATACTGGTGTAGGTAAAACAGAACTTGCTCGTTCTATCGCTAAATTATTGAATGTTCCATTTGTTATTGCAGATGCTACATCATTAACTCAAGCTGGATATGTAGGGGAGGATGTAGAATCTATGCTTACTAAATTATTAATAGCTGCAGACGGTAATATTAAAGAAGCTGAGCGTGGAATTATTTTCTTAGATGAAATTGATAAGCTTGCTCGTAAAGGTAAAAATCCTTCTATTACAAGAGATGTTAGTGGAGAAGGTGTACAGCAGGGTTTATTGAAATTATTAGAAGGTGCAGATGTAAGTGTACAAAAGAAATTAGGACGACGAAATCCAACAGATGAGTATGTAACTATTAATACTAATAATATTCTCTTTATTTGTAGTGGAGCATTCGATGGTTTGAGGGGAATTATTGAATCTCGCATGAATAAAAGAGAAATTGGATTTATTAGACCTAATGAAGATACAGCAGATGTAACAGAAGAAAATATGTTGCAATATGTAAATGCTGAAGATATTAAGCAGTATGGTCTTATTTCTGAAATTGTAGGTCGCTTACCTATTATTACATATTTAGATCCTTTAACAGATGATATGTTATGTAGAATTTTAACAGAACCTAAAAATTCTATTATTAAACAATATGAAAAGCTATTTAAACTTGATGATATTACATTAAAGATTGATGATGATGTATATCCATATATTGTAGAAAAAGCACAAGAAAATAAATTAGGTGCCCGTGCATTGAGAGGTATTGTTGAAAATATTATGACCTATGCAATGTTTGATATGCCTTCTAAGAAAGGTAAGAAAAAGAATAAAGAACTACACATTACTAAGGAATTTGCCATGAATGAATTACGTAAATTCCATATGGAGAAATATAGAAAACCATTATTAGAAATGTACGCTTCAAATTAAAATATAAGAAGATATGACAAATAAAGAAAATGAAATCTTAAATAATGTAAAAGAATGGACACGTAAATACATGGGTCCATCTTTTACATTTAGAGAATATCAAGAAAGTATAATAGTTGGAATTATTTCAAATTGTTTAGGAGAAGGAAGTAATTATGAAACATTAGTTCTTGAAGCTCCTACAGGTTCTGGAAAATCCCTTTTATGCTTAATATCAGCAGGTGTATTAGCTGAATATTATGATATGCCATCTTATATTTTATGTTCAGATCTTTATTTGTATAAACAATATGAAGATGCAATTAAAGCCGCTAAACTTCCATTTGGAATGTTAAAAGGGTCACGTAATAATTACAGATGTCATGTGGTAGATAATGATCTTCAATTTGCAAACTGTAAATTATGGCGAGTACCAATGAAAGATATATTATCTGAATCATGGTGTGAAAAATCAAAGTGGTTTGGGTGTGCTAATAATTGTGAATATATTAAAGATTATAGAAGTGCTATTAGTTCAGATGTAACTTTATTAACATATCAGTTATGGTTAAATTTTATGAATCATGATTCACAAACCTTTAAGAAACGACATGTTATTTTTTGTGATGAGTGCCATAATATTCCAAATATTATTCAAATGTATGCTCAACCCACAATATATCCAAAATATAATACTAAAGTATTAAAGGATATATTAGAATACGCTATTAAGAATGATTTTAAGATTGAACTATATGGTTATAGACAGTTACATAATGAGGATAATACATTATTTGTAGAAGATGATATAAATGAAACCTGTATATATGTAACTAATTATAATGTAGATGAAATGTTAGAAGATTTCATGAAACATTTTAATGATTTATATGATCATGAAGATAAGAAAGATATATATGAAGATTTATTAAAAATAAAAGATATATATTTAACTATTAAAGGTTGTGCAGTAAAAGCACAAGATTATATAAAAACTAATAAAGAAGATAGAAAGAAAGTTAAGCTTATTAGCGCAATTAACCATGCTATAGAATTATATAATACACTCTCTACATATCTTAATGCAGTTATGAATTGTGCAGATACAGAAGATGAAGCTATAAAGTATATTGTAAAGAATACTGCTATAGATGCGGAACATGAACGTTCTTGTATATTAACATGTTCAAAAGAAGATACATTATCATCAAGGTACTTATTAGATAAAGCACCAAAGAAAATTATGTTATCTGCCACTGTTGGATTATTTGAATCTTTTTGTGATAATATAGGATTAAAGAATGAACATAGCAGTACACAAGAGTTTAGAATTCCAAGTACATTTGATTTTTCAAAATCTCCTATTTATTATTCCACACGTCTCTCAATGAATCACCAAAATATAACAAAAAATATGCCAGAAATGGCTAATATGATTAATAAAATAATTACAAGTGAGAGATATAAAAATGTAAAGGGTATTATTCATACAGGGTCTTATAAAAATACGTATGCACTTATGAACCTGTTACCATATAATGTGAAAAAGAGAATTCATATTTATAAAGATTCACAAGATAAAAATCAAGTACTCCAGGAATTTAAAGATTCTACTAACGGTATTTTAATAGGTCCTACACTTGTAGAAGGTATAGATTTACCAGAAGAACATTGTAGATTTATGATAATTATGAAAATTCCATATCCTAACCTTGGAGATAAATTGGTTAAATCTAAAATGGAATTATTCCCTAATTGGTACTATTCAGAAACAAGTAATACTATTATACAGGCAATAGGTAGAGGTAATAGAACTCCATCAGATTATTGTGAAACTTTTATTTTAGACAATAGCTTCATGTTCATTTATAATAAAACAAGAGCACAATATCCAGAAAGCTTTGTACAACGACTAAAGCAAATTAATTAATTATGGAAGAAGAAGTAAAGACGAAACGAAAATATACCAAAATACCAAAATATGTTAAAGAGTATATGGAACACAGATAGCTATTAGCAAGGGAAATAGAAAATACATATAAAGATACTTTAACTGAGTATTTTAAAGAACCTTACCATATAATATCTGAAAATACATTCATATATTTACATAAAATGGTAAAAGACTTATATGAAAAATATATGTTACCAAATATAGAAAAAGAGTTTATTAATCCAGTTGATTTAGAATTATTGAACTCAATTACATATAAGTCTTTTGCTAAGTTATCAGTACAATATATGCAATTTTATAATTGCCTTAAATATGATCTTGAAACTTATGATACAGAAAGGCACCCTGATCATAATGGCAACATGGTCTTTTTACACACTTATTATTTTTTAACGCATGGCACAAAAAAATAAAATGTCTTATGATGATTGGACTAAATCTTTAGAAGGACTTTCAGATGAAGAAATATCATATAAAATAAAAGATATAATAATGTCTAAAGATGATATTCCATTTGAAATGAAACGTTTATATTCTGATATATTTGATTATTCGGTAGAAAAAATTAAGAATAAAAAAACTTTTGATATAGATTTACTTAAAATATATCTAAAGGATATAAAAGGATATACGAATATTCAAGATGTTAATATATACCAAGTTTTATTAATGCTATCAGCAAGTGGTATAAACTGGGTCGTAAGTGAAAACTAAATAAAACACATGAAAGAAATAAAAATTGCAATACTTGATTTTTGGCCAAATGATGGACATTTCCAATTATGTAATAATGTATTCATTAATACAATATCTGATGTATATTATGTGAAGATTGATAAGGAAAAACCAGATATTATTTTTTACAGTTTATTTGGTATAGAACATCGAAAGGAACAATATAAACATGTTCCTAAGGTATTATTTAATGGTGAATCATATGGTTCTGATTTTGGAAATCCTGATTATGTAATTGATATGGAACGTTCTGCCTATGAATTATCTATTGAACAATTTTGTACATCTGCAGAAAAAGAAAAACACTGCTACATGCCATTATGGTTATATGATAGAGATTTTCCTATTCTTTATGATAAATCACGCTCTATATTAATGGAAGAAAAACACCTTAATAATGATAATATATTAAATACAAAAACAGGGTTTTGCTCATTTGTTGCAAGCACTGAAGTTTTATTTAGAGATAACTTTTGTGGATTTGTTTCTAAAAATTATAAAACCGTAGATTGTCCCGGTAAGGTATTGCATAATACCTCTATAGAATTATCAAAAGGGTTTATAGCAAAACATAATTTCTTAAAGGAACGTAAATTTAATTTATGTTTTGAAAATAGAATGAAAGCTGGGTATTGTACTGAAAAAATAGTAGATGCTTTTGCTGCGCATACAATACCCATTTATTTAGGTGATCCTTATATAGAAAACGTTTTTAATAAAGATTCATTTATTAATGCAGGTAAATGTAATAAATTTTCAGAAGTATTAGAACAAATACAAGAAATTGATAATAATGATGAATTATATATGAAAATGATAAATACACCTGCATTAGTTGATCCAACTTATCCAGAAAAAAATTTAGAGAAAATGAAAGACTTTATTTTGAATATTGTTTATAATTTATAAAGTAAGAAAAAAGTAATTTAATTTAAGTTTAACTTTTAAATAATAATTTTATATGTAGTTACAATTTAAGAATAATAAAAACGCAAGTGAATTTAGTAATTGGTTAAAAGGTTTTAAAGATATACAAAATTCCCTTCTATTAGAAATTGATTTAGTTGAAAATGCTTTTATTGCAAAGTGCTTTCCTTCATCTAAGTCTATTGTAAGATATTCTAAGTTATCATTTGAAGATGCTGGATTTGAATTATTATATATTAATGATAATGAAAAGAATGCTGTTGAAAATTGGAATGAAACTTATGGTAATAAGTTTGATGGCGGAAATCGTGTAAAGATTGGTTTATATGAAATGTTACCAACATTTATTAATTATATCAATTTGTTTAATGATGTACCATTTGAAATGACAATTGATTTTGACTTATGTAAACAAGTTCAATATATTCAAGATGGAAAACCATACCCTGAATATCAAGTAACTGATATAGTATTTAAATCACAACTATTAACAATTCATGTAGCGGGTTCAAAGATTTCTGATTTTTTCTATAGATGTACAGATGAGTTGTTTTTTAATAATGTATATTCAGTGAAAGACCCAGTTGTATTTGATATAGCTCAGGAATCAATCAATAATTTAATTAAGGTTTCTTCTGTTACTAAGGTAGCAGGTAAGAACTCAATTAAGTTATATACAAAGACACATGAAGGCAAAGTATGTTTATATGCTTATGATTATGATAATAATGCATATGATTATTTGTTAGGTACTTTACAAGGTGATGTTAAGTGTGATAATACTTATGTAGTTATTTCACGTGATAACTTTATTAATGCTGTAAAGGGAATTGATAGTAATTTACAAATTACATTAGATCAATCAAGTAATGCTAAATTACTAATTGGTTGTGGTGATGCAAAAGTTGTAGTAGCATCAATTATTGGAGCATAATTTTTTTTAATTTTATAATAATAATTTTTAATAATTTTTTAATACGAATAATTTAAATGACGTATCAAGAGAAATTTAATATTCCTTCTGAAGGAATTGAAGGATTTGATTGGGAGATGTTTGAGGCAAATAATGTAGATAATCTCCGTGTAAATAAGCGTGTAAAGGTAGAAAATGATGTTACAGATAAAGTATTTTCATTTACACCTGATGCACAAGCTACTTATAATAAGTATAAGGGTATTGTAGTACCAGAAACAAAGGAATTGAAGAGAGATTCAATTGTACCTATTTCAGATTTGAAGGTAGTGAATAAAGATACTATATTGGCCACCGTTAATCATGGAGCTAATGATATTATTATTGACCTTAACAAGGAAACTAAGTTCTTTAGTCTTCTTACTGTAGGTAAGGATGTGATGACAAAAGATACCTTTATTGAGAGTATTAAAGTTCCAGAAATTAAGAAACAAATTCTTTCGATGGATTTGTCTGCAAAGGTTGGAGCGGATGTAGAGAAGGGTTCTATTTGGGATGGTTATGTAGCATCTTTAACTAAGGAAATGATTGGTCAAATTACTAAGCCTACTACTGCTTATAATGCTTTGATTACAGGTACAAATCGTGGTGGTTTTGTAGTAGAGATTTCTGGAGTACTTACTGCATTTATGCCAGGCTCATCTGCAGCTGCAAATAAGATTACTGATTATGATGGTATGGTTGGTAAGAGTATGGAAGTTATGGTAGAGTCTTATGATCCTAATAATGGTTTTGTAGTTTCTCGTAAGAAATATTTGAAGACTATGTTGCCAACAAAGTTGCATGAACTTGTTGAGAAGCTTAAGGAAAATCCAGATCTTACATTTACAGGTACAGTAACAGGTAGTACTGATTATGGTATCTTTGTTGAGATTGATGAGTATATTACAGGTATGCTCCATAAGACACTTGTTTCTGATGCACTTCGTGATAGAATGCGTCAAGGTACTGTGGAGAATGGCGAGGATATTACAGTTTATATTCATAGCATAGAAGGTAATCGTATTATTCTTTCAGATGTACCTACTTCAGAACGTGACGCTGTAATTAAGAAGCGTGAAGCCGAAGAAGCAGAGGAAGAAGCTGCTCGTGCAACTGATATTAGTGCATTAGCTGAAAAGATTTAAAACACAATAAAAATGAGTGAAACAATGGATAAAACTGCAATTAGTAGAGCAAATTCTACTGTTGCAGTAAATCCTCTAAAGTATAAGTCTATTAAATGTGATAAATGTGGTAATGAAGTCTTTGTGCATGGATATGTATTTAAGAAGATACCAGGTTTAGAAATAGGAAAAGGATTAGAGGATCAAATAGTACCAATTGATGTATTTTATTGTTCTAAGTGTGGTGAACTTATGCCTGAGTATAAGGATGCAACTAATGGAGCAGATGAAGATACTAAAGAAATAGAAAATAAGAAAAGTAATAATACTAAATTAATTTTGTAAAATGGAAGAGAACAAAGTAATTGAAGCAAAGAATTGTTTTTACCAAGTAACAGTACAGGTAGAAACTGATGATATGGAAACAGGTAAGCCTAAGAAGACTAAAGAAGTTCATCTTGTAGATGGTGTTAATGTTGCAGATGTTGAACATAAGGTAGCAAAGCAGATGGATGGTCTTATGGGAGAGTGGAAGATTTTGCAGATTTCTGTATCTAAGGTGCAGTATGTGTATTAAGAAATAATTGGTATTGACAATTATAATTATCATAGCTTGAGTTGAAACTGTTATTTTGTCAAAAAAATAATAAGTCAACTCATTTTAATTTTTATATTTTATGGGAGGTAATGCAATTAAGAATAGTGTACCAGTTCAAGCTCGTAATGCCAGAAAAATAGCACTAAACATAAGTGAAAGTCTACAAAATTATTTTAATGTTCCTACCGCTATATTAGGTTCAGTTATGAAAAAATATGATGATATGTATTGTGGTGATATTGATATTGCAATACAATTACCATGGACTGATAATAATGTAGAACGAGTAAAGCAATATGGTTTAGAACATTTACCAGTAAATGAAGTTGTAGTTTCACATGGTCTTAAGTTAGTATCATATGGTTATGAGGATAATAATACAAATTTAGTACATCAGGTGGATATAATGTTTACTGAAAATATTAAATATTCTGAATTCATGTATTATTCACCAGATTATACTAAAAATGAATTAAGATTTAAGGGATTATATAGAACTAATCTTTTAATTATATGTGCTGGTAATATTCCATTAGATAAAAATATATACCCAAATACATATTATACTAATGAAGATTTTGATGGTAAGTATAATGGAGAATTAAAAGAATTTTATAAGTATACATTAACATATGATAATGGACTTGAATTAAGAAAGAAAAGTACATTAGGTAAGACACGAATGTGTAAAAAAGCATATACTATTAGTAAAGAAAAAATTACTGATAATATTATGCAAATACTTACAATAATATTTGGTGATAATATGACTGTATCTATGTCTACATCTTATGAAAATATTATTAAAGTATTATTCTCACCTGATTATAAGTATGGACCAGAAATTAGGAATAACATATTAAATGAATTCCTAACGGATCCTCGACATACTAAAGATATTAACATATACAATGATCTTATTTCTGAAATAAAGAAATATGATGCAAATTTTATAATAAAAAAGTAAACTATTTAATTATTTTAATTATAAATTATATATACAAATTAATTTTTTAACATTTAAATTTTTATAATAATGGGAATGTTTAATACAAGAGAAAGTAAGTTTAAGAATTTCAAGTTCACTTTAGTTTTTGCTAATACTGAGTTTATTCAGAATAATAATGCAACTATTTGTAAGTTGACTGCAGGTTTAGTGCCTTCATATAATCCTAATGATGTTGCACCATGTATGTATTTGGGCTTCGATGATGACCTCTTTAATGGTATGGTTTTCATAGGTGTAGCGAAGTGTCATGAAAATGATAATTTCAATAGTACCACTGGTATGAGGATTGCTGAATCACGTGCAAAGGAAAAGGCTTATAGAGCAGCTCGTAATGTTTTGAATAAGATGCTTGAGGACTTTGAAGATTTTACAAATGCAATTAAGTATTCTACAAATTCATTCAAAGCATTGTATGAGAGTGAAACCGAGCATTTAGAAAAACTTACTGATGATAAGTAAGTAAAATAAAAATATAATTTAAATAAACATTTATTGTTGTCTCCATAATGTTTATCATTTTTCCTTCATTGAAATTTATTTTTAAATTTTAGTGGAGGTTTTTTCGACTTTTTCCTAAAAGTACATTATAATTAATAAGCATGAATAATATATATTTTGAAATTATCGCATTTTTCTATGCAATAAAGCATCCAGATTTAATATCTACTGTTAAAACAGATTTCTTTAGTGAACCTACTATTAAGAATGTTTTTAATATTGCAAAGGATTTTGTAACTAAATACAAAGCTGAACCATCTGCAGCTTAGATAATAGAGATTATAAATCTACAAGGAAAGTCTACGGTTATACCGGCAGATACAGTTAATTCACTATGGAATAATAAAACTGCATTAGCACAGTATGATGAAGAATGGTTAGATACTAATATACCTAACTGGTGCAAATGGAGAAGTTTTTACACAGGACTTGAAAAAACTATTGCCTATGTACAATCTTTACCACCTACAATGTCTTTTGAGGATTCTGCAGAATACATAGCAAAGGCTAAAAATCTTTTTACTATAGGTGCAGCATTTACAACGAATACTTCAAAGGGCCATGATTTTTTTGATATTAGTACACATACACTTGCTGCATTAAATACTCGTACTACCGGATATTCATTCCTTGATAAATCACTAAATGGTGGTTATTCTAATAAAACACTTGTTGTTTTAATGGGTGGACCAAAAACAGGTAAATCTATGTGGTTGTGTAATTTAGCGGCACAATCTGTTAAGAATGGTTATAATACATTATATATTACATTGGAGTTACCATATCAGAAAGTATCTCAACGTATTGGTGCTAATATGTTTAATATTCCAATGGCACAATATAATGAGACTGTGAATGATACTAATTTATTCTCAAAAAAAGTACAAGAGTTTAGAGCAAATCAATTAGGTAAAATTGGCACATTTATATTAGAAGAATTTCCAACCTCTACTGCCACAGCAGAAATGATTGAAGCTTTTGCTATTAAAAAGCAAGAGGAAATTAGTGCATTAACCGGTAAAGATTTTAAATTTGATAATGTATATATAGATTATTTGAATATTATGAGGGATATGAAAAATCCTAATTCTGAAAATACATATCTAAAAATAAAATCTATATGTGAAGATGTACGTGCAATGGCACAGAGAAATGAATGGTGTGTAATATCAGTGACACAAACTAATCGTGGTGGTACTGAATCTTCAGATCTTAATATGACTGATGTATCAGAATCTGCAGGTCTTACCGCAACAGTAGATGCATTATTTGGTATTATTCGTACCACTATGATGAGAGCTGAAGGTTGTTATTATCTTAAAGCAGTGGCAATGCGAGATTCTCCGTTAATGGGCTGTAAGAAACGATATACATTCAATGATACATATCTTAGACTTGCAGAAGATTTAACTGAAGAAATAATTGCAGATGGAGTAGATATTCCTTCAATATATGTATCGGCAACAGCAAATGGAGTTGCAAAATATCAACAAAATAATAGAGGATATAATAATAACCAAGTACCTCAACAACCTGCACCAATTCAACAAGGAACACCATTAATACAAACACCCCAATTAGGAATTTCAGAATCTCAATTAACTGGCGCAGATTTATTTAAAATGTAATATAAATAAATAATTAAAATGGAACATAGAATATAGACGAGCAAAGTCTTAAATAATTCGTACTTTGAAGGCACGAAAATGGAGACTGAATATAATTCATAGCGACCAATGGTTGTGCATTCTGCAGTATCAGAATAGTATGATTACGCTGTAACAGATGATATTGTATTATTAAATGAACGTAAAGATACTGCAGAAAAGATCTATGAAATATTTAAAAAATCTAAATTTTCAGACAAATACAAACCTGATACATATAATGTAGTGAAGATACCTAAGGAAGATATTGCAGAAGTATTTAATTATACACGTAAAGAATTAGAAAAAGTTAAAACTTTAACTGCAATAGAAGAGGTTATCGCTATAAATGAATTTTATGAGTTTAATTATGATTATGTATATAAAAATGTGTTAACTCCTCAAATGAAACAAGCAATATTAGAGGATTATTATACAAATCAAGGTATGAAAGCTCGTATGGATGAAAGTGCATCAGAACAATTATTTTAAAATATAAAAAAGAAAATGAGTAAAAATATATTTGTTGTAATTATTGAAACATATTGTGACGGTGATAAAGACTTTGAAATGGGGGGTGCTTTTACTAATAGAAAGGATGCAATTAAAGAAATAAAAGAACGCGCAGATCTTTTTATGGAGGATGCTAATGAATTTGGTGAAAGTGATTACGAATTTTATTACCAGGGTACCACTATTATTTTAAACTCAAATAATGCAAGCTGTAAAATTTGTATGTATATACAAGAAACAACATTGAATAAATAATTATTTTAAAATATAACGAAGAATGAGTAAAAATATATTTGTAGTAACTACCGAAACATACAGTGACGGAGATTATACGCTTGATATTGAAGGAACCTTTTCTAATAAATTGGCGGCAAAGAAAGAAATGAAATTGTGTGCTGATGATTATCTTGAAGAATATGGATTTAGTGACGATACTACTTATAAAAGACATGATGATAACAATACTATCATTTTAAAATCAAATATATCAAGCTTTGAAATGCGTATAAGTATATGTAAAACAACATTGGATGAGTCTAATTTTGAATAAAAAATAAAATTATGAAGAATATTTTAACAGCATCAGAAGGGATGTCACATGAATATTGTGCATCAGTTATTAGAGTAGGAGAGTTAGAACCTATTGAAGGATCTGATTTTCTTGTACAAACTAAGATTGCAGGTTTTAATGTAGTTGTTAGAAAAGACGAAGTTAAAACGGGCGATATTATGTTTTATGCTGCCAATGAAACAATGTTAGATCCTGATTTTGTTGGTGCTAATAACCTATTTGATCGTTCATGTTATACAATGAATGCAAATAGTGCAGAAGTAGATGAGTTGCTTGAAAAGAAAGAGTTTGCATTGTCTACTGGTGATAATACAGCAGCCGGATGCATTGATGCTGAAATTAAGGGTAAACTTGGTTTCTTCAATAAGTATGGACGAGTAAAGCTTATCCGTTTGAGAAAGTGTCCATCTTATGGTTTCTTATTCTCAGTAGATGCAATGGCAAAGTACTGCCCAGAAATTAAGGATGTAGATTTGGAATCATTAATCGATAATCCTTCAGGTATCTATGATTTTGATACAGTTAATGGAAAGTTATTCATTAAGGTATATATGTTACCTGAGAAGGAACCACATCATACAGGTACAGGAATGACTAAGAAGGAAAAGAAACTTCTACGATATAATCGTATCATTCCGGGTGAGTTTAAGTTCCATTATGATACGCAGCAGCTTAATAAGAATATGTATGCTATTAAGCCTACTGATGTAGTTACAATTACTAATAAAATTCATGGTTCTTCATTGATTATTGGTAATATTCTAACTAATTATTTTTGGTATTCTAAGACTGGTATCAATGTAATCGATAATGCATTGAATTGGGTATATAGTAAAATACCAGAAAAGTTGAAGTCAAAGAAAAAGGTATATGATGTAATTTATTCTTCACGTACAGTGATTAAGAATAAGTACATTAATGATAGAGGTACTGGTTATTATGATGTAGATATTTGGTCACATTGGTATAATATTCTAAAGGATTATATTCCAGAAGGTATTATGCTGTATGGTGAAATCTTCGGATATACTGGTAAGAATGGTAAGTTCATTCAAACTCCTTATGACTACGGTTGTGCAGTTAATGAAAATAAGGTAATGTTCTATCGTGTTGTACAGGATATGCCAGATGGTACAAAGAAGGAATATAATGTATCGGAAGTATATGACTTCACAATGGATCTTATTAATAAGCATCCAGAGCTTAAGGATAAGATTATGCCAATTGAAATCTTCTACCATGGTACATTGAAAGATCTTTATCCTGAAGTAGATGTTAAGGAGCATTGGCATGAGAATGTACTTGAACTTCTAAAGAATGAGAAGAAGTTTGGCATGGAACAGAATGAAGTACATTGCAGAAATAAGTGTCCACGTGAAGGTGTCGTTATTCGTATTGATAATGACCCTGTAGCAGAAGCATATAAGTTAAAGTGTACAAAGTTCCTTGAAAAGGAAGGTAAGGATGTTACTGCAGGTGTAACAGATATTGAAGCTGAGCAGAAGTACTAAGGTACTTATTATATTATTTTAATTATAAAAGTAGGGCATTGAATTTTATTTTTATAAATTCAATGCCTTTTATTTTTACCATTTCTATAATGGACAACCATCTATAGATTTACCATTTTCATCTAACTAAAAGTGTACTCTAACCTTTGCTTTTATAATACAACCACATAACTAACATACTCCATGTTTATTGTATATACATTTATTACATATCAATAAACGCCGACGTGAATTTATAGAAGTATTTTTAAAAATAATATTAAATAACCATATAAAATACCCTTGTATAATATTTAAAAGTATTTGCATATATTGTATCAAAATTCTTAAATCAATAGTCATTTGTTGAATTTTTCATTTATTTTTGTATTATAATAAACTCTATTTCTAAACTTTAATAGTCGAGCTCTATATTTATTTAATTCTTCAATAACCTTTACTATATCCTGTTTAACAGAAGTTATATCAGAATTCTCTAATACTTTTTTATCAATTGGTATATTATGTTTTATTTTATACATAATATCAACTACTTTCTATACCAATGGTTCTAATGCATTTCTATACATACCAATATATTTTACATATTTCTATGCTGTATTAAAATCATAATGTTCTTTTCCTTTAATACGATTTTTATTATATAATATAAAATATTTACTAAGTATACCAGAATAATGAGAATATGCTGTAACTAATATATTTAATAACTTATGTACTATTTCTCCTGTCGTATGATCTTTATAATCTATATCACACTGTTTACAAAACTATATATTAGTACTCAATGATATAGGACTTCGTAATAATGATATATTATTATAATTAATATTAGATATAAATTCAGGGTCTTTATTATAATCTCTACTATTATATTTTACTCTTATTTCATTTCTTCTACCATAATCATTTATTTTATGTTTACCAGGACCTACATAATGAGGATTACGTGACAATGGATTTATGAGGTATTCTTTTGGATTTAATGAAACTAGTGCATAATCATATGATATATTATTGGTATAACTCAACTAATATGCAATATTTTTTTCATATGCACCCTTACCATTAAATATCATATTTTTAATATCAATATCTTTATTAAATAATGTTTCTAAATTAGTAAGATATAAAATATTATAGTTATCTAATGTAGATAAAACATCAATCTTAATATTTTTAATACTACTTATTAATATATCATATATTTTTTTATACTAATCTGTTAAATAATTAATATCTGTAAGTAAAACCCCTGTTGTATTAAATATACTGGTTAATTTATCATTATTATAAAAAAATACTACATCAAAATCTATATTTTCATAATTCTATATTAATTCTGACATATTATTATGTTCATATTTAGTTAGATTCGTAGGTATATTAATAGTAGGGGTATCACCATTAAATTCCCACAGATCACCAAAATTTGAATATTGATAGCGTCTAAATAAAAAATCTACTGCAGTTGATTTATAGTTAGAATGGTTTACAACCTATTGCAATAAAGAATATAACTACTTTACATATACATTAATATCTCTATATATTTTAGCTTTATCACTTGTAGTTAAATTAGTATTCTATTTTTTATTATATTGACGAGGGTTGAATAGCTAAAGTACTTTTGTAAAATAAGTTGTAGTATTAGTATTTATAAATTTATCTTGTGTCTCTTCATTAAATAATTTCAAATAAGTATGATATAATTTAACAATAGTATAATGTATAATATAATATAACATGTTACTATGTTTTTCACCAAAAACCGTAAGATTACTTAATGTAGGTGGTGTGAAAAATGGTTCAGGTATATAATACTTGAAAAATTCATTATTTTGTATTATATTCTTGATTTCCTATGATTGAAATGATTCATTTAACTATTTCATATGTTATTTATTAAAAACTGTTAAATTCTGGAAAATAATTAAATAAAAATTTTTAAGTTTCATAAATTATTATTACCTTTGTAAGCATAATAATAAAGTAAAATAAATTAAAATTTAAAAGGATGACTATTCCAAAAATTAATCCAGAAAAGATTCAACCAGCAAAAGGTATTAATTTCGTGGAGAAATTACGTAAGCTGTATAAAAAGCCACGACCAGCAAAAGATGTAAAAACTAATGCATGGTATCCCCTGGGAACTTCAGAGGATTCATCTTATGACGATATTCTCAGAAATATTATCAGTAATAAGATTAGTTGTGATGATATATCAGTTAGTAAGTATAGAAAGTTCTATAACGATATGCTAAATGTATATGATGATGGATATACTGAGTTTTCTCTCTATAAGTATAATGATGTAGAATATGTTACAATCTTTATTTGTGGGGAAGGAGAAGTCCCTGTTATCATGATTGCATACTTCGATATTAAAGGAGATTTGAGAGCATACGTGCCATTTAGTGGAAACTATTTTAATCATGACACCAAATCATCTATTGGCCATAATGATGGTTTTTCACATGATGAAGAGGATATTAAGTTTCTTATGAATAATTATCCAGATCTTGTGGCGCAAGCTAAGGGAGAAGTTAATTGGGATGATGAAGTTAATGATGATTTCAATGAAGATGATGACTGGGACGATGAAGATTGGTTATCAGATGATGAAGAAGAGGAGGATAGTCTCCCAACATGGACTGACGATCTATTAGATAATGCTCAATGTGATGAGTATGCTTGTTGTGAAGAGTTTGAAAATAAATGTGACGAAGCATAAATATTGTGGTTACCATAATTTTTAAGTTTTAACATAATTTAGCACTTTAAATTTTTTAGGGTGCTATTTTTTTATTATCTTTGTAGCATAATAATAAAACAAATAAAAAATAAAAATATGGCAACATCTAAATTTAAAATCAAACAGCTTGTAAGTCCTAAAACATTGAAAGCAGTTCTTATCGTAAAAGGTATTAAGGAAGTACTTAGAACATATAAAAGTACGTTAGATCTTAACAATAAGAAACACACAAGTGCTTTATATACACAAGTACTTAACTACTGTGCAACACGATATAGTGCTGGTAAGTTTGAGACTGTATGGGACGTAAAACGTGCAATGAATGAAGTACTTCATATTGAAGGTGCTGCTATGCTGGGAGAAATCCTAAATAAGAATATGAAGAAATTGAAGAAAGCCAATTTCTCATATACCTATATCCGTTTGAAAAAGGAAAAGAAATTTAAGTATGTTAAGGGTCATAAGTCACATATTGGTGCAGATATGACTCGTACTGTAGCTGTACGCTCAAAATATGGTAATACCCCTGTTATGTTCTATGAAATACATGGAGCACTTTCTACAGTGGCGTGCTCAGAAATAAATGCCATAAAAATGTCATATAAATATGACACAGGCTGTAATTACTATGAAGCAAGACCAATTTTGTTGTCGACTTGGTTAGAGTTGCCAGAATGGAATCAACAGTCTACAGTTAAAGTAGAAATGATTTAACAAAGCATGTTTAAGAAATTTGAAAAAAGTGAAAGAACTACATATAAATATTGGATGGCCAATTGGGCTGCATTTTAGATGACTGCATTATTATGTAGATGTTGGAAATTACCTTTCTTTCTTCATAATGTAGATAAAATATTTTTATTATGGAGATGGAAAGGTAATTATGAAAAAACTAATAATTGGCATATTTTACACAATAAACACCATTTGCAATATGCTATTAGAAAAGGACCATATGCTATAGATTATGATGCATTTGTGATAGATGCTAATTGCATACATTATACATAGGAATGGATTCCAGAATACTTAACAGCAGTTGGTTTAGCGAAAGAGATAATTACAGATCATCCTGAATTGCAAGTATATGAAGCTATAATATTAGATAAAGTTAAGGAAAGTTGTCAGAAATTAGGATTCAAAATATAAGAAATAATTTATTTAACTAATATATAAAACAATAAAACTATGAATATTCCAATAAATTCACAAGTGGTAAATCCTTCACATGAAGGTAAGTTTATTGAAAAACTAACCAAGGTATATAACACAGTTAAGGCTGATATGCCTATGTTTGAAGAATATGACGAGAAGTTGAATGCTAATAATATGCTTTATTCACTTCTTGACCCTGAAAATAAAACATATATGCATCCATTAACAAAGGTATTCACAAAAGACTGTGAAATTATTAATGTAGACATTGAAAATTTCAAAGCTTATAGTATTAAGAAAACCTCGGATGGCGTTGAATATGTGTTAATTCGTATGGGTGGTGATTGGGAAATTCCTGTTTATTTTATCGTATATTTTGATAAAGATGAAGTACTTCGTAGTTTTCTATCGTATAAAGGGAACATGTTTAACTTTGATGATATGTGTGCATTTGGTGAAAATCTTGATGGGTCAGATGTTAATGTTGCATTAAAGCATTTCTCATCAGTGGTGAAACCTTTTCATGAAAAGAAGGATGTAAAGAAGTTTATTAAAGAATACTTACCTGCTAAAATTGATGAGTCATATATAGACGAACTTCGAGCAAAATCACAAGATGGATCTGAGACATATAAAGTATTCTCTTATATAATTGATGGTATTATATATGGTTTAATTAATGTTTCACCTGAAACAATTGAACATATTCCATGTAATATCATGGAGGAAATGTATGTTATTACTATTAAAGCCAAACCAAATTCTAAAATTTGTGTTGAGGATTTCATAGAACAATATGGAAAAAATTAATTAATTATAATACTTATATTAGTATAATTTAGCATTCTAAATTTTTTTGGAATGCTATTTTTTATTATCTTTGTACTATAATAATAAAACAAATAAAAATATGAATACATTATTGATTATAACATTGGTTTGTATGTGGGTTCTCGTTGGTTCAGTATTTCCACCAACTGAGAATAAAGTATGGTTCTGTATATGGATTACTCCATTGGTATTAGTAGGATTTTACTTCCTTGGTACTACATTTGCATGGGTATTTGGAATTTACCTTTTGTACCGTATTATCAAATTGATTATGTCTAACCTCTAAAGTATCAAATAGTTATGAACGAGTTAGGGTATATGAAACATAGTCCAGAAAGGCGAGCTTTATTTGATCGCACTTACATAAAGATGGCAGAAACCTTTGCAGAGCTCTCATATGCAGAAAGAAAGAAGGTTGGTGCAATTATTGTATCAGAGAATGACCAGATTATTTCACAGGGATTTAATGGTACAGTCCCAGGTTTTCCTAATGTATGTGAAGGAGAAGATGGTAAAACTACATGGGATGTACTTCATGCAGAAACAAATGCTATTAGTAAATGTGCTCGTTATGGTAATAGTACAAATAATGCAACATTATATGTAACATTATCACCATGCCCTAATTGTGCAAAGACTATTGTACAGGCCGGAATTAAACGAGTTGTATATACTCGTACATATAAAGATACAACAGGTCTTGAATTCTTGAAACAGTGTGGCATTGAAGTAGTACATTTAAATTCTGAAGAAAAGTAAAGACAAATTTTTAATTATTCTTTATAATTTATATGACGTTAAAAGAGAAGTATACAAAAGCTGAAGCAGAACATATATTTTTCACTTCAGACGACCACTGGTGGCATGCGGGAGTAATCAGTTATAGTGCTCGTCCATTTGCAAATGTAGAAGAAATGAATGCTAATCTTATTAAGAATTGGAATGATAAGGTAGGTATGCATGATTTGATATTTGTTCTGGGTGATATGGTATTTGGTGGCACTACTAAGTGGAAAGAAATACTTGAGCAGTTACATGGTAATATCGTATTAGTCATGGGGAACCACGACTTTATTAATTATAAGAATAATTTAGAGCCTTATTTTGAAGCAGTAGTTCAACAACTTTATTTAAATATAGATGGAAGATCTGTATATTTGAACCATTATCCATTTTTATGTTATGGTGGTTCATACCGTAGAATTGATAAAAATGCAGTATATCAATTACATGGACATGTACATAGTGGACCAAATTGTGATATTGGAAGGGATTTGCCACGTTTAGTAAATTGTTTTCCTTATCAATATGATGTAGGTGTAGATAATAATAATTACACTCCTATATCATGGAATGAAGTTGATAAGATTATCCATGAACAATATGATAAATGCGGTGGGATTTCCGATTATAAACCCGAAAGAAAATGAAAGTAACTAAAGAAGACATATATCGGTTAAATGATAATATCAATGAACTTAAGAATTCAATAGATATTGAAAAATTAAAAATTGAAATTGAGGAACTTAAGTTACATGCAAATGCAGCATCTTCTAATCAACAGTTTGAAGATGCTGGAAAACTGTATCAGCAAGTAAAGGAAAAAGAAACTTTATATAATAAGATTAACACACTTATTTCTGGTATTAATGATATTATAGATGTTTTACCAGATGAAAGTATACATGATATTATAGATGATTCTTATACAGAATTATATGATATATTACAGGATGTTAAACAATCTATGCGATTTACTGATGAAGCAGATGAAATGGATTGTATTATTAAAATAACTGCAGGCGCCGGTGGAACAGAAGCACAAGATTGGGCCAGTATGGTGCTCCGTATGTACATAATGTATTGTCAAGATAATAACTATAAGGTAGAGGTAATATATAGCGATACAGGAGGAATTACCGGTATTAAAACTGCTACAATTAGAGTAGAGAATACTGCAACTGCAACTAATGCATATGGACATTTGAAATCAGAAACGGGTATACATAGATTAGTGAGAGTTAGTCCTTATAATGCACAAGGTAAGAGAATGACAAGTTTTGCCAGTGTATTTGTAACTCCATTAATTGATGATAGTATACATGTTGAAATAGATGAGAGTAAATTATCTTGGGATTATTTCAGATCTGGTGGTGCAGGTGGTCAGAATGTGAATAAAGTTGAAACTGGCGTACGTGCAAGATATATGTATACAGATCCTGATACAGGAGAAACTGAAGAAATTCTTGTTGAAAATACAGAAGATAGAAAGCAAGGACAAAATAAAGATAATGCCCGTCGTATTCTTGAATCTATCTTATATAATAAAGCTCTTGAAAAGAAGAGAGAAAAACAAAGGAAAATAGAAGATAGTAAAAAGAAAATAGAATGGGGTAGTCAAATCAGAAGCTACGTTCTTGATGATAGTAGAGTAAAAGATCATAGAACAGGAATTGTTAATAATAATCCAACGGAAGTTCTTAATGGTAAACTTGATAAATTCATTGACGCATATAATTTATAAACTATTAAAATATAAAAGCAACTATTAATTAAAATAGTTGCTTTATTTATATAAATTTTTATATTTTAGTTTTAACGGTCCCACTCATCGTAGTCCCCATCATCATCACTCCAATTTTCTGAACCTTCCTTAAGTATACCATTATATACAACATCTATCATATCATCAATGAGGTCAACGAATATATCATTTTTCTTATCATCTGATATATTTTCAAGAATATCTTTATCACCAATTATTATTTGAAGTTTTCCAAACTCTACATTTCCTACAGAATCACTACCATTATAATATGCATCAGATTTACATGTAGCATGGAACCAAATTTCAGTATCTGTAGTTTGTATATCTTCTACTAAATTAAATATCACTACTTCTCCATCACAATTAAGAAAATTAGCATCTTCAAACATAGACTATAAATTATCATTATAACTATCACTTTCTCTAAATCCTTTTATTAATTTATGAATATCTATTATAGTAGGATCATTAAATTCAGATTTATAATATTGTGTTGTAGTATTATGTTGATTTAATACTTTACATGTTTCTTTATTAAGATTTTCTAAATTAGTTATTTGAATATCTGGAACAGACTTTATTATTTTATTAGTAAGTGTAAAATTTTTACAATCTTCTATTATTAAGGTTTTATTAATTTTAGGGATATAATCATTTAATGCCGTTATATTATCACAATCAGATAATTCTAAGATATTACAAGAAGTTAAGCCTTTTAATGTAGATATATTAGAGTTATGTATACTAATATTACTATTATCATAATTTATTTTATGATTAATACTCTAAAAAAGATTAGGTATAGTACAATCATATATAGTTAAATTCATATTACTATTATATGAATTACCTTTAATATTATTAATAATATTATATGGTAAGATATTAATATTATTTCCTATATTAAGATAAGTTAAACTAATATTGTCTCCATTTATATTATTAAACCCAAATGGCATTTTATGCTTTGCTAAATCAAATTTAATATAATTCTTCTGATACTTACTATTGACATCTAAATTAAATAAATTAATATAACTGTTATTATCTACTTCAGTAAATTCTAAATTTATATTATCTTTGTTTCTAATAAAAACGGCATTATTTACGATCCACTATAATGCATAATTAGTCTACTACTATATAGATTCTTTGCTAATTTTGTTACTCTATGTATCAGATATAGTATTAATATCTGACTATAAAGCATCATTAAAATCAAAACCTTCTGTAATGTATTTCATAATGTATTTATAAAAAGATGGAGGACTTAATTATAAAAAATAAGTCCTCCATTAAAAATTTAATTAATTATGTATTCCTTTATGGTTTTTGCTAAGTAATTATCTAACCATTCACAATCAGGTTTTTCGGGTAATGTTGAGATCTTATATGCTTCTTCAATCTCCTTTACTTCTGTATCTAATTGTGCAATTAGATCATCATATTCAAATTTATGATTTCTAATATCCATAAGAAATTCTCTGTCTTCTGTTCTTTTAACATTGAATCCTTGCCCTAATAGAATTTCTTTGCACATATGAATTAATCTAAAACAGTGCATAATATTTTTAGAATCGTAATTTTTATTTAGATTAGATGCATATCTAACTGGATTACGTTTCTGTACCCACTCTTGATATTCCTTATATCTCCTACAATGAGATATAAAGCCATCTTCATTATATGATATGTACAACAATGGCACTTCGCCTTTTGCTACAGGTGATAAATGTAATTGTGTAGAACTATCATTTTTTAATAGTCCATAATAATTTTGAACCTTTTGTTCACTTAGCCATTTATTAAACATATATAAGCCTACACTATTATTTGTTAGATTCAGTTTATATACGGTATTAAGTAATGATAATAATTTATTGTCTTCTGTAGAAGGTTGTTCAATAAACATATTATCAATACGAGTAGTATGTTCCTTAAAATATAATACCCAATCATAATATGCACCAAACATATTATGCATATTTGGAATATTTACAAGCCCAAAATATTGTAATGGTAAATCATATTCCTTACTCCATTCCTCAATGGTATAAGAACCTTGTTTACGGAAAGTATAACAAAATTCTAATATAGTTTTCCTTCTTTCAATAGGATTTACAATTTTTTTATTCAATCCTCGAGCTTTAACTACTTGTTGCTTTGCATAACCATAAAATGGATTAAATATTTCTTTAGATAATACTTTAGTCCTATTATCCCTTAACTCCTTAAATAATGGATGCATATAATGTATACAGTCATCTGGCACAAATAATGCTTCCAATACAGTAGGATTAGATTTCTTTAACAATCTAATAAACTCTGATAACTCATACCAAGTAGTATCATGCTTTTCATCTGATACTTGTACCGTTGGATTTAATGTACAGTATTCAAAAGGTTCAGCTAAAAAAATTCCACCTGTATCTACATCAGATTCAGGTGTATTTAAATTATATGCTGTTGAGCCTCTTGTATATTCAAATAACAAGCGGTTATCATTTCTAATTTCTTCAAAATTACTATTTAACTTTTTCATTGAATTACATTCTTTAAAAGTTTCTGTACATTAGAAATTTCAATTGGTTCAATAGTAATACTACTGGTTTCAAGTTTATTAGAATTTACCATATATAACTTATATGGATTTTTCTTATTACTATTATATTTCTTAATAGTTTCTTTCAATTCAGAATAGATATAGCATTTTGTGCTATCATTATCAATACCCCACTTAAATACAGGCATAATACTTTTATCCTTTGTAAAATGGTTAACCATTTCATTTAAGATATGCCATGTAGTTTTATCTTTACGACGATATACTACAATATATAGAATATTTGATTTAGTACCATATGCAAATTGAAAATCTACTAAATTCTTATCTTGTTTACTCATTATAAAATATTTTTAATTATCTTATCTAACTGTTTATAAGTAAAGTTTCTTATAAAGTCTAACTTTTTCTAAACAACTTTCCTTTGTTTCTAATAGAATACCAGTGGCAAAAATATAATCATATATATAATTAAGAACTTGCTTAATTAAAGGCTTTTCATTATCTGATAAGTTTAATTCTTCTATAATGTCATTACCATCTATTGGTAATTTATAATTATTAAATAATTCCACATACTTATCAAATAATTTCAGATTTCTCTTTAATGAAGGTATACGATTATTAAACCTCTTTTCACATGCAATAATAGTACACATTAAATAAATTCTATAACATTCCTTATCTTGTAATGCATACTTTCTAATATCATAATCATTTATAGAATTATAATGCAAATAATGAATAACTTGGCATATTTTATCTCTTAAACTATTTGGAAATTTTGCATATGTTAATGATATAAAAACATCATCATCGTAATTCTCTTTTAATAATAATGCAATATAACCGACTAACCCAAGTTCTTCTGTATAATTTACATTATAGTCAAAATTATTTAAATTACGAAAAATTATTTTTAATAAAGTAGAAGGAATAAGTTTTAATACTTCATTATAAAATGGCATCTTTACCATTTTAATGAATTCATCATATATTCTTTCTTGAGATACTATAGAAAGCCTATCCATTTTTAAAGATAATGCTCTATCTACTCTATATGAGGTTTTCCAACCATACTTAGCAGCAAATCTATATACTCGTAGAATACGAAGTGGATCATCATTTAATGTAACGATAGGGTTTGTAGGTGTATCTATTCTATGATTTTCTATATCATATAGTCCATTCCCTGTAGGGTCTATTATAGATTTAATACTTACATCATCATTAACATTTAGATATAATGCATTGATGGTTAAATCTCTTCTTAAAGCATCTTCTACTATTGAAGCATAACTTTGAATAGGCTTACGGGTTTTACCATCATATTTTTCCTTCCTCGTATGTACAGCTTCCAATTGGATATTAGGAAATTCTTTAAGAATAAATGTTACGGTTCCAAACCGTTCGAATATAACAGGTATACTTGCTAATAACCTATTATCATATAGCCAATTAGCAAATTTTACACCACCATTTTCAATATCCAAAACCAAATCAATATCCTTGATAGTATCATCTCCCAAATAAAAATCACGTATACACCCACCTACAGCATATAAATGATTTCTATACTCAGTTCCTTTAACAACACATCCGAGATATTTAATTATACTTATAAATAATTGTCTGTCCATAGTTTAATTTATTTTACGCGATAAACAATACGAGCCTTTGATAAATCATATGGGCTCATCTCCATTTTTACTCTGTCCCCAGTCATAAGACGAATATTATTCATTCGCATCTTACCGGAAATATGTGCCAACACAATATGACCATTATCAAGCTCAACTTCAAATACAGTATTAGGTAATGTTTCTATAATCATTCCTTCTACTTCAATAACTCCTTGCTTTGCCATAAATTTTTATTTTTTAGTTATTTTACTACTGGCCCAATAAATCATGTCAAATATACAAAATACTACTGCACCCCAGCTTAACAGGCTTATAATAATTAATGAAAATAAAATTACATCTTCCGGTGTATTTTCTCTATATTGTTTTACTTTAGAAAGATCACAATACCTTATAAGGGTGTAACTTAAAGCCAATGCAATAAAATACCCATATAGATAAAAAGTCCAAGTCATAACTTATTTTATTTTAATTAAACATTACGAGTATATGTATTAAATACATAATTATACCCACCTGAATTACTTTCACTTTTATTATGGAAATCCTGCTTTACACAAGTCCATTCTAAATTATTAATAGATGGGAAATATACGTCTGCTGTTTTTACTGTTTCAACCAGTGTTATATCCAACTCATCTACAAACTCTATTGCTTGCTTATATGTATAAGCACCACCAATTACATATACTTTCTCATCATTTTCACTAATCTTAAATGCTTCATCTAAAGTACTTACAACTTCAATACCTTCTGCTGTTAGTGGTTGTTCACTGATTACAATATTACGACGATTTGGTAATGGTCTGGAACCTAATGAAACATATGTCATATAACCCATAATAACTGTATTACCAGTGGTTGTTTCCTTAAAATGCTTCATATCAGCAGGGATATGATAAAGTAAATCATTGTTCTTACCTAAACCATACATTGTATCAATGCATGCAATAATAATCTTCTTACTCATTTAATTAAAATTGTGTTTGTTTATTTTCCTATTATATATGAAAATTATAAGATTGTCATTCAATTTAGTATAGTTTTGTATATTTCACATATTTTAGTTTTTAATTTATATAAACTTTTATAATTACTTTCTTTATATAAAAAATATAATAAAAAAGTTTTAATCTATGAGTAGTATATTTGACAGTGATAATAATGAATTATTGAAGGAACATGTAGAAGAAAGAACTAATGATATATTATTATCATGTATGGATTTTCGTACATACTGCTATACCCATAATGTAATGGATTATTTATATACTACAAGGGGTTTATATTTTGGACAATACGAACTTATGCCTACTTATAATGCATATGGTGATGTTGCAGTAATAAAGGATGAATATATTGGTTCACGTATCATAAGTTATGTACTTGATTATTATGGTCATCAACAAAATACAACACATACGCAATATAGATATACTTATAATTATACAGATGATTTACATTTACTTATTAACAATATATGTTCCAATTTAAAGACTAATACTATAAAAAATGAAATAATAACACCTATAATAGAACTATATAAACAACTAAGAAATGTAAAAAATGATGATATAAAACAATATTTACATTATGGTATTACATAGGTATTTCATTTTATAGAAAATGCATCTATATGTATTGCAATACCAAGTATAAGTTCAGGTTTCAGAAAAAAATATTCAACAAAAGACTTTTCAGCATATACCTATATTTTTTATACTGGAAACGAAGCAGGCATTAAGAAAATCAATACGATATTACCATCAGAGAAACTTACAAGTATATTTAATACAACATTTAGTTCTGAAATATATGCGAATAATCATGAGCGAGAATGTAATAGATTTAAATATTGTAACGGAGTTTATTCTATTTGGTTTAATTATAACGGGGAATCTTATACTTTATATTATATACAAGATTTTAAAAGACCTACATTTTATGATTTAAAAAAACCTTATTACTATAAAACAGAAATTGATGGTAAAAAAATAAAAGCATGCAGTAAATTAGTAGAGTACAGCTATGATGCAGACAGTGAATGGCAACAACTTAAATATGAAATTAAAACAAATAATTTCGAGTTCTTTAAAATATTTGAACAACTTTTTGAATATAGATCTATACATGATTATAGTTATTCCAGATATAATAGTGTAGTTGATTTTATACACCAATTCACTAATTTTGATAGTCTTAGTTGTTCATTAGACACATATATAACTAAAGCAAGTACAAATCAAAATAATTATGAGTAGTATATTTGATACAGATATTTTATCAGAAGAAAATGATAAATTAAGATTATTAAGTTTGCAAGATTTAGATAAAGAAAATCCCATTGAATATATTTTATCGGATAATAGTATACAATTAAATGAACCGTTTAAAATTAAATATATAACTGAACATAACAAGGAGAATTGTGGTATTTTATATTCTAATAATAAATGGCTTTATCTTGCATTAGTCAGCGTAATAGGTAAGTATACAAATAATGCAGAATGGGCTATGAATTATAATTATATCAAAAAAGACATTAATACTATTAGCTCTTTATTACCAGATCTTAATAATGATAAATCAAAAAGCTATATAATACCATTAGAAACCTTATTAGGTGATAACACATTTCCTGTAAATGCATTTATAAATAGTTTAAAAATCAAAAATATAAATAAGTATGTTGCATACTTTTTATATAATGCTGCTATTTGTGTTATTTTAAATGTTGAAAATACAATTACAAATACATATATATTTTATACAGGATTACCATTAATTCCCCACCGTATTTCAAAAGATAAAGTAGATATAAAGTCAGTAAATATAAATTTAAAACTTGCTTATTATACTGGATATGATAACAAGCGTAAACCACCATATTACCAACAACATATTCTTATACCTTATAATAATGATAAAAAATAACAATGAAATTAATTATGTATTAAGTGGCAGTACATTAGAAGTAAATGTAAAAAATGAAAATCATTTATATTCTATATTGTCTTCAGAATTTAATAACTTATTTGAAAAATATGAAAACATTACAGAAATAAAATTTAATGGTAAATGGATTTTATATTTAGACGAATATTTAGTATGTCCAACAGGTGTTAATATAATCTTTGGAAAATATTTAGAATTACTTTCATGGATACATGAATCTAATTGTAAAATATATAATTTAAATATCACGTCAAATACCTTAAAATTTCATTCTAAAATACAGTTTATAAATTGTGTTATAAATAGTAAGAAATTAGTAATTAACAAATAAATATTTTCATTTTCATATAAATAAATAATTAAATAATGTTTAATTATTATATAAATGGTTCCAATTATAGATAAAGATACAATAAAATATATAACTACATCTATTACACCCGAAGAAACTGAATATGTTGCAGGCGTTTCTAATGTATATGATGCAGTTTCAAATAGCTCAGTTATATCAGATGAAAATTCAGATGATGTACTTTATATTGTAAAGTTACATGCTTTCAAATATAAATTTGATATGTTAATAAAGACTGAAAAAAATCAAGTTTATCGTAAGCATATACAAGATTTATATTTTGCATTAGGATATTATATTGATAATGCTACTGAATATGTACAATCTATCATAGGTCAATTAACTAATGATATGTTTAAGAAATTAAACTTACCTATTAGTGATAATCCTTTAGAAGTTGTTAATGAATTAAAGCAATGTGTTAATAACTTTGTAGACTACCATAAAGATGATGTAGAATATAAAGGAATGGAATTAATGAATATTGATATTATAAAGACTATTCATACAGCAATCTATAATTTTAGACTTTCTAAGTAAAAAATTAAATTATGGCATTAGTACCGAACATACCAAATAATAGACCATTATTTTAGCCTTCTCATATCGTTACCCAGCATGTTGGAAATATGTCGGGCTTTAATTATTCTATATTACCATTATAGTTTAATTTATAGAGAGGAACACGTTATAAGAAATCTAATAGATTTACAAAATGTAGTTGTAAAGTATATCCAGGCGAAGAAGTATATGGTATATGTCCATACGATAATAAAAAACATACTGGTAGAATTATAAGGTTATATTATGATCCTACTATAGATGCAGGTAAAGAACCAAAAGTTATATATGCATATGTACAAGATAAAATAGATAATGAAATAATACCATTAAAAATAGACAGTGTGCATAAAATAACGTATAATAATTATAATTTAAGAGAAACTTTTGATTTTAATAAAAATTTACATAAAATTTAAATAGATATGGCACAAATTTCATCATATGTAGATCCAGACTTGGGTCAAGCACTAATTAATAATATAGAGGTTGAAGTAGATAATAATATTTCTCCTGATGCACCAACCCCTGAGGAAGAAACTGAAATTTTAAAGGATATTGCAGAAGCAACACCAGATGCTGATACAGTAGCAGAAATTACACAAAAGGAGGAAGACATTGTAAATGAAGCAACTGTAGCCGAGGCTGAACAACCTAAGGTTTTTAGTACAATGAATAACAAGAAAAATAAGAAGAACAAGAAATAATTTTTTTGCATAATAGATAATTTATTAAAGTTGAGTGAAGAAATGGTAGTAAACATTTCTTCACTTTTTATATAGTAGACTAAATTATTTTTTTATCATATAATTATATATGAAAATTATAGCAATATCAGACCTACATGGTCAATTACCAAATATTACAGAAACTGCAGAATGCCTCTTTATATGTGGAGATATTGTACCACTATACTGTCAAACTAACTCATGCGATTCGTTACGATGGTTAAATAAGAAATTTATGCCATGGTTAAGATCATTAAATATCACAGGAGATATTTTTATTATTGGAGGTAATCATGATTTTATATTTGAGAGAAAACCAAAAGAAGTAAAAGAATTATTACAATCATATAATAAAGTACATTATCTATGTAATGAAACATATGAATACTTAGCTGAAGATTGTGTAACTACATGGACTATATTTGGTACACCAGATTGTCATATATTCGGTAATTGGGCATTTATGTATGAACCTGAAACAGAAACAGAACATTTTAATAAAATGCCAGATAATGTAGATATTGTATTATCACATGATGCATGCTATGGTAGAAATGATGTATGTTTAGAAACAGCGCCATGGATAAAACCTAATAATCATATAGGAAATTATGAGTTATTACAAGTGGTTAAAAAGAAAAAACCTTTATACCAATTTACAGGTCATTTACATTCATCATCTCATGAATTAATAAATTATGATGGTACACAAACAGCATGTGTATCATTATTAGACGAACACTATAAAATGACTTATAAACCATTAATAATAGAAGTAACAAAATAAAATATATGGAAGATAAAAAAAGAAGATTTACAGATATTGACCCTTATACATGTGATCTTGAAACTCTTGAAAATGAAGTTAAAAGATTAGAAGGTATATCTGGATATTATGAAACTAAACAGCTTGCACTTAAAAAATTCATTAACTCTGTATACGGTGCAACTGCATCCAAATTCTTTATTGCACATAATACAGATATTGCAGAATCTATTACACTTCAAGGACAAGACCTTAATCATTACTCCGAAAATTCTGTAAATGATTACTTCAGTGGTATATTTCAAAATGATACTGAACTACATAAAAAACTTGGAATTTCTACAGAAGCTGCACAACAAGTTACAATAGATAAAGGTAAAACAACACCAATGAAAAAACTTGACTTAGATTATCTTAAAGGTGATGAATCCCTAACTTGTGCCGGTGATACTGATAGTGTCAGCGGAGACACACTGATATATGTAGAAGACGACAGCCAAATGCGAATTGATGACTATTTTAAGATTAGTAAGTTTTTAAATAAAGACATTGTTATTAAATGTGCAGATGGTTCAGAAATTGTACCAGTGAAAGGAGGTTGTACAATGGCAATAGATAATGATTTAAATTGTAAATTTAATAGTATAAATTATGTTATGAGGCATAAGGTAACAAAGCCTAAATTTACAATTACTGCTAAAAGTGGTAAAAAGGTAGAAGTTACAGGGGATCATTCATGTATGGTAGTTAGAAATGGGGAGCTAATTTCTATTAAAGCCAAAGATATTAATAAAGATACAGATAAACTTGTTACATTAAAAAAAGTATTTAAAAATGTAGATCCATATACACATGAAGAGATATAATTAGGATAGATTTTTATCTGATGATTAGGTAATAAAATATCTTGAAAGTATACAAGTTAATAAGGATTTATATACATGTAAAAAATGTGATGGACTTATTAGATGGAATAATGCAGATTATTTTCTGACCAAATAGCCTTCTGAAAATGATGGTTTATTTGGTCAATTACGTTGTACAAAAACAGCAGCATTCTTAAATCCTCGAATTTATAATGGTCATTCTTATCATTTAGGATATTGTTATAAATGTGCATGTGAGTTGTTTCCTGAAATACCTGTTAGAAGATCACCATTAAATCCAGCTACAATTCGTTCTAAAGTACTTTATAATGTAAGTGATGAAGATTTTAAATCAATTACAACTAATGTGTGTAAACGTACATTAGAAACTTATATAGATAAATTTGGTGAAGATATAGGGAATGAAAAGTGGAAGCATTATTGTTATAAACAATCTCTTACAAATACATATGACTATAAGAAAGAAAAATATGGGTGGTCTAAAGAAGAGTTCAAATTATATAACAAATCGAGAGCTTGTACATTAAATAACTTTATTAAACGTTATGGAGAGGATAAAGGAAAAGCTTGTTGGAAACACTATATAGAGCGACAAAGTTACACTTGTTCTTTAGAATACTTTATATAGGAATATGGTGAAGATAACGGAGCTATAAAGTATAAAGAATTTGCAGACAAGAGGTTAACTGGTAGTGGTGGTAAAGGCTTTTCTTATATAGCCGATGAATTTTTTAAGTTATTATGTGATAAATTCTCGAAAAATAAAATATACACACATGCATTAGTAACAGGAGAGAAACTTATAGGAAAGTATCATTTAGATTACTATGACGAAACATTAAATATAGCAGTTGAATTTTATGGAGATTTCTGGCATGCTAATCCACTTATATATAAGGAAAATGATAACATATTAGGTACGTGTGTAAGGGATATATGGAAACGTGATAAAGCTCGAGAAAATGAAATAAAATAGAATGGAATAAAAGAAGTTTATATAGTTTGGGAAAGTGACTTTAGAAATTTTCCAGTAGAAACTTTAAATAAGTTAATTAGCAATTTTTAACTATATAAAGTTTCTTTATATATAAAATAATTTGTATATTTGCATAATTAATTAAAACTATAAAGTTATGTTTGATTTTTCAAAGGAACTTATTCAATCAGATACAGATAATGTATTAAAAGATATTGCACAGGATTTAATATTTAATAATACATTACATACATATACACCTCTTAGACATATAAAGAATGGAGATTATGTATTGTTGAATTATAAAGAGCTTTTGTGTTATCTCTTTAATAATAATGGTGATCCATATATAGTATTAAGTACTAAATATAACAGAGGTATAATAACTTTTGCAGATATGCAAGAGATAATGGAATATACTAAAAATACTATTATAAAGGATATAACGCTTTTATATAATACTTACATTAGTAGTAGAAATATTTATATTTTAAATACATATAATACTGAAAGTGAAAGTATAAATATTAGTATTAATATTGCTCAATTAATTATTAGTTTATATAAAGACTTAAGAATTAAACCAGTATTTCTAAAAAATACTAATGTAATACCATTTGATGATACCTTTAATATTAATAATGTAAATAATAATATTAAAACATTATATTTAGATCTTGTTTCCGTAAGAGATGTATTATTTAATAATAAATTATATACTCAACTTAATAAAGTAATAAATGTTTGTAATCCTACTATAAATATTGTTACAATAAATTCTCATGGGACATGTCCTAAAATTTCTGATAAAAATGAATATTTAGATTATTTGAAAGCCAGTAAATTCAAAGGTAATATAAAAGGTGCAGGAACAATTAAAAAATTTGAACATTATAGGGATTTTTATAATGGTTTATTTTTTGAAGAGTTTTTTAGGTTATATTCATATAATGAAATAATTTTTAGTATAACTAATTATTACTTGGAACATTTTCAAATGTATAAATTAGTATATGAAAAAGATACTATTAATAAGCATACCTCATCATATGATATAATAAGTATCATATGTACATATTATAATTTATCATACAACAAAGTAAAAGGAGATATTATGATAGCTTATAACCTTTTATGTGATGAAAATTACAAAGATAAAGTTGATTATTTTATAGAGGATTAAAAATAAATTAATTATGGGATTTGATTTTAATATAGTTAATGGACAACATGATATTAATAAGGAATTAAAAAATTCAGGGTTATCATATGCTTATCTAATATGGAAAAATATTTTAAATACATATTCAGATATTTTATATAGTGCTCATCAGATTCATGAAGAACTGTATGAAATATATGGTATTGAGTATTACATTTACTATGATAAATCTATTGATTTAATTTGTCTTACTAAAATTATAAGTGATACCAGCACCTCGTATATCCCATATATGACATTACAAACAGCTGAAGATTCTTTAAGAGATGATAAAATACAAAAGTTACTTAAAAATTTAATAAACTCTGATATACTATGTAATGAAATTACAATACGATATAAGTATACTTATTATAAAGTAAGCAGGCATTTTCCTACATATGATATTAAAATGGGTGACATTAGATTTTTGATAAAATTAGCATCTTATAATTTTGAGTGGAAACTATTATTTAAACATTGTTCTCATTGGGATGATGAAATTATTGGTGCAAATAAAATAACTATAGATACAACATCATATAGAAATAACTTATATGAAAATGATGTAAATGATATAGTAAAAGTATATAAACAATGTAAAAAGTATAATAATGACATTACATTTTTACCTAATATGCATGAAATATATGGTAGTATAGAAATATGTAATATGCCAACAGAAGCTATTAAAAATCCGTATTTTCATATAATGTCAGTTATAGAAACCTCTGTTAAGGGATATAATAAAAATATAGGAAAATTATTACCATATATTCAATATACCGAGAAACTAATATGTAAAAATATTTTACAAAGAAATAACTATATTAGTAATTTAGAAAAATATGTATTAAATACATGTACATACGAATATGCAATTACTATTACTGCTATGTATATTTTCCAAGCTTGTAATTATGATATTTTAAAGTATTTATATACAAGCAATAGTGTAGTTTTATCATTAGAAGCGAAATATAATCTGTCAAATTTTAAGATAAGAAAAGATATAATAACGTATTATGATTGTTTATGTTATTATTATGCCAGTAAATGTAATCAACAAAATAATTTACCTATAAAATATAAGAAGTAATGGGACAATTTGATCTTGATATAGTAAAGGAAGAAGTTAGAGAAGAGAATAATAGTACAATTAATGACATTAGTAGTAATTTAATTTTTGAAAATATTTTTAATAATATAAAGAGTAGTACTGTAAAAAAAGCTATTATTAAATATCCCAACTATGATAATACGTATAAAATAATTTATAAGCAACTTTATAATAGTATAGAAGTATTTTTAACTATTAAAAATAATGAAGTAATAGTTGTTTTAGATAATTCATTACCTTTTCATGGCGAGGGCGCAAAACCTCACCCAATAATGCACCATATAATTTCAGAACTTAATGTTATTATTAAAAATATTAGTAAAATTTATAATAGTGCTGTAGATAAGAAGATATATATTACACATTGTAGAGTTGTTGGAAATATAAGAAGTAATATATATAGCTATACTATGAAAAATATATGTGGTTTAAACCCATATTACTTTTATATAATTAACAAATTATATACTACATATGGAATAGAACCGATATTTTTAAAAGCTCCTTGTATTTTAGGTACTCTTGATAATAGTATTATAGATCTAAATGCAAATATTAATACTGAATTAGAAACTATTTATGTATTTCCATTTATTACCACTATAGAGGATGACAAATCCTTTTTAGAACTACAAGAATGCTATTATTTTACTGAAATCATTTTAGAGAATGACGTATATATAAAGCATAATTATAATGTATTATCGGGTTTTCCATATAATGATGATTATTATAATTTCTATGCATATAATGATGATTATACCACATCAGATAATCGCCTTTTTACACAATATATGGAGGCATCACAATTTAAAAATATAAAACCTATACCATGTACATTTAAAGGGAAAGATGATGTATGTATAGGTAAGAAAAAAGCATCGTTAAATTTTTTGGTGTTTGCATTATCAGAAGAGGAGTATGATATAGCAGTAAGTAGATTAGTAATAATATATACCCTTTTTTATAAAGTAAAAGAATTATTATATATACATAGAGGAGAAGAAAAAGAGTACATGTTTAAAGATCCTGATTTGATTGTTTATAAAATGGCTAACCGTTTTAATAAACATCCAGAGGAAGTTCTACATGATATAAAAGCACGATATAATTGGATATGTACAAATTATGTAAATGAACTAGATAATTTAATTAAAAATTATAAAGATAAAAATTAAAAATTATATGGCATTTGATTTTGACATAGTTAAGCAACCAGATAATAGTGTTATCACAGAAATAACATTTGAAAGTTTTAAAAATACATTAATTTATAATAATAAGCAAAAATCTAAAGCTATTACTTATAATGATAATTGCATTACTATAGAGTATAAATTAGATAAGATATTTGTACATATCCAAAATACTAATAATAATGTTAAAGTACTAATTCAAGAGGATAATGTTAAAGAGAGTACATATAACAGATATACCCCGTATGATGCAATACCATTAAGTACAAGAAAAATGAGAAGGTTTACAAGTTTAGAAAAAACTATTGAACATTTTGATAGTATAGTGGGGGATATAGCTGAAATATTTTCGGTATTTAATATATCAAAAAATATATATGTAATGCAGTCGTTTAATGATTTAGATAATAAAAATTATAATAATACACTATTATCTGTTACCGCGTTTTATGTAATTTCCAAATTATATGATTTATATAAAATTAAACCGGTATTTATAAATGAAGGTGTATTTTCAAATAACATAAGTGTTGAAGTTAATTCTTTACTATATACAATTATTGTTAAGCCGTATTATTTTCATGTTACTATTACATATACAACAGCTGATGATATAAAATATATCAATACAGTTATTGCTGAAAATAGTGAGTTATACAAACATATGGGGTATAATGTTATAGTAGATTTAGTTAGTACTTTAGTAAAACCTGAAGAATTACCAAATATTATATCATCAATGAAGGGATATTTTAAAAATTCAATGTTTGAAGGTGTACCTCCAATTCAATGTAAATTTAATGATACAAAAAATTCTATATTTTTTGATAACTTTATAAAACGACGTATCGAGTATTATAAAAATTATGATGTATGTATAAGTAGATTCGTACGGACATATATGTGTAAATTTATGATAGGAACATTATTGGTAGAAACAATAGAACAGGATGTACATATAGCGTCGAAATTAGCAAAGCATTTTAATAGAAAGGTAGAAGATGTTTTATATGACATAAAGGGACGATATAACTGGTTATGCCAGCAATATATAGAAAATTGAGGAAATAAAAAACTTATTAGGAAATTAGCATTATAATTATAAAAGTACATTTGTTTAATTATATAAATGGATATAGATAAGAATTTAAAAAATAATACTAAATTATCAAATGCTTTTAAAAGCTTTGTAAAGTATTTAAGTGAATTTAGTAATAATATGGACACTACTCATATAAAGAGGCATATTCCTCATGATGCTGCAAAGGATAATAAAAAGATAGAGAATCCTTTTAAGCAAGTTAATACGGATAAAACCAATAATATGAATAATATTAATACAAAATTGAAGGTTGATAAAGATGATCAATTACTTATTCCATTTCCTGAAGATAAAAATGGTATAATATTTTCTAAATTTGTAATTGCTAATACGGATGTTCCTACGATTGGAGACACTACAATTTCTGATAAGCTTAAGAATATGACTATTGACTTCACTGTTGAAGATAAAACTATTATGGAAACCCGTCCTAATATTACACCATTAACAGTAGATAATCCAAATATTATACCATTAACAGTAGAACCAAAAATGATTGATGACCCATTTGATCCTACTAAAACGTTTCATAGAGACCGCAGGCCTTGGGAGTATGGAGAATATGATGGTATTAGTACTAAACCTGATAATAATGTTAATACATCAATAGAAGATAAAATAAAAGATGAAATTAATAAACTACTTATCGAAAATAATGATGGAAGTACTATTATTACAACTTTTGAAAAGAACCTTAACAGTATTCTTAATAGTATAAGTAAGTTCTTAAAGGAAAAGAATAAGAGGTATGGTAATTCTGCCTTAGAACCATCTAATATGTTCTTTAAAGGAAATTCAGAAGAAGGTCTTAGAATTAGAATAGATGATAAATTAAAGAGAATAAAGAACTCTGATGTATTACGAAAGAATGATATTGTTGATTTGATTGGTTATCTTATTATTCTTTGTATTACTAAGAAGTGGTTCACATTTGATGAATTTATTGATTGAAATGCTAAATAATGTTAACACCTAAAAATAAAGTCCATAAAATTTTTATTTATGGATTTTATTTTTTATCTTTGTGTCATAATAATAAAACAAATAAAATTATGGCAACTAAAGCACAAGTAGTAGAACTACAAAACCGTATAGATGAGCTTCAGTCTCAACTTGAAAAAGAAAAAGATATGCATGAAGCAGAGTTAGCACATCTTAAGGCACAAGTAGAGAAAGAAACTCTACATGCATATAAGGAGAAAGTTATCTCATTTTTCGGGGATGAACTTAAAGAGTTTATTGCACGGGAAATTAAAGAGAACCTCCAGTTAAATGATGAAATGAACTATGGTTATGGCTCAGATCGTAATACTTTAGATTTAACACTTGTTTATAAAGACAAGGTATTAGGAGATGCAGCAATTTACCAATAAATGATAAAAGGAAATACATTTAAAGTATTTCCTTTTATTTTTTCCCATTTCTAAGTGGACACCATGAAGGTATCTATAGAATATCATTTGGATTATACATAGGTGCAATAAATGTTGCACCTGTTTCTGTTTTTACTGCATTACAGTATGCTTCTTTATCACCATCATGTGGATCATGTAAAATACAATTTGGGCATTCGGTGCAGTAATTTATAACGGTTGTATGTACTATCTATGTCATATAATTATTTATTAATTATTGTATTTGTGATAATTTTGAATTTGGATATTTTGATACATCGAATTTCCACCTCCATAACCATTATTACTCTATCCTAAACCACTATATGATTGTAATGGTGTAGTTAACTTACCTAAACTACGTGCTGACATTCTATAGAAATCTGCAAACTACTCATCACTAACTGCTGCTTCTTTTTCTACATATATTTCAAGCATCCTTTGAACTATCTATGTATGTGCAGTTGGTTCCTACTATTCTAACCAATCTAATAACCAATTTTGAAACATTGTTTGTTCAGGTGCTATACATAAGAATAAACATGTTACAGATATATCATCATGTATAAGTGTTCCTTCATATGCACCTTTACTATTCTTTCCAAACTGTTCAAGCTATGTAATAGATGATATATTAGGATCTGCATTATACTATCTAATAATGGTTTGATGTTTTCTCATCATCTTTTCACCAAGTTCACAATAATAATTTTTACCATGTTTACCAGTAGTAGTTCTAAATCCATATTGATATTTTATTTTACCATCTGCTGGTTGATTTACACCATTTGGTGTTTTTATAATTACTGCTTCATAATAACTTGGATGTGACATGAATTGATTTAACCAGTTACTACCATTAAAATTCCTCTCAAATAAGATACGAACATTATCTATATCATTAAATCCTGTTTTTAATATATTAAATGCTATATATTTTGCAGCCTCTGCACACTATACCTCATCTTTATGATTATCTGCATATAAGCCAATCTATCTGTACCTAACTACATCTGTTATATTAATAGGATGTTGATGATCTCTATTTTTTTCTATACGAGCAGGTGATAATAATTCAATTTTGAATATATTAATAATATTATAATCTGCATCTTTCTTACCAGATGCTCCAGCTTCTATACCTTGTGCAGTATCAATTACAAATAAAAATGCAGAATGAAGTAATTCATAATATGTTAATCGTTCAGGATTAAAATCTGGTGACCATAATATTTTATCGGCAATTTCAGGCGGTGTATCATATAATTCAATAGGTTTGAATTCCTATTTAATTCTATTCATAAATTGAATATAATTAGAACCTACAAGACGAGTTGCATTAGATTCAAAAGATAATCCGAATTCTCGATTAAACATTTCATCACCTAAATCTTCTCGTTGTGCTCGTTCCCATTCTTCATCTCTTCCTGGAACTTCCCACCAATATACTTTGGTAGATACAAACTATTTTGTTTCTGCAATAACTTCAGGATCTGCCATATCAGATGGAACTGCTTTAGAAAATATTTTGTAAAATAAATTTCCCTTACCACGAGGGGTTGATGACATTATAATCTATGCACCACGGAATGATGACATAGTTGGATAAATTGAAGCCCAATATTCATCTATAATATTAGGTGCAATAACTGCAGCCTCATCTACATATAATAACTGAATAGAATCACCGGTAGCCGGTGTTTTTGATGCAGCTGCAGCTTTAAGTGACGAGCCATTTTCAAATTTTATTTTATTAGAACTTAAATTTATAATACCAGGTTTCATAAAGAACGGTAAACCTTCTAATACATCTTTAATTTTACTAATAATTTCCTAACCTGTTGTTGCTTTATTTGCAGTTACTAATGAAGTCTTATCGCGGTGAAATACTAAGAACCACACAAAATATGCAGCAGTTGTTGTAGTTTTACCAGACTAACGAGATGACATTACTATAATTTTTGGATATGCCGGTACAATGGTTTCAGAAACAGTATCCCATTTTTCTGACCCATATAAGTATATTAATCTTTCTTGATATTCACGTAGTTTAACAAGTGTATGTCCTTTATCATTCTTAAACTTTGCATAATGTTTTACAAAATATAAACAATCCATACTACAATGTTCAAGTACATTTCTTTCTTCATCAGTATAATCAAATATTATGCCAGCATCTCTATATTGCATCTATCCATGCCAAAAAGGGTTTAGATCTTGTTTACCTGTTTTATCTTTTAATATATTATTGATTACTTCTGTTGAATATACTTTCTATCGTTTTTCTTTTTCTGTTTGTTTATCAAGTGCATTACTTCGTATGTCTGTAGATTTACGAACTCTTGCCATATTTTAATTATAGTTTAAATAATTTCAAATATATTTATTATATATAAAAATCACATGTTTTTATAGTTTATCGTATAACTATGAAAAACATGCGATTTTGAGCTATTTTAATAGTAAAATGGAAGTAAAATATAGTAAAAACTTAAATATTTTAGGAAAAATTACTCAGTTTTTATAGCCCAGGTGGAGGGTACTGTAATTAATAAAATAATTATAAATTATCAAAATACTGCTGGTATGTCTTCCCATACTGTAACATTACCAGTCATTGAAGCATTATTAACTAATGTTTCATAATTCTATAATTTCTATTTTAATCTTAATAATATTTCTTCCACATCTGTACTACCAGTTGTATTACCTTCCTATAATAATAATGGATTTCGTGTAATAATTCCTGCTGCTTCATTACTTGCCCATGGAATCCACTCTTGTTTTGTTGGGTCGTATGCTTTAACTTTTGCCATAAATTAATTATTTTACTATATTTTCTTCTATAACTTTATCCTTTTCACAAAATATAACATTATCATATTTAGATAAATCTAATCTATCCTTATCATATGATATAGCTGTATGTTTATAATTAGGATTATTTTTTAATATATCATTAATATGATTTTGTATATTTTCTATATCATTATTATCTACTTCACCTATAACAGTTATAAGAATATCTCCATATGCAACTGTATATATATTATATTTTGTATCTTCTGGTATAGTAATTCGTTTAATAGATGATAACTTATTATACAGGGCTAAACTAAAAATAGGTAAAGATATAATATTTTCATTTAAACTATTTTTAATAGTAAAATCATCATAGTTATTATATACATTGAATATAATATGATTTGTACTATCAGATGGGTTTTCTACACCAAAATCAAATAACATATTATTACCAAAAACATTATCTGAACATTCATAATGTGTATTATCTATATATACCTTTAACCCACTATTAGATAATTTCTTTATATCTATATTATATCCTATAATAGTCTTAAATTCAGGAGTTTGTTCTATAGAAAATGTAATATTATTTTTTACTTGTATATATTCTCTATATGTTGTAACTAACATATTATTATAAAACCACTTTTCATATGTAGTTTTAATAACATTTACATTATTATAATTATCATATGCTACTCGACATGGATAATATCCTATAATAGTCCATGTAATTACATATGTAGAGGGCTCATCTAAATCAGGTATGATATTTTTAACAGGCATAATACTAACCCAATTAGCATTATCTAAGCTTAAAGGTGTATTAAATTTTGAAATATTCCTTGTATCTGGAGTTATAAGATTAATCTGAGCTTTATCCATAAAATATGGATATAATGCACAAATGCTATCATCATTGTTAGTATTCTGTTTTAAATATATCTTACCATAGTTTTCATCGATAATACCATTATAATTACTTAATACCTTATTATTAGATTTTACTATAAATTTATCTATATATGCAGCTTTCTTAATACGATTTGTTACTTTTCTATTTGGTATTTCTGCATATTGATATGATAAGAATAAACTAAATTCATCATAATTATTACTTATTATAATATCATTCCATACTTCATTATAATTTGGTAATTTATGTGTTATATTAGATGGTATACCACTCTTATGTAGTCGTATAATATAAGTGCTATTAGGTTTTATAATTCCATTTAGTTCATGGTATTGTAATTCCTTTTTATCATTTACATATAATAAGTATAAACCTGTAATATCAAGTTCATCGTCTTCAGATGTATTATATAATTCAATAAAGCCATAATCATATGCGGCATCTGGATGTGTAATATTTCCTCCTAAGTAAACCTGCGTTATTTTAAGATTTTCATTTATTATATTATTCAACTTAATTGTAGGTTTTGCTAATGCATCAGTAACATCAATTTCAGGTTTAGATAATGTAGCACTATATGTAGTAGGTGTAGCAGCATGAGTTGTTGTATTACCAGATATTTCATAGAATTTATTACTCTTATATACATACAACTTCCATTCACTTTCATCTTCATTAGATGCAAATATAATTTCCCCATTTACTAAATTTAATGGATTATTTTGGAAATCACTAAATTTTCCATATTTTATTCCAATATTTGTTACAGTATGTGGTGGTTGATTTGTAAATGAAGAATGTTGTCCTACTGTGTAATCACCAGCTATAATACCACTATTAATTATACCACTAACTTTTTCATATTGATGCTGTAATGCAGCAACTTGAGTAGTTAATAAATCATATTGAGATTGTGTTGCAGGTATTCTACCTGTTGTAATATCAATCCATAATATATTCTTAGATGCAGGTTCTGTATCCTGTACTGCGACTTCTGAAAATCCTATTGGATACCATCCAGTTTGTCTTGATGTACCTACATAATACATGTAATATGTTTCATTTTCTTTCACATAGCATATATTACCAGGATATAATCTATTATCCGGGATATTACTTAAATCTGCAACAGTATCTACAGATTTCATTGCACCTTTTACATCTTCTGATTGAGTAATAGGGAATGTTTCATTTTGTGGTTTTAATATATCTCCTACTTTAATTGCCATTTTTACTGAAATTCAATGATTATATTTTTATTACGAGTATTAAGTTTCTATATTGTACGGTATAATGTATATTGTACAGGATAATCATATAATTGTAAACTTATTTGACCAACCTTTTCAACACCACCTGCGAAGCCCTTAGCATCACCTTGCTCATATATATAGAAAATAGCGTCAGGTTTATTATATAATGTAAAGTATACATGTTTATTATCATTACCAATGGTAGTTGTAAATTTATTACCAGAAAGATTTATATTTTTCCTTCTACTGTTATCTTTGAATATATTAATTATATCTGTATTTGATAAAGTATTAGATTCATCTACCATATAATATAATTCTGTATTACATGTACATACCATATTTGTTATATAAGGTGAAGGTGTTACATTACGAGAATCTTTAAATGTTGTGCTAACTTCTAACCTCTTTACAATATTATTTGAATTACCACTTGTTAATACATTATACTAAACTACATTAGTAACTTGTCCATCATATTTAGTAATTAATTTAGATGTATCTGGATAATTATAATTATTATAAGTCCAACCAAATGTAATGTTTTCATTTTTACCATTAATGAATGAAGAAGGAACAACTCGTGGAGTTACGTTCACGGCTTGTGGTGCTACATAATACTTATCTTCTAATAATATTGTTATTGCTTTTTTAAGAGATGTTATATCAGTAACAGGTGTATTTTTTACTGATATACCAGTAGAATTATCATATAGATACGTACTTTCATCATGAATTGTTTTATATACTGCTGATAGATCTGTACCTACAGAATCTCTATTTTCCTTTAACCATGTTGAAACTTCTAATATTTTATTATTAACAGAAGTATTTAAATTATCTATATTCTAATTTATTCCATCTACTGCCTTTTTAGCATCTGTTCTTGATTGGTAATTATTAGAAATATCAGTTTTAGTTAAATATGTACTATTAAAATTATTGCCATTTACATAGAAATTTTCTATTTTAAATGGATTATCAATAATAAAAGAATCTCCTTCACTATGACCAAATTGCATTAGATTTCCATGCGGATCTTTATAATATATTTTCTTTAATATAACTGAATCTATATCTAATGTACCATTTGAAGCATCTATAGAAGATTTACCAGTATTTGGATTTGTAACAACTTTTAAATACCTATCATCATAACTTTCTTGACTAACTACATTCCCATTATCATCATATTGTATATGACCAGCAAATAAGAATTTTGTATTATGTATTCTTAATATACCAGTTTTAAATGTAGATGTTTCTAATATAATATCACCCTATTTAGCATATTCTTGTTGTAATAACTAATCCGAATCATGCTACCGTGAATATACAATATTAGTATATGTTGATGGATTTATATATGTTACAATTGGTTTCATTGTATATGATTAGAAATTATATATGAGATTTCTAAATATTTATTAAAATAAAAAGAGTTACTCATTCATAAGTAACTCTTTTTATTAAATTATTGGCTAACTTCCCATATCCAGTCAGATGGTAATGTTCTAAGTATTGACCAGTTTGTGATATTAGCTGCACGCATACCTCTAAATGCACTACCACGCACTGCCGGATTATTTTTAATACGAGGTATATTCCAAAATTCTGGTACAGCACCTTTTGCATTAGATTGGAATTCTAAGAAACCACTAACATTTGTGAATGATTGTAATCTACCTACATCAATACAAGTTGGTATTTTATTTAAGAATGAACCACTTGAATTATAGTTATTAAACATATGGTTAATATCTGATAATCTTAATGTATTTGCAAATAAATTATCATCAGGTACTTCTGTATATATCATATGCGCAAACAATGATTGAGCAGAAACAAGTTTGGTATTATTCTTAAATAAATCTTTAATATAAACCTACCAGAATGTTGGAGTATATGCAAATAATCCATCTACTGTACTAAGTTCTGTTAATTTATCGAATAATGTAGTTGGATATATAACTGCATTCATATCATTAGTATCCTGATACCATGTATATGGTGCAATATTAACCCCACAAAATACATTAGTTAAGGCACGCGTCTTTATTACAGGATCAAATAACCAAGGGCAGATTCTACCATATATACCGTACTTACCAGCTTGTGCTATACCAGTATATAATTGTCCCGATACATTACCAACAGCATTACCCACTGTACAATAACCTGAACTACCTTCAAATGCATTTCTAATATCAGCGTCCTAAGTACAATCAGTAAAGTAATCTGGTGGGCATAAGTAATATGTAGTATAGAACTTATCAACATCACCATTTGGTGCTTGCCATTGTTCATCACCAGATTTTGTAAGTACTGTAGATTTATACTACTTTTTGTCATTTTCATCTTCAAATAATTCTGGAGATACCGTATATGAAGCACTACTTACATTTCCACCAAATAATATATTACTTGCAATAGGAGTTACTGATATATAAGTACCGTCAGGACCCTTAGTTGATGCTCTTTGAATAGTTTTATAAATTTCAGATTGTTTTATAAAATCAATATTCAAAGGATTACCGTCATGTCTATTCTTATTAAAAATGAATTGGAACGGGTCATATGATTCATTTTTTCTAACCTATGTAGGAGAATACCCAGCATTCACAACTAATTTTAATTTATATTTAGGATTTACCTATGAACCTACATTTATCATACTCATCGTATACATCTGCAAATTCTATGTCTTTGAAATATATTCAATAGGATCATAATCAGGATTATCTATATATAAATCACGAATATATGTACCTTCTTCTTGCAATGAACCATTAGTAACTTCAGGATTAACCGTAATATACTTTAATTTCTTTAAGTCTTCTGGTTTCTTAACTAATTTATAAGGTCCAGTATTTTTACCATAGAAATTAGATACAGCATGCTTCATATTAGCAATAATAGGTTTAGTTACATTATATGGTGCAATACTTGGTGTTGTTGATCCTGATAAATTAGAAACGTTTTCATCTCTAACATATTTCACTCCATCTATAGTAAATCCTAAATTCCTAATATCATATTCATAATCAGAAGATGTAGGTTTAGTAGAGAACCAACCATAATCATCTGTAAATAATGACTGATAATCTTGTACTGCTTTATCATATTCAGTAGAACTTACTTCTGTATGAGCAGATAAGAATGTAGTTTTATTCTATGCAGGTGTAACTATATTATTAATTGGTATATCATAACTTAAATTATTCAATACTGTGGCGTCACTGCTCATTTGTGAATAACCGCGGAAATACCATTTATTATTAACTAATAACCAGTAATTTTCATAATTTTGTGTATTATAACCTTTTAACTTATATAGTTTACAACCTTTATATACTACATTGTTTACTACTACAATTAAAGATTTATTTACAACTTCATAATTGTTAATATCAAATTGTTTCAAGCCATATAATATACCATTATTCACAACACCTGGACCATATCCATTTTTAGCTTGTCGGGTAAGTTGTCGTTTCTAATAGAATAAACCATATGGAATACTTCCAGTTTTAACATAGCAATCATGATTATTATGTACTTCATGTATTTCAGTAAATGCATATGCACAGTTAGTAATATTACAGTCATAAAAACCATAAGGTACCAATTTTACATGCCATCTCTAATCAGAAGTCTTATAATCATTATCTAAACCCTAGCCAAGATTTCTAAATATACCTTCAATATCACGAAGGTTCTTCATGCCTGCAAACATAGATTTGCTCTAATCTTGACCATATAAATTATCTTGATCTGTGCCAGATGGTATAGGTAATGTAATATTCAAATCATTATCTTCAGCATCGCCCCCATATCGCATACCCATAAAGAACTATGGAATATCATATATCTACTTATTATTCCTAAATATTTCATATGGGAATAACTTCATATGAGGTCTTGTTTCTGATGCAAGAGGTAAAAACCATTTACGCGATGCTCCACCACAAAATGAAACATATAATGTATTTCTTTCATCATAACTATTTGATACAACTGCGGCATTTCCACTATATGTAATTTGTGTTAAATTAGTTAATGGTAATAATAAATCATTATCAATAAAAATTGGTAATGTTTTTGACCCAGTTGGGTTTAAGGCCTATGATGTTATACCCGAAGCATTTAATACATTACGACCTTCACCTTCACTATCAGATAAGAATTTATTAATAACAAAACTCTATTGTAATGAAGTTAATGTAGTACTTGGCAATTTTAATATATTAGATATTGTTACATCATTTAACATACCAGTGCTATCACCACCAAAGTAATGTATCATTTTACCTATACCTGTAATATCACTCATATAGTTATTAACCGCTCTCATATTAGGATGTTTATAGAACAGAGGCGTAATTTCTATATAAGTTTCACCTGTAGTAGGTTTAGTATCTTGTACTCTTAATACACTATCATTTCCACGTACTACATATTTCTAATCAAAGTACACTATAACATCACGGCCATTAAGTACTGTATCTATATTTTCTATAAGTGGACAATGTTCTAAGAACTCGGATGAAACTATTGCACCTTTAGTAGGAGTTGTTTTATTACCATTATAATTATTAGTATTATCAACAGTATAAAAACGATTTGACATCCAATCAATATTAGTAATTTGATAATCTTTAACAGTGGCACTTGGTGAATCAAATAAAAACCTATCAATATAAACGGTAGTTGCATTAGGATTATTATATGAATAAAATGCATATGATACATTAGTACACTTAATTAATGGAGCAAATAAACCGTCATAATTAATATTACTAATTTTACGAGTTGACATATTATTACCACTAAATGAGTGACTATATAATGGCCCGCATACACCACAATCTTGAAATAATCTTGCTATACTTACAACTTCATTACACCATTTAAATAACTAACGCTTTAATGGTTTTTGAATATTTGTAGTAATACTATCACAATCTTGGAACATACTGCCTAAATCAGTAACTGATAAATTCTGATTTGTGCATACAGGTTTCATTCTACCAAATATATAATATACATCATCTATTGAAATATCTGAACTATCACAATTAAAGAATGTACAATGTAGTACGTTTCCCCATATTGTAAAGTTTGTAACATTATCTCCTTCAAACCATACTTTATCTCCATCATTAATCATTGCAAGCTAATAATCATTGCTATTATTAGTTAATATATCTTGTGTATTTTTTTGAATTAATGTTTTATAATTATTATTGATAGACAAGTTTCTAAAATGATTAAAAGTATTACTCTATAATGCAATATGTCCATATATTCGCTTTATTCTGCTATTTATATTATACATGAATCGCCAACCCTAACGTTGATCTATGCGTGTATTATTATATTGCGTAGGATAAGGTACAAATGGAGTATCTTTCGTATTAGGGAACCTTAAATATTCTAACCCTGCATTATTAGTTAAATTTAAATAATCTGTTTGGATTGTAGAGTCAGGTACTTTAGCATAGTTTATATGATCTAATATAAACTTCATCGGTGTTAAATCCAATAATGTAGTAGGATCATTAGTTTCTATAGCACTATATTTTAAACTACAAACATTAGAATTTGCTAAATTAAGATATTCCAAATCAGTTAAACATGAATCTACTGCAGTATGATATATTACTACAGGTACTTTCCATGTTACATTATGCAAATCTAATCTATTTAAATTTGAAGCACCAGCAAGATTTATATTAGCATCTGCTCCTGATTCTCGTACTGAAACGGTAGTGTCATTTGGATCAAAGTCATTAGAGAAATTAATATTCCTTAATTTAGGTAAATTAGTTAAACTAACCTATGTTAATACTTGATGATTAGTACATATTATACTATCTAATGCAGGGCATGAACCAATATTTAAGGTAGCCAAGTTTGGTAAGTTACTAATATTTAAAGTCTTCAATTTTAATATTGACTATAAATCTAATAAACGTAATGACGTACAACCAGTGAAATCAAGATTATCTATAGATGACTATGATTTAATAGTAATAGAACCTAATGCTGTACAGTTAGTAACATTTAACTATTGCATTACACCTGATTCTGGTAAGGTTAAACTGGTGATACATGAGTTACTTGCATTTAAGGTTAACAATTTTTTACATGCACTTAAATCAAGATCAAGTGCACTTGTAGTGGTATCAGAAGCTGTAACTTCAGCAAACTATGCATTTGTTAAATCTATATGTCTTAATGAATTTTCACCATTGTATGAATATACAGAAAGGTTAACTGCATTAGTTCTATCCAAACGTTTTTGATATGCAAAATCTAATGATGTTATAGAAGACATACCAAATAAATCATGTTGGTTCTACATCACAAATGACGCAAACCCTTCTAATTTTTGAATATTTGGACTACCATATATTGCAATCTGTGTATTATTAGAATCCTTAAAATATGGTAATTTTATCTTTGTATCTACATCATTCTTAATATAGAAACGGTATTTAATATCAGAAGAACCTGAACTATTACCACGTTGGAAACGATATATACCTGGTTTAGAAACATTCATAATTAACTGTATACCAGTATCTGTATTAAATGCTTCATCACTTACTTTACTATTACCACCAGATGCGCCATATGTAGTAAATAAGCTGTTTGATAAGTAATCAAACTTAACATCTGGAGTTTCTGTTTTAATATCAAATACAGAATCTAAGAAGAATAATCGTTTATCTAACCATTCACGTACATTATCAGAACGTTTACCATGTAACATACCGATATTAGCAAATCTCTTAATACCTCCTGAACCAGATGGATCATATTTTGCAAGGTACTTAATATTATAGTCAACATTATACAATAACTCACCTGCACTACCAACTTGTTCATTAAAATACTTCATGAAATCATCAACATTCTTTAATAATGTAGTACGTATAATTCCCCAAAAATATTCATAATAATTCTTATATGTAATGCCATGGCCATCTTCATTATAGATATTAGTATATAAATTTCTAAGGTAATATAAACTACCAGAATCTTCAAACATCTACCATAACCAGCCATTAACTTGGTCAAATTGCCCATCAATACTACCATCTATAATATTAAAAGATTCTTGTGAACCATATCTATCATTTACTGGTTGATATACATTAGTATATGCCGTAGGTTGTACATCTTGATTACCCGTATTTGATATAGATAGAGCTGTGTCAAGGTCATAAAAACTTAGGTACCATTTACCAGTTGGTACGTTTCTACCATTTGTATCTACTTTACTACCCACATTCCATGAACGGAATACACAGTTTTTTCCAAGAGAATCAACAAGACCGAATAACATTACAATTAAGTAATAACCAAATACATTAGTCATACATAAGCGTTCTCCTACTAATTCATCAAAAATAAGTTCAAATGATGACTATGTTAATGAATAACCTTTATTTGTAACATTCCATTTACGAGCATTTGCATCCCATGCTACAGAATACTATGGGCGTGATTCAGAGTTATTCCATATAGTACCTGCTATTAATTTTGTTAATGCACCCATAGATGCTCTGGCTGTTGCATTACCAGCACTTGGCCCTTGCGCAGTTCCGTCATATTTCCAATCACCCCACATATCAACCATAGAAATGTCTTCTTGTGCAAACAAGCGCATTTCTTCAGTCATATAATTATTATTAATCTCATATGAGAATATCTAATTAGGTATAATGGTTTTACCTCCTCCTGATATAGCTTCATCTGCATTATATGTATGATATGTAGTTACAACTGCAGGTAATGGATATTCTTTCTGATCACTTGCATCCTAACGGAAACTATAATCTTTAAAGAATTGGAAACCCATATTATAATATGAAGCACGTCCAAGGTTAAATGAATATATACCTAAACAATCTTCCTGAGTTGAATCTGCAAATGTTACTAATACAATACATTGGAAACCTTCAAGTGTTAATTTAACACTTGGTCCATATTGTGAGATTTGATTATTTGAATCTCGTTGAGTTTTCCATTTATGTGTAGGTTTATGTGTATCAATAGGAGGATTAGCATCCACTACATTATATGCAGGTGGTTGCTCAAGTATAGTTCCAGCTGCAACTTCATTAATCCAACGTCCAATAGTAGCATTATTAGCATGGGCAGAATCAACCATATCACACTTTAATGTATATGCATTTTCCGGGAACCATGTATTTTTAACTTGTACTAATCGTGGCTATAATGTATTAGCATCTGTACCAAATCCAATTTCCAAGTTCTTTGAGTAATATCCTTTTGTAGATGTACCTTGAATTTGTACATTACAGTCAGTTAAATGTAATGTATTACCAGTAGTAGGGTCAAACATATTAAATTCAACATTAATGAATTTATATGTATTAGGGTTAATTGTATGATAATATTCTCTTGTAAATTTCTAACCAGCTACTTCATTGGTAATACTATTGGTACAGTTAAGATATACAACAGGCATTGGACATGCTGCTGCCATACCAACCAAAGCATTCCATGATAAACCACCTTTACTATTCAATGAATAGAAGTTTGATTGATTATCCCATAAACCACATTTCTTTGTTGTTGTACTGGTAAAGAAATTTAATGCTAAATCTTTAAAGTATGTATCAAAATCAGCAACACCCGCAATATTTTTATTAGATATAGCTTTATTATGCAAATAATTAAGCACAATATCACGGTCATTTAATGGTTCTTTATAAAAATTAATATCATAAAAATTTACATCTACATATTGATCTCTATAATTTGTATTTGCACTTAAGTTTGTATTATAACGACATGCTAAATAAATCTATGTATTATCACTAATGGTAGGTCTAATTACATCACCTGTAGCAGAAGTAAGGTCAATTGCACCTACAATAATACCATTACAGAAAATCTTTATAATAGAAGATGTATCTGTAATATCAGCACTATTAACATCTTTATATGTTTTATCATAAACTATATCAATAGTATTGACACCATCATCTGTTGTAATAGGTGCAGTGTATTTAATATTGTCAGCAAGATTTATTTCTACTGCATTTAATGTAATTCTAATACCATGGAATGTTCCTTCTGGATTATCTCTATTAGCACGGTCAAAATAACCTATCTAAACAATAGTACCATGTGTATATGGCATTTTATCAGCCTTAAATGTAAAGGACATTGTAAAGCCTGTATATGAATCAGAGCGAGCCCAGTTATCGGTTGGACTCCATGGGCGCATATCTATTATACCATATGTTTCATTTTGATAACGTAGTTTAGACTATTTGCGTTTTTTAGTATCACCGTTATACTCAGTACTATTATTAAGTAAACCGCAGTCAGTTCCATTAACATTGAATGATTGTAATGTATTAGTAACTCGTTCTGGATTTATTTTACCATATATTACATTAGAAGTCCATTGTATCTTAGGATTACTTTTTTCACGATTAACAACCTCTAACCAACCATCATCTTCTATCTACCAATGAGCAAACTATAATCCACCATCACCAGAAGTAATAGGGAACATATCTCTACCACCTGGCTTAACTTTTAAATAATATTTTTTAGTATATAATGTTTGTTTACCTTCTGCAAGCGCATATATAAGAATTTCATACACATCACCCGTTTCAGTTTCAGGTTCAAATCGAGAATAAGGAAAAGAAACAGGAACTAATTTTTGTGTACTTGCCTATATAGATACACCGTCCTTACGGAATGCATATATTTTTTCAATTTCTGAATTATAATTTTCATTTCTCTATGATTTCCATGCACCTACCACATCCATATATGTATCTTTACGCATATTATGTAAAATAACTGCATATTGAAATGAATGAACATTTGTTTGTGCAGCAAAGATACTGAAAGACATAGTACCCAATGCAGTCTATACTTTATCTGTAAATGCTGCATCTCGTGAAACAGTATAAACTTCTTCTGGTACCAAATCTGAAACTGATAATACTAATGTATCTGAACTTGCTTTTACGATATGAATTGTTAACTTATCAGAAGTTTCACCTGTACTTGCACGCATCATCGCATTTAGTACATAGTTGGTTTGACTACTATTTACTAAATCTATATTAAAATTTTCTTTATTAATTTCTACTGTAATTGGCTTACCCGCAGTACTGTTAAACTATCCTATATTAATAGCAAGAGATGAACCTATTGTATCAAAATCACCACCATTTGTGCTATTCCATAATACAAGCGTAATATCATTAGAATATATTTTAGAGAAACAGTTAAATGATAATGTATTTTTAGCACCTGCAATAACAGTAACAGGGGTTTGGCCTAATAATCTAACAGCCATACCAGTATCTTTTACAATAACAGTATACTAATCTATTTGACTATCTTCACTATCAACTAAAATAAAATCTAAACGGTGATATAATACATTAGCATCAAATTTAGTTAAATCATCAATGGTAATACTTTTAGTTTGTTTTGACACAGTCATTACCTTTTTAACAGGGGCATTAAAATTACTATCAAGATATACATTTAAAGTATATGTATTAGTCTTTGCATCATCAATAAAATAATTCAATTCTAAGTTCTATTGAATTGTAGTATACAATATATTTTGGCCTTCTGCATCTTGACGTACTTGATCTGCTGCACCGGTAATACCTAATATCTTAAATTTAGCATTACTTGTAGTTCCACCTCCGTTACCGTTGCCATTTCCACTTCCGCCGAGTGTACCATTTTGAACGACCCAACTTAAATTACGTTTAGTTCGTTTAATATCTTTTTTTAAGTCTAATAATACTTCCGTAAGTGATTGCTCATGTTTTTTAGGATCTTCTAATATAAGCTAATCTGTTACGGCTATATTATCACTATTCTCTGTTGAAATAGCTTCCCATTGCTGGGTATCTTTATTGTATACTTTTGAAATCATATAAAAATAAAAATCACAACGAATTTTTATATTTATTATAATTCGCTGTGATTTTATTTACGTTAGTTAGTAGGTTTATGTGTTAAAGAGTACTTCATATGCTCAAAGTTTTAACATAATCTGGAACTTTAGTAGAACGTACATATACTGTAACATAACCATCATCATTTCTCCGCACTTTATCATTACTTAATGTGATTTGATTAGTTGAATCATCAATTGGCATTGGAGTCATATCTTTAGATGTATATACTTCAGCACCTTTTAAAGATTCTCCTATATATGTTACTGTAATTGTTACAGTACTATACCCATTTGAAACAGTTTCACTGTTAGTACTAATATTAAATGCAGCATAAGCATATTCAGTTTTCATATTATCTGCATATGTATCTAAATTAATATGTGTATTACTACTTGCATAATATGGTACAGCTGCTTTTAAGTTTGTATAAATTTCACTTAATGATGCATATTCCATTACAATAGGTACATACTTATTAGAAGGAGTTGTTAATGTAGCAGGATATAATGTAGTTGGGCTATATTTACCAATATCCTATAATGTAGGATAACTATTAAATGTAAATCCCTTACCTTCTGAATCGGTTTGCCATATATTAGACAATGCATTACTTTGATATGTTAATGTATCCTATGTAATTTTATATGTCATATAATATGGACGGCACTGCGCCGGATTTTCACGGGTATCTTCCTTTTGTCCAGTAGGTTTATTTTCAGTATATGGGGTATATTCAAATTCCCATGGAATAAATCTACCTGGTAATTCTTTATTAGATTTATGTTTATAACCAGTAGCTTGACATGTTACATAGCCAGGAGCTGTAATTTTACCGAATTGCTTCCATGCACCCAATGCACGATTAACTTTGCCATCTTGTGTATTGTCATCCCATGCATCTAAATTAGTATTTTCTGGATCATTTGCAGGTACTTTATAATCTGTATCTTCTGGGTGATTTGTCCATTTAGTAAAATAATTAGACCACCCTAAATCAGCACTTTTACCTGTAGTATATGGAATAATTGGACGGTAACTATATATACCACTTCCGTCTTTTGCAATATTTTCATATACTGGCTTAGATACTGCATGAGTATGTTTATGTCCACCTATGCATAATCTTATACCAGTTTCTTGACAAAAACGTGAGAACCAGAATGTATTTAAATTAGCATTATCATCATATAATGGATTATTCCAGAATGTATTATTATAAGGGTAATTTAATTGTGAACCTGAACGATAACCTTTTATACCTATATTACCATTAGCGTCTTGATACTTTTGTTGTCCGTCTCTTGTAAAATAAGATTGTATCTTCTTAAACGTCATAATGGTGAAAGGACAATCATGTACTGTAGCAATTCTCCATCTAATTGGATTATTATTAGTCTTACCATTATTACCCCCATTAACCTTAGCCATATCAGCATATGCCCAACGTCTAATATGTGGCATTAACAATTTCTATGTACCTGTTTCCATTCCATAGATAATAACATTACAAGATTCAATTGCGGCACGCTTTGTATCTACTACTTCAGAATTCATACAAATAAAGTGAGTATTACCATAATTAAATGAATACATTGAATCAATAAAGGCATCTACTGTTTTTTTACCATCTGTAATTGTAAAAAGAGGTGGATTAGTTTCATCAATCTCGAATGTATAGAACCATCTATATTGATTATAATTAATCTTTTCTGCATCGGTTCCTTTTGTTTCATTAAATAAGTTACCTGGTCCTAAATCATTATTACCAATAACGCACATTTCTACATAATCTTTTAATGAAGACCTACCATTATAATAATCAATCCATTCAGATAAACGATTACCATCTTGCGTCATATCACCTGTGTTAAAGGTAAAATCAAATCCTTTATCACCACATACACCATTACCTCCTTTAGTTTCCTATTGGGCAATTTTTTCACATGATAAACGATGCATTTCATATTCATTCCAGTTAAAACCCTGTTGATCTGTTATCTATACAAAGTTCCAACCAGTAGTTTCAAGTGTTGCATCATCTTTTACCTCGAATTGATATTCTTCACTAATATAATTTTCAAGTGATGTACCAACTCTATACTTATAAACACCTGGTGTTAAATTTTTAATAATTACCTTATGAACGGTAAAGTTAGTACCGTCAACACCTTCCATATGAATACGATTATATGCTGCTGCACGTACTTTAGAAGTTTCACCATCCATTGATTGTATAACACCTGGATTACCATTCCACATTCCACAACCTACATCATAACGATAGATATTATTCTTACCTGCATCTACCCATACCTAATCTTCATTATATCCTATCCCATTTCTATCTAAGAAGATTTTATTTTTACCCATCTAATCAACGCGAGTAATCCATAGGTATTCATCTTGATAACTTGTTGAAATCCAATTAAAGCAACGTGTTGCACCAGTTAATGTTACTTCATTACCATTAACAATTTCTTTATATGATTGCTTTGGCACTGTAGCTTGTCTACCAAATGTACATGTAACATAATTAGGAATATCATCACGAAATTTAGATTTCATTGTATATATATTCTTTTTCTCATTAGATGCTTTTGGACCATAATCTACTACATTTAATAATGGCAAATCTTTTTTATCTAAGTCAATATATGTCCACATTGTACTATTTTTACGGTTCTTAAATGACCCCATTTTATCTGCTGCTGTAGTAGGATCAAATTGATAATACTTAAACATTAAACGGTTTTTACCAAAAGTACCACATGCACCACCTTCGTTTACCGCAATGGCATCAGTACCTGTTCTATAAAAACCTGCAACTTCTACATAACCACGTGGAACTATTGTTGAATTATTCCAGTCTAAGATACCAGCTGCCGGGTTTGCTTTAAATGATGGAGAATATGCTTCAAATGTAGATTTATCACCTACAAATAAGTAAAATGCACATTTTTCATCAGAGAATTTCTTTAATTCTTTCCCAACTTTCCACTCAATATCACAATTCTTAACTTTAATTAAGGTATAATTACTATTAATTACAGAACATTGTGCACCTCTGATAAGATATGATGACCCAGCTTTAATAACTCCACGTAATTCAAGTACATCCCATTTAATACCGTCTTCTGTATATGCTAAAGATACACCATTTAATGAAATATCTTCATCATTAACATTACTTAATTCTACATAATTATGTGAACATCTACGATAATCATGTATATCTGCATTACCACCTGCAAATACGCTATTAATATATACCTTTTTAATAGCACTTCCTGTACCTGCGCCAGTTGCTTTCATACCATCTTGTTGATGTTCAGATGGTAGGCCTGTAATTAAATCATCAGAAACTTTCTATTTTATATCACTCCATGGATATACTTGTATACTACCATCTTCATCTACCTTTGCTTGGTATTGACCTCCACCCATATTAAGGTAATTAACTTCTAATTCATTTGCACGTAATAACTATTTAATAGTAGCACTGGTAGCAGATATATTACCATCTTCTATACGTACATCACCATTACCATTTGGATTGGTATCAGTAGGTTTACCTTTTACATTTATATAGGTACTAACGTCTAAAAATTCTGTATTCATAATAGTTGTATTTGGATCTTCTGTATTTGGGTTTTCCGGGTCTATTGGAGCGGGTCCACCACTGCCTGTTATTAATTTTAATGTTCCTTGAGTTTTTATATATAATTGTTTTGTATCTGTACACCATAATAATTCATTATCTAAAAAATATGCTTTATTTGCTTGCATATCTTCTTTTTTACCGGCTTTAATGCAAACATGTGTTACATTAGGGATATATTTTTCAGTAGGTTCAAGTGGGGCAGTACCATTATTATATTTCCAATTTTTGATTTCATATGTAATTGCATCACCATAACCAAATATACATGAAAAATCAATAGGTATATTCTAATTACCTTTAATAGCATAACTTTTTAATGAAAAAATAATATCATCAGGATTATAATTATCTAATGCACTAACAGAAGTAACGAATAATTCAGATTCTGGTTTTAATGTATTATTAACTTTAGATAATGCAAAAGTTTCATTTCCTACTTTTAATTCTATAATAACATCAGAAATGGTTTCATCTGTCATATAAGTTTTATCAAATGAAGTAAGAAATGCAGTATATTTTACATTAACATCATAAAAAAATTTAAGTTCTTTTTTCTTTACTGAAAACCCATGAGTTTCTTCATATATAACATGTGAACCATCTGTAATAGATTCAGGTGGAGTTTCAACAGATCCTAATGTAGCTGCTGTATTATTAAAGAAATCTCCACTGTTTATTTGATTTTCAAAAGCATATTTAAAGTAATTAACTTGCTTCTATAATGCTCTAATATCTGACACCATACTGTTTATTAACTATGGTGTATAAAATTCATTTGATAATCTATCACCTGTAGTATCAAGCCATAAAGCTGAGGTATCTTGCGGTGCGGTATCACCTACTATAATCTAATCAGAAAAACTTTTCTTCTATACATTCCATTTATGTTCTGGTGCATTATATACCATATAAGTCTTTAATGAACTTACATAACATAATGCACCGTCTTTAAGATCACTAGTATCGATACTATCTAAATTATCTAATGTATCTACCTATAATATTCCACCGCCAGAAGAAAATGGTTTCCATTCTGTACCGTCTAACTGGTAATATTTTTTCTCACTTACTACATAAGCTAACATACCATTAAGTAAGCGAGCTGGTTTTATATCATTTAATTCAGCTTTTGTTTGTACAGTATGCAATCCGCCCTATATATCATTTGCTATAGATATAGGGTAAGTTTTACTTCCAGGGATAAGAGTAGATGCTACTTTGATTGCCATGTATTTTTAAATAGTGTTTTTAATTATATTTGTGTTAAAATATTTATTAAACTATAACAGTCCAATTACCAGTTAAAGGATTTTCTGAACGATATATATAATAATCTACGGGTTCATGTCTATCTGAATCACTAACTAAATCTAATTTAACAACTCCTAAATTTACTAAACCCCCGGTTCCAAGTGGACTTGTACCTGTTTCATAAATTTGCGTTTTATCACTATCTATATTATGATATGATATTATATAGATATAATACTCAGTAGGTCCATCACCTAATGAAATGGTTTGTTTTGTAGTATTATCAACACGGCCATATGTTAAGATATTAGTAGGTTTTAATATATCACTACTACCTTGTATATCTGTAATAGTATTTAAACCGTGTATATCTTTTGTAATATATTGTGGTTTTATAATCTTCATTGTTACCTTTGTATTAATATTAGTAGGACCATTATTTTTGGCATCTTTATAATTAGTTTCTATAATTACAGGTACTTGAATATCAGAAGTTGGTATATTCTATAATGCACTAAAATTCGTTGTATAATTATGTCCTGTATTATTTTTAATAGTATCTTTTATATTACTTCCACCATTAGATAATGTTTGGTTATCACCTAATGCAACTTTAGTTAAATTATCAATATAATTATTAACTGTTAATGTAATAGTCTAATGAACATCAGGTTTACTACCATACATGAATGTAGGATTACTTAATTGTACTGTATAATTAATAGGTACAGGAGGTTGATAATAAAAGTCATCCCATAACTTCTATAAACTTGGATCTTTAACTACCATTTCTCTTATTAATTTATAAATACCAGTTGCATTAATATTATTAGGTTTATCTTCATCATGACCTATTTTAGTACTAATATCAGTTAATGTAGTATTAACAGTATCGCAACAATTATCAATATATTTGTATATACCAGTGCCATAAGCTTTAGGATGATACCCTGTATTTTTTTCTTTACCTATTAATGTTAATACATATTGCATACAAAAATTAAATGCTTCTATACTAACACCTTCTGGTAAGGCATATATCTCTGTATCATTTAATCTATTAGCATTTCTATTTGTTATTCTAATAATGTTATTTTTAAATTCATCTAAATCTTCTGGTAAATCCCTTTCTAAATATCCTAATGAAATATTATAAATATTAGTTAAACGCATAAAATTAAATCTATTATTATGTGTAATTAATAGTTGGTTTTTTTCATCTATTATTATATCATATGGGTTTGTATTCATTTGAGCACTATATATATAACGTACTCTTTTATTAGTATCGTTAACATCATCAATACTCATACCCCCATTATTATAAGATGAATTATGTATTCCAACTCTGGTATATTTAAAATTAACTGGATTTAATGACATTTATATTTTATAAATTAACATTTAACTATTTATTTACACTATATATATAAAAGATAACTTGCAACCCCTACGAATCTCTGTCACTTTTTATATTTTAATTAGTAAAATAAAAGGTTTCATAACTCAAATTAAGTTATGAAACCAAATGTATATTAATAATATAAGTAGTAAAACTTATATATGTTTTAATTAATGACGATATGCATTTTTGGTTCGTTGATTCTTATAGTGCATTTGTCCCTTCTTCTTATTAGAATAACTATCACTCTTCTTTTTCTGAAGTTTAATACCCAATCCTGTAAATGGTGTAATACCAGCTTTATCCAATAAGTAATTTACTTTATCAATTAATGCAGCTTTATCATGCTTTAAAAGATATAAAAGTACACTATAATCATTTGAAAGTTTATGATTAATCTTATATTTACCCATATCAGCATTAGCATTTCGTAATTCTCTGTTTGGTGTTAAAACAATATAATCAAGTACATCTTCCTTTATAGTTTTATCACCTAATGTATAAGTAGCATCTTTAATTTCTCTACCACACAATAATAATCCTTCTACCCCCGAATCAAAGATTACAAATTTACCACCATCCCGTTTAATGGACTGGATTACATCTTTCTTAATTTTATCATATGCACTTTCAACTTTGAAACTCGTTCGTGTTGATTTTACATTTAACTCCTTTTGATTCACAAGTTTTACTTCTTCTACCATATAGTTTTTATATTTTAAAATAAATTATTTTCAGATTTCTTTAAGTTTTGATACCATACATTATCTTCCTTGTCATTAAACCATCTAATAGTTGGCTCACCCTTATATCCTTTTTCCCATACATACCAGCAGAAGCAAAGTGCACTACCACCATTTTCTCCTTGTTTACCTCCAAAATCTCCATTCTTTGCACACCTCATTCTATTAACAGAAACATATATATATTTTGGTGGGTATTCTTTAAAAAGTTTTTCTCTACTTTGACTTTCAAGGAATTGTACTTTAAGAAATGCTGCAATTTTACTACCATCATTAATTAAAGATAATGCATGTGTTACAAATTCAGTGGCTAATGAATATGGCGGATTCATTATAATATCACCATTCCATTTCTCATTAGTATTTAAAAAATCTTGTATTTCTATTCCAGGTACTCGCTCAATAATATCAGAACACCTAACATTAAAACCATGTTCTTCTAAAACATTAGCCATATGTTTCATCCCGCATGATGGTTCCCATATATCCTTTTGAAATTCATTATAATGTTTCAAAAGTAATTCAACTGCTTTTGGATCTGTTGCATAAAAATCTTCTGCTTGTCTATCTGCATCTGTATGATTAGATGCACCTAAAAGTAGCCCTAATGTTTTACTATTCCCCATTGTCTTCTGATAAAATTTTATAGGTCCATGTCATTTGTAATTGTTTACATAATTCATCATTTTCATTAATACCCGTAACTACCATAGTTAAAAAACGAAATAAACGATCTACTAAACATGGCTATCCAAAATCTATGTTTTTGTATAAATCTATAACAATATGATTTTTAAGTATACATTTATTATAATCAAGATCTTTAAAAAAGTCTTTATTATTTTCTGTTACATTTATAACAGACCCTTTAAAAATACAGAATAGATTTTTTGTATAATTTGTAAATGCACCATTTACATACACATCATCTGTCTTTAATGTGTATTGTAATGTTTCATCTGAATACATATTATCCCAATCCTATAAAAAGGCTGTAGTAAGTTGGTCATTACCTGATATTCTATCAGTGATAACAACATTCTTTGTATAATCCATATCTAATTTATTAGCTCTATTACCAATAGAGTGTATTGGTTTTTTATTACTATCTAAGATGCTGTTTATTTTGTCTGTATCGCTATATAATTGTTTAAGCATAGGAATATTAAGTGCATTTAAAATAAACTCAACATGAGAGAAATAATCACATAATACCCGTCGTATTATAGTATCTGGCATATTATCAAGTGAAGGAACTTGAGAATTATATAATACATTTACATATCCATGATGCTAAACTTTTGAAATAAGTAATGCTTCTAAAATCATTATTTCTGTACTTGTAAAGTTATCAATATTATCATTCTTATAAAAAACTATGCAACGATCCCAAAACTCCTTTAATTGATTATGTTCACCAATTCGTCTTTTAAGATTCATAGTTTCACCTATATACACTTGTGTAATAGGACATCTACCAAGTAGAACATATATTCCACTTGTTTCAGGAATCTGTGTTCTTTCTTCTTTACTTCTATTAGAAACATAAAAAGATATATCACATCCTTCTATAGTTCCACTAAAATCGGACTATACATAATTATCCTAATGATATGTTAAAGTTAGAGACTTCATTGTTTATATATTCTTTTGTATCTTTTATATAATTAATAGTTTGTGCTTTAATATTATTAATATTGAAAGTACTAATAAGGGTTTCAAGTTTATTAATTAATTTATATGCTTGCTTTATTAATGAACATAATTTTTTATATGTGCTTTTTAATGATTTAATAGTATATGAATTTTTTATAATATTATATTGAGATATTAAATCAATTAACTTTACTATTTTAGTTTCAATATGTTCTATAGTACATAAATCATTATCAGATAATAAAATATTATCATTAATATAAGCATTAAATAATTCAAACTTATTATATGAAGTTAAACCTCTTAACTAACCTCCTGAAATTAAAGCATTGTTATTTGTTGAATTTTCACCTGCAGAGCGAGTCATTAAATCAATTAATTTCCTCTATGCACTATCATATTTCCATTTAACTGCCAATACAATAGGATATACATCAACACCAACATAAACAAATGCATTATTTTCAATATCGATATAGTAATAGATATTCATACATAATGTATTTCTAAGTAAACTATCTTTATTACTTATATCTTCAAGAACTGCATTTTTATTATTGATACCATTATTAAATGTACCTATTAATTTACCTTCTTCCTATAACTACTTACATAATGTAGCTTTAATCTCTACATGATAGGTTTCATTATTATAAGTGAAATCAAAATCAGGAAAAGCATCTGCACCATTAGGATGTTTAATAATATTAATTCCTTTATCTCCATATACACTTACAATATTACGAATAAACTATTCTGACTACTACACAGCCTGTTGTATTCCATATTCATAAGTAGTTTTAGCATCAATATGATCTGATATATTATCTAATATATTTGTATTCTCTAATACCTTATTAATATCAGTATCATTCTAAGTTGATATATGGCAATCCATTAAATTATAGTTAATACGATATACAGATTTTGTATCTTTACCATAATTATGCATACAATCTGATAATAACTAAAACTACTTCTATAATTTATTATTACCATTTAATTTATCCTAATATTCTATATACTATTGTGTAGCTGTATATAATTCTGGATCTATGTTCTTTATGTTACTCTTAATTAAATTTCTGAATTGCATAAGTTTATCTTGCAATATAAATTTGATTATTGTAAGGTAATTAATTAATTTAGTCTGAAATTTTATAAAATAAAAAAGGCTTTAAATATTCAAAATATAAAATTAATTAAATCCCATCCATTATTGTCAAATTACTTACATGTAAAGGGGCAGTTAATGTACATAACTCAATATCATACATTAGGCATATACTGCTTTCACCCAACAAATAACTTCAAAAACCAATTAAAAATACACTGAATACCTAAAGCCGTTTACCATGACTTTCTAATATATAATATGGCGATACTCAACTTACTTTTCCGCTATATCTTAATGAATTTCTGTATTATTATATCCTTTGATCTATTATAAACTCCATAAATTATATACTAATCTGAATCCGGTAAAATATCTTTATATAATGTTTGTAAATTAAGTATTTCCTTTACATAACTTCATTACTGTTTCTACGCTTTCATTTACGCAGAAATTATTACTATCACTTAACTCGATATTAGTTACATTTTTCTTACCACTATAACTATCCATGTGTTTATATACAGTAATAATATCTTTAATAGAGATTACAACTACTGTATTATCTCTTATATCATGTACCTTAATATACTTTGATTTACTTAATTGATTATAAACTCTTTCAGGGGTTTCATTGATACCAATACTTTCAATGGCATTTTCATTACATACATTAGTATTCATTATTACTAATGTTTCTTTTCCAGGAATAGAGTATATACTAATGATATAATCCTCATTAATTGCAATAGGAGAATTATCATTATTATCATGTACTAATATAAAGTTATTCTTTAACTCTGACATATTTTTTATTTTTATAAACAATTATATATAAGAGAATATTTATAAAAAGTCTTCACTTAATTAGAAAAAATTTACTTGATGAACCAATTTAATTTCATTGAGAATACATATAAATTAGGTTCATATTTAATATGATATATGTACTTATTTACATAACTTATATAAGAATATATAAATTATATAAAAATTTAAAGTTATAATGTTATAACTTTTGGGTTGTACACGAACCCTCTGAAATCTCTTGGATCTGTAAACAGATCATCAGAGTTCACTTTTAAACATTTCTTTAATATATTCAAACTCCCGTTAATATCTGCATTTATTCGGATACCCGAACTAGTGCAATATAAACCACGATTAACACGTTTACCACCGAAATTATATTCAGCTTTTTTTCCTTCTTTATAAACTGGTATTTCATCGTTATCAATGAAGCTTGCTTTGGATGTATAACTTTCCTCTTGAATTACACAATTTATACCGGCTAACTGACATTTATAATTTAACATTTGAATTAATCTATTAAACGGTATTTGTACAAAATTTTGATTATTTACTTTACCAATGTTAGTGTCTTGTTTCCATAAATTGTTATGACCTATTACAAGTGTGTTAATTTCATTGGAAACTAATTGATTCACTATATAACTTGAGGTTTTATGAAAATAATCTTCAATCTTATTTTTTCTTTTAAAATTCAAACGTTGAATTCTTTTACTTGTTTTACATTTATTTACTTTCTCACATATGGATTTATATTTAGAAACTTGTTTATTGTAAAACTGATTAATAGTCTTAATATTTTTACCATTTATAATAAAACTACTTACTACATTTGATGTGCAAGCGCATAAATTGTTGATGCCTAAATCAATAGACATATACCTTTTATTATCTTGTTTAGTTTGCACATCTGGTACTTCATAAATAAATTCTATAGTTATATACCCATTACAAGGTATTAATCTGATTTGTTTAATATTTAATTTAGCTACATCTTTACCGACTTTAATTAGTAACTTTGTAGTTGGTATTTGTAAATAGCCTTCTTGTAATTTCTTTCTTGCCCATGTATCAATTACAATTTGATTTACTCCATCAGTTTTTAAATACTTTGGTATATTAACTGGTGAATTATACATACCTTTAGATTTATTCTTTAACAATGTAAAGAAGCCACTGAAATTATTATCTACTTGTCTAATTACTTGTTGAGCTATGTGATTTGGCAGTGCTTTATAATCTGGATTTTGTGTAGAACTTAATGATCTCCAGTTTGCATAAAAGTTTAAGTATTTATATTTTACTGTGGTATCATCTTTAGATTTGAAATAATACTGCCTAACATTGTATAATGCCGCATTATAAAGATTTTTTGAGCGATGCATCATCACCATTAAATCTTCATAATGATCATTATTTTGTGTTATTATATGTTTCTGTACTAACCTCATATATTATTATGAATAAAAAATATAAAATTGTTTTAAATACATTGTATAATAAAATTATACAAGATATTAACAATAATGTAATCAATTATAATATATAAGAAAACCTTTATAAAAAGCTTTCATAAGTTCTTAAAAATTACATAGAAAACCAATTTAATTTCATTGAAAACACATATAAATTAGGTTCATATTTAATATGGTATATTATACAGTCATATTTAGTAAGGCTATGTGCATTATATACTTTATTATCAATAGGTTTCATAATAACCATATTAACAATAGTATCATTAATACTATAAATATATTTCTTACAAATAAACTTATTATAAGTAACTTTACCTAATAACGATTTATTCTTTAGGTAATATTCTTTACCTACTATAAATTTCTGTTTAACAAAACTCTTTGCTTTATGTTTAATATCTTTCTTTAGAGTTTTATTAATAACCCCTTGATATACAGAAGTATGCGTATTAATAATATTAAGAGCATCTTCTGTACTGGGTTCTTTTTCTTGTATATTTTCATTATAAGGTGGTAGATCTACCACCTTATCGCTAAGATATGTAGGTGGTTTATTACCATTTAATAATGATTGTATTCTATCTTGCATTGAGATCATTTAAATTATCTCCTTATAGTTTAAAAATTAATTATAGTTCATCTTCACCTCCATGGTGTGGATCATTTTTGACAACACCAATACCACCACTTTTATCTCCCGGTGTAAAACCTCCATTTGTAGCAGAACCACTACTATCACTTCCACTTAATAATGTAAAGGTTTCAATTTCTACTAACTATATTGTTGGTCTATTATATTTTTTCATATAAGTTTTTTGAGTTTTTAGTTTTAGTTAATTATTTATATTTTAGAAAATATGAAAGTTAAATAACTTCCTTATTTTCCAGTCGTCGATCTAACCCAATAACGGTATCTTCAATGTTTTGGCTTAAACGATTTAGAGTTTCTTCTACTTTCAACCGTTCCTTATTAGCATTGTTGTGAATTGCCTTTACTTCATTAACAGTGTCAATAAGATCTTGTGTTGTAGATTGTAATGTTTTAATATCGATAATACTTTCTTCTGAAGCTTTTGCAATATCGATAGAGCACATCTTCAAATCTTTTGCTGTCTTTTGCAACATCTTATTTGTAGTTTCAGAAATAAGATTTGTTGCTTCAATATTAGTCTTTTGATTCTTAAGAATAATTGCAGTTGGAAGTTGATTCTTCCACAATGGAATTACATGTGTAATAATGTTATCTGCTTTTTCTGCGATTGCATTATTATTCTCTTGAAGTGCAGCTAACTGAAATAGGTTCTGATAGAATACATATTCAGTTGTTTGCATATCAGTAATTCTCTTCTTCAATCTGTTATGGTAATTTGTTACTTGCTGAAGTTCAATTGGATCTGCACCTTCTGCATTCATTTTCATAATTTCTTGATCCAATTCTTCATCCTTTAATTTGGCTGCAATGATATACTTTCGAATCTCTTGAATATATTGCTGGTTATTTTCAAAAATTTGTTGAATAGTATTATTATCACGAAGTGCTACCATTTTTGCAGATGAAATTTTCTGAGCAATCTTATCTACATTCTCTGCAACGGATACATAATGTGTAAGTACAGAATTTAAGGTTTTCTTAAGTTTCTTAAAACCTGGTAATGAATACAAGAACCTCTTGAAAGCGCTTTTATCACTATCTGCATAATTTACAATATCTGCATCAAACCCATCAAGTTCTACTACCAAGTCATTGATATACTTAACAATTTCAATGTTATTAGAACTCTTTACAGTATCTAATAGTACACTACCATTACGGGCAATAATAGTAGAAACTTCACTACCATATTGTTGAAGTGAACCATTATTATGACAATCTAATGATTGACTAATAACGGCATATTCTTTTTTCTGATCGGGTGTAAGTGCCGCAATTTTCTTATTATAATCAAATCCAGTAAGTTGAGGCGTACTTACATTATTAGTAATTGTTAAATCTGTTACTGTTGTATCCATGTTTCTTTAATTAAAATTATATAGACAAAGAACTAACTTTATAATTAGCTTTCTTTGTCTATATATGAAAAATTAATCAAATAGTTTCCTTTATTTAGAAGAATTTAGCAGATCTTTCAATAAATTGTAATAACCTTTCTCCTGTTAATAATCCAACTTCAATTAAGCCTAAATCAAATAATTGTGCTATCTTGTCATCTTCGTCTTTATAATTATTAACTATACATTGTAACTCATCAAGATGTTTTTTATTCTCTTCTATTATAGAATTTATTTCAGTTTCTTTATCTTTATTGCTTTTAAGTTCATTACATTTATTATTATTATCTTTAATAATATTTGCAATCTTATTAAAATCATCACCAATATTATTAATAATTTTTTCTGCAATTTTCTTAACTGAAGGATTACATAAATTAATATTTAATGTACATCTGTATTTCATATCACCAAAATATACTTGTCCTGCAGCCCCCTGTAATTCTATATCTTTTAATCGTCTAACTGTTTCATCTGATGTTACTTCACATGGCATATTATTAGAATGATTTTCTATAGCATTTACAAAAATATCATAATCAGTATCAGTAGGTCGTTTTTGCATGAATACATAACTTACCATATCACGTTGTTCTGGTGTATATGTTTCTGTTATATCTTCTGATTTATTTTCTTTTATAATATCAGATAATAAACAGCTATCTACTCTAACAAATTTATATTTTTCATTTTTATGCTCAAACATATTAACAAGAGGTGTAGTTAAGTTATCATTAAGATAAATTACTTTATAACCGTTATTAACAGCTTCTTTAATAGATCTGTATTGCATTGTTAAATCTGTAGCATACAAATAAACTATATTATCATCTTTATCTTTTTGAATATCTTTTACAATATCATTATATTCATCTATTGTATAATATTCATTATCAGTAGTCTTAAATAGATATGCTGATTTAATTTTATCAAAAAAATCATCTTGTGTAAGCATTCCATAATTAATGAATACTTTTATTTTATCCCATATTTCTTGGTACTTATTTCTATCTTTCTTAATAAGTTGTTTTAATTTATCTGCAACTTTCTTAGAAATATGATTACTAATCTTTTTAACTTCTGCATCACTTTGTAAATAACTTCTGGACACATTTAAAGGAATATTAGGTGAATCTATAACACCATGTAATAAAGTTAAGTAATCTGGTAATATATCTACAATATGATCTGTTACAAATACATTATTAGAATACAAATAAACTTTATTTCTCTTTATATCAACTTGTGTATTAATAACAGGGAAATATAAAATTCCTGATAGTGTAAATGGAAAATCTACATTTAAATGAATCCAAAATGCAGGTTTATCAGCTCCAGGATACATCTTCTCATAGAATTTAATATAATCTTCATCTTTTAATGATGATGGTTTCTTTAACCATATTGGTTCTATATCATTAATTAAACTATGAGTATTTCCTTCATTTAATGTTAAAGGAACTGGTAAGAATCTTGAGTATTTAGTAAGTAAATCTTTTAATGTATTAAAATCTAAATATTGCTCTCTAAATTCTTCCGAAATCTCCATAACAATAGTGGTACCAATATTTTCAACATCTACTTGTTCTATTTCATATTCTGTAGATCCGTCACAAGACCAATGCCACCCATCTGAGTTATCTGTAGTATCATACTTACGAGTGTAAATATGTACTTTATCACTTACCATAAAACTGGAATAAAAACCTAAACCGAAATGGCCGATTATATTATCACTATTCTTATACTTCTCTAAAAATTCACTTGCTCCTGAAAATGCAATCTAATTAATATATTTTTCTATATCTTCTTTATTCATGCCAATACCATTATCACTAACAGATATTGTATGTTTTTCCTTATCTATCGTTACATTAACATTATATGTAGTATCTTTCTTATCTGATAAAATAACCTTTAACTTCTAACATGCATCTGCTGCATTAGAAACTATTTCCCTAATAAAAATTTCATGATCACTATATAAAAATTTCTTAATTACTGGAAATATATTATCTGTTGTTACTCCGATCTATCCTTTCATTATATTTTAATTATTTTTTCTCTGTGCATCATATATTATATATAAAAATATGGAATTTGTCTACTATAATTAATAATAAAAAATGAAATAAAAAAGTGGCAATTCGAATATAATTATATAATGTAGTTATAGAATGTAATATATTAATATACATAGATAATTACGTAATTAAAGAATATTTTAAATAAAATAAATTTTAATTTATAAATGATATTAAAATATTTTAGTTTATATAGTTTATTCTTTATATAAAGCTATATAATTACATTTACCTATAAAGTATACACATAATTAATTATAATACGATACAGATAAAATAAACTATGTATACATCATTAAGGTATATAGGATATATATATAAAAATAATTAGTTAAAAATTGAAATAAAAAGTGGCAGTTCCAATATAATTATATAATGTGATTTTGAAATGTAATATATAATTATACGAAGTTAAATAATAATTTTAAAATAATTTAATAATTAAAAATTTTATTTTTATTTTATATTTTATAACTTTGTAACATAAATTAATTATATTGAATTATGTTTGATTTTAATACAGTAATAACAAATTCTGATAATACATTAAATGATATATTATTATCTACTATTGATATTAAAATTTTATTTTATAATAAGTATCATATACTATTAGATATTGAAAATAAAGATGCTATGCATTTTCAAGAAATTTGTAATATGCGAGAAAATGAAATATATTTTCCTAATTATAACGGAATTAAGTTACTAAAAAATAATTTATATAATATATTTAATGACATTTTTGTTAATAAAACTTATATTGATGATAATGGAGTAAAAAGTTATATATCTTCTGATGGTATATTTGAAATAAAAGTAGAGGAATTATTTAATAGAGAAACAAAATATTATATTAAATTAGTAAATAATATTAATATTGATGATATTTCTATATTATGTGATTGTGTAGAATATAATGAAATATGTAAAAATATATCAGACGGTTGTTTAAATCCAATTACATATTATGATTTCATTACAGGGGGCAACATTGAGGAAGAGTATAGGTTTATAGTAAATTTTCAAAATTTCATAGGTTATATGAAATACTACTGGGATAAAGAAAAAAATATTTTCTATTTTATATATAATACCGAATATATAAAATATCTAGAAAATTTTTTAAATGTATTTTGTATATCAAATGAGCAGTTTTTTACATATATAAAACATAATTTATTAAATAAGAAAAAAACATCATTATCATATAAAGTAGATAAAATAAAATTACTTTATAATAAAATAAACACAAACCTTCAAAAAAATTATAAATATGTTAATTTTACTATTAGTAATGATTTATCAGGTATACCTGAAATAGTACTTAATTCAACTTGTCGTAAAAATAATAAAGGGAATGAAGTTTTAAATGTATTGAGCATAACATTTAATTAACTAATTAACTTCGTATATTATATAATTACTATTCTAATCTACATTATATAATTATGTTCGAATTGCCACTTTTTTATTTCAATTTTAGTGATAACTTTTATAGGCAAAACCCATAATTTCTTTTATAATATATTAAATGAATAAAATTGATTTAACTCTCTGTGCATCAATAAATAATTAAATCAATTATTTCAAAATAAATGATTAATAAGTTAATAGATGTTTCTATGTCATTACCGATTAGTATGTTACCATCGGTAATTAATAAGAACAATAATAATATATAGAAAGAATTTAATAAATTATATGATGATAAGTTGAATAGATTACTTATTTCATTATATAATCCAACTGGTAGTGTTATTGCGAATACAGGTGAATTTAAAAATATATAGGTAGATAATTTAACTATTAAAGATACATCATCTTTATATGGGAGTATTAAAGATGCAATTCAACATGTATAGCATAATGTTATTGGTAGTAGATTTTCAACACCTGAAAATGAATAGAAATATATTTCTTTAAAGAATATTTCACATGATGCAGGTTCTATTGTATATAAAGAGAATACAGTTGAAAATATATTAACACAATTATTAAATGATGTTAGTACCTTAAAAAATAATTATAATGAATTACATACATCAACACCACAGTCTTCAACTTCTTCATCATAGCCTGCTGTATATGGGGTAACAGTAGATAATAATGATAGTGTTGAAGATACTGTAGCTAATATAGATTTTAGTTATGATAAGAGTTATATTTATGCATCTCCTTTACAGTTAAAGAGAAAAAACTTACCAACATTACATTTAGAAGATATTAAGAATGGAAAATTATATACATACCATAAAATTAATAATGGTAATGTAAATATAAGTGATGATAATATTAATATTATAGAAACTGTGAATGTTGGAGTATTAACTGATTTGAAATTTATTAATCATGGAATTACACAATATTATTATATATTATTATCAAGGAAAACTAATGATCTATTAAAAGTTTCAAAAGATAAACTTAATAGAGTTCAACTTAAATGTACTGATTATTCTGATACTTATGGTGCAGAATGGGACATTTATAATTATTCATGTTTACATGAAAATGATTTAGAAGTAACAAAATTAAATTGATGAGAAAGAATATTACACCATTATTAAAACCATTAAGAATTAGTTCTACTGGTTCATCAGGAGGAAGTTTATATGTATTTCCTTCTGCATGTGAAGATATAGGCCTTAATATAAATGGAGGGGTTAATAATGTTAATCTTTCCCATTATGCATTATTAAATATTCCGCCAGCTAGCATAAAGTAGATTTTATTTAAAGATGATGATTAGAATCCAGCAGAATCTGGTACAGCTAATATTAATATAACTTCAGATCCTAATTTAAATACAGGAGAGAATATTTCTGATACACCAGAGGGCTTTAGTAGAGCACTCATCATGTCATTACAAAATTATGCAATGAATTTTGATGTTGCTATAATGAATTAGTAGAATAAAGAAACTACTGAACATACATATAATTATAGTAATTATAGTACATATACTGAGCCTATTTTTTGGAAATGGTTAAGTAAAACAAAATTACTAAAATTAAGTAATAATATAGAAACATCAGATGCAGGTGGTCGGTATAATATTTTTTATGAGACTTCATATAATAATGATAATGATGTAAATAAACAAGATAATACAGTAGTAAAATGTTTAGGATCTATATCAGGTGGAAATAATGTACAGAATAACTTTGGTATGTACAATGAAACCTATATTACAATACCTACAAGTTATGGTGCTGGTCCAGTCATATTTTCTTCATTGAATATTACAAATATAAGTGCTATATCATCAAGTATAGATGATACATTAGAAGGTTTAGGTACTAATCAATATATGTCATATTTAGGTTATGATAAGCCATTTTATGATGAAAATAAACATTATGATATTGGAATTGAAATAGAATATAATTCAATCCCTATATCTTTAACAAAAGACCCAAATATAATAGCACGAGATTTAAAAAAGTTTAATAATTTTAGTAATATAAATACTGATTTAATATAGTCATATGATGATATTAATATTGATATGTATAATCAATTGCATGTTGATACTGAATTTGAGTTTAATGCTATATTATTATATTATTCTATTTTTGATGAAACTAATAATAAGACTTCTAAAATTCCACAAGCAATTAATCTTTTTGGTATTTTATTTTTAGATGGTCCATAGTCTGCAGGTACGAATGAAGCAGGTGATAAGTTATATTATATAAGCAGTCATAAGAAAACTAAATCTACTGAATAGAGATTTGGTAATAGTTTCTCATTTAGAGTAAATTTAAATACATTACCTATATATGATAATACGGATGCAATAATCCAAGATTCTACAACAAATTCTGGAATTACTGCAACTGAAACAGGTGAACTTGTAAGTATATTAAATAAGAGTATTAATGTATTAACTAATAATACAAAAATAATTAATAATATACAATCCGATTATAAAAGTATAAAAGAATTTTACAAACATAATTCTGAAAAAATAGATGAATTATCATAGCAAGTTGATAATTATGTAAAAGGTAAATTATCTAATATTATTAATGTAGATAAAATCTATGCTAAAAATTTATATCCAATAGATAATGAAGGAATAAGAGTATTCTCACATAACCCTAATAATGATACTTCTTTAAAGCCTTTAATGACAATAGACACATCTGGTGTTAATATTGGGGCATTATATACTAATGATATTACAACTAATTCACTATATGTTCATCCAACCATGTCGACAAGTGATAGTGAAGTTACAGATTATTTACCAAAGGCTACATTAAATATTTTTTCAGGGAATAATTTAAAGGTTAAAAAATAGTCGGAATTTGAATGGTATACTTCTAATTCATTGAGGCATGCTGCAATTTATAATAGATTATATATAGATGCAGAAAGTCCTATATTTTCATAGAATGCAACCGATTTTTTAGGTTATTTAAAGAATAATAATAATGAAATTAATTATATTGGTTTAGTACCACATATTATTGCATACTTACAAAATATCACAAGCTCTATTGGAAATTCTCAATCACAGTATACAGAAGATTCATTAGAGTTGAAAGATTTAAATATTAAAGACTTAAGAACAGGAGAAATAGTAGCTAATTATATTTCAGCTATAGAATACTTCAAAAGATTAAATATCGATATAATGAATATTCATTCATTACTTAAAGATATTCTTAAAAAAATTAAAAAATAATTAATAAAACAATAACGTATGTCATAGAAACAAATTAGTAGTTTTAATGAGAATTTAAAACATACCTTAGCATAGTAGAATAATATGTTAGGTATATTATAGTCATTATAGAAATCCATGACCAGTAATGATAGTTTTATTGATTATGATTTTGATTAGGGGGATGGTACAAGTACTACATTTCAATTACCTTCATATACATCATTACTTAATAGACTTCAAGCATTAGAAAAAACTATACAGGAATTAAGTTCAGGGAAAGCCATTATACATTTAAGTGATAGTAATGATGTATAGAGAACTTTGAAATTATAGAATGCGCCTAAAGCTCCAAATCCTATTACTAATTTATCAGATCCTGTTAATTTTGAACTTGATAGTAATTGGTTCTTTGAAAATTTAATGTTTCCTGGAGCTACTGTTACAATAGATTTAACTGGTAAAATACCAGATGATGCAGATAGGGTTAAGGTTTCTCGTATTATATTAGATTCACGAAATCAAGAAACTGTAAATTTTTGGAAATCTAATTTACAAAATAATACTTATGATTATGATGGTTTAAAGAGTATTTTAAGTTATAATAATATTCCATATTCAGAAGATGAAGAAACGATAGAACTACCGTTTGTACATAATACAAAAATAGGTTCATTTCAAATTATAAGCGACCCAGAAACACATACAGGTCAGGATGGAATATTTTATAAATTAGATACATTAAGTTATAAAAATATTGATGTAACTACAGATACACAATCTAATAATGGTTTACTTAATATAGGAGATTAGCTATTATATAATGATACTATTTTTAGTGTAACTAATGTTAATCAGAATACTAATGAAATACAAATAAAAGTTATACAAGGTTCTGCAATACCTGGCATATATACAACTTTTGAATATTATGATAATCCATTTAGAACTAAAGAAATAAAGGTTAGATTTGGCGCTCATGAATTTGATGTTATCTATATTAAAGCAGTTAATGAAGATTATAATTTAATTTCAGATACATGGTCAACACCTATAAAATTTGATAGTGATAATCTTGTATATAAAGCTAATAATAATGTAAGGTTTGCAGATTACTATGCCACTAATATTGTGGATTGGGGTGCTAATATGATAGCAGATGCTAAACAACGCACACTTAAAGCACTATATGGACATATTCCAAATGCTCCAAGCTTATTAGCAAATGATTTAAGAGTAGTACAAGTTAATACACAAATTAATGCTGCAATAGATACAGCAGATGTCAAGAATACTGCAGCGGAAATTGAAACAACCAAATCATAGATAAATTCACTTAAATCTACAATAGCATCATAGAAAACCGAGCTTGCTAATATTGTAAAGAAATCTGAATACGATTCTATGCAACAATAGATTGCAACCAATATTGTAGATTTATAGAATATGTAGGTAAGTTACCAAACATTAGTTAGTAATCTTAAAAATATAGTTAAAGATAATCAAGCATTAAATGTAACACCTAAATATCATATTAGAGGTTTTTTTCCTATACCAGAATTAAAATATAGAGATGCTGATAATACTATACCAGAAGAAATAATCGGATTTGAAATTGCATATCGATATATATGTGAAGATAATACAGGTACACAATTAAATACATTTACATATACAGGAACAGATGGACAATCTAAATTAACTGGTACATTTACAGATTGGTCTATGATTATAGGCAAATAGAAAACTCGTTCATATAATAATGAAACAGGATTATATGAATGGAAAGCCGAAAATGTAGCAGATGGAACTGAAATCAATATAAACCAAATCGATATTCCAATAACAAAAGGAGAAAAGGTTGAAATAAAGGTTCGTTCAATATCTGAAGCAGGTTATCCGGAAAATCCATTACGTTCTGAATGGTCAAATTCTGTAGTTATTTCATTTCCTAATACATTATCTACCTCTAATGAAATTGCAGATCTTATAAAAGAAATCAATGATGATTCATTAAATATTCAAATTAATAATATTATAGATTCTGTTGGTTTAAGCTCACATATAGATGATTCTATTGCAAATACAAATTCAGTAAAAGGTTTGTATTATAAACATGAATCTAAAAATATTGCATATGAAGATAAGCAAGATAATGAAATACATTCTATATCGGTCCAAGAGAAATTAGATAATTTGAGTAATATTAATAAAGGTTTAGTATTACAAGTTAATACATTAACACAACAAGTTACTGATTTAATGAAAGAAATTCAAAAATTAAAAAATAAGTAAAGTTAAAGGGAAACAATTTCAGTTGTTTCCCTTATAACTTATATATGAAAGCGGATTTTATAAATAAAATTATTACACAAATATATGCAGACGACCGTAATGCACGGTTCAAATATCCTGTATTAAGAGAAGGGCAATCTCTGTATAATGCTGCATATAAATATGTACCTAATGTATGTGAAAAAGTTACAGGTACAGTGAAAGATCCATTTTATAATAATGGAAGTATTGATATGTTTATGGATAGTATTTATGAATACTTAAATAAGCAAGATGAAGAAACATTAAAAGTTATAAGCGAAAAATAAAGAAGATATAAGAAAAGATATATGGTAAATTTTGAAAGATAGTATGCAAGTGCAATATCAGACTTTGTACATGCAAATGATACTAATAACACTGATATAACACGATAGTCAAATAGAACAGGTATAGATACATTGGTAAGATAGCATATGTTCTTACAAGCAAATGATGTATAGAATTAGTTTCCACTATTACGAGGAAAAAAGATGTACCCTTATATGGGATTAAAAGAATTACTATGGATGCTTGGTGGTAGAACAGATGTTAAATGGCTTAATGACCGAGGTGTTACATACTGGGATGAGTGGGTTTTGGATGATGGCACTATTGGCAAGTCATACGGTTATTAGTTCCGTAATTTTAATGGTGTAGATCAAATTAAATTGATTATTGATAGATTATTACATGATACCATGTCCCGCCGTATTATTCTTTCATTATGGAATCCAGTAGATTTAAAAGAGATGTCATTAGAACCTTGTTAGTATGATTTTCATTTTACATGTGAACCTGTAACTGGTGAAAATAATAAATATATCGTACATTTACATGCACATATGAGATCTACTGATAGTTTTCTTGGTTTACCATATGATATTATCTTTGATTCATTCTTCTTAAGTATTATATGTAATTATTGTACTAATTGTAAAGATAATAAAGAAGGTGATAATAAAGAATATATTGTAGGTAATGTATATATGACTTGTGATAATTTCCATTTATATACAAACCATATCGATGCAGCAAAGTAGTATATTGAAAATACTAATAATAACCTTGATGGTGTTATAGATTCAAATTCACATATTATATTATATAATAATACTGTATGGGATGATTTCGATACATACCTTAATGCATTAATTGAGGATAATGATAATAAAAAGAGAAAATTATTGAATGTAGTTAAAGATATGCTTGATGTATATGGACCTATTAAAGCTGAAATAGCAATTTAAAAATAAAATATAAGTCTTTTTATTTAGTAAGACTTATATATGACGAGATAGCCAAGTTTGGTTTAAGGCGACGGTCTGCAAAACCGTAATCATGGGTTCAAGCCCCATTCTCGTCTCTAAAAATATAGAAAACAGAAATAACTATGAAATTATTTCTATATAGTATATTAATATTATTAATATTAGTGGCGATTGGATTAACTATTATTTTATGCGTTCCGAGTTTGGTAACTGAAACTTTACCAGAGTTAATGTCATTCGCAGCTGGTTATATAACTGCTTTATAAAATTACTAAATTACGTTAATTTTATTTTATAAATTTCCATAATTAAAATATTTTTATTAACTTTGTACCATAAACAAATAAAAATATAAATTATGGTTAATCAAAAGTATTATATATCATTACTTTCTAATTGGGTACGTTCAGTTAGTAAAGAATATGGAATAAAAGAAAGTACATTTAACAACAGAAGCAAGAGTAGTATGTACTTTAAGTATGGAACTAATCAAACATTAAGGATTAGTGATCATATTCAATTTGCAAAAGGAGTAAGAGATATAGATATTAATATTTGTATTGTATTTCCAAAGAATACAAAGGACATAATTGTATCTATGGAACATGACACATATATCTATAAGAGTATTTCAGAAATAAAGGAATTTTTGAAAACTACATTTAGATATGCTCTTTTATTTGAAGACCGTATGGCATACCCTGCTATTAAGAGAGCTAATAAAGAAATAGAAGTTATTAAGGCGAAATTAAACAAGGTGCAAGCTAAAAAGGGAGAGTATGCATCAGAAGTTAATAGTCTGAAACCAAAACTTAAAAAGCTCGAAGCTTATAAAGAGAATAGTAAGAAACTTCGCAAAGAGCATGAAGATAAAATATCTAAATATAAAGATATTATTAATTCTTATCATGCAAATATTGCAGAGTATAAGAAAGTAATTAAAGAAAATAAAGTAGTTCTTAATTCTCATGAATCTCTAAAAACTAAATGTGAGAATTATAAGTTAAAAGTGAAAGAATTGCAACAAGTAATTTCTAATTATAAAGAAAATATAGAGTTACTTTTAGTGTAAGATTGAAAATGGAGAATCCGTATAAAAGGGATTCTCCATTTTTATTTCAGTAGTAAATATTATATGGGTTATTTGCGTAGAAACTTAATTAATCAATAGAATAATTTATTACCTGCTATATATGAAAGAATAGAATATATAGTAAATGAAGATGGTGCTTATTTTGATACTGATTACGTTATTCAAATTAATCCTAAAGTAGAAATTACATATCGTTGTCGTACTAATGCAGATTCTGATTTATTTGGTTTTGTAAATGGAATTTAGTATGTTTATAACCCTACTGGTATTAAAAACGCATATTTAAAATATAATTTTAAAAGTACTTATGTAAATATTACTTCAGATACGGTTAATCCTATAACTGTTAGTTTTAGTAATGAACTTATATATAATGATATAGTTAAATATAAATTTGAATATAGTGATACAGTAAAAGACCATTCTATATTTCTTTATAAAAGTAGAGGTAATTCAGCACAAACTAACGTTTATAAAATGGATATTTATGATAGTAATATTTTAAAATGTTCATTGTTACCTGTAAGAAATAAAGAAACTAATGTTTATGGCTTTTATGATGTAATTAGGCATCGTTTCTTTACAAGTTAGACAAGTAAAAAATTAAATGGCCCTTCATAATTACAAACTATTTCATATTTTACCATTATAATTAAATATGAAGATCGATATAACATATGATAATAAATTTTTGGTATGTTAGTCTGAACAGCCAGAAGAGAATACTATATTAAAGAATGCATTAACCCGTGAGTTACAAGATGCTTGGATATTAAAAAAATCTAAGCCTCATATAAACACAGAACGGTGTTTTATAAATTCTTATGGTATGGTACCAATTGGTTTATGGTTGGATGTTATTAATATATGTAAAGAATTTAATATACCATTTGTATTATCAGAGAATACTATTAAATATATTTCACAATTTGATTTAGATAAAGAGGGATTTACAAATTATATTAAAACTACTTTTGAGAATAGTACTAAACCTTCAAAGAATGCAAATGAACCTGGTACACCCTTTGTTCCGCGTCCATATCAAATTGATGCAGCATATGCATTATTAAAGTATAGATTTGCATCTGGTGAGATTTCTACATCTGGTGGTAAAACTTTGATTTCATTTATGATATTCCGTTATCTTATTGATAAATGTAATATTAATAAAATATTATATATTGTTCCATCAGTAGATTTGGCTAACCAATCATCTAATGATTATAATGAATATGAAACATATTTGATGGAACAAAACCAAAAAGAATGGACAACAGGAGTTTTAAGGTCTGGATTAAAGAAGGCAGAAAAAGAAGCAATAGATAATTGTACAATATTATTTGGTACATTTCAATCATTATGTAAAAAGTCATTAGAATTTTTCCAAGAGTTTGAAGCTGTTATGGTAGATGAAGCACACCATTTAGCCTCATCAAATTCTATGAAGAATATTATTAATAAATGTACAAACCTTAAATATGCTATATCCTTTACAGGTACATTCCCTCGTAAAGAAACTATTGGTTATTATAATATTCAATCTTATATTGGTCCATTGGTATATAAGTTAAGTGCAAATGATTTGATTAATCAACAAAAATCTGCAACTCCTATATATACAATATTTGAAATAATGGATTGGTGTGATAATGAAAATAAAGATTTATTATACCAAATGAGAAAGGCCAAACAACTTGCACAGAATAGAAATGATATTACATTTGGTGCTAAGTTATTAAGGCAAGAAACTGATTTTATTAATAGTGCATATATAAGAATGAAATATATTGGTGATATGGCTATTAAGATGGCAAAGAATACATTAATATTATTTGGAGATATTAAAGGTGGATATGGTAAACGTTTATATGAATATATAAACGAAAATTCAGATAAGAATGTATATTATGTAGATGGTTATACACCTAATAAGAATAGAGATTATTATAAACAACAATGTGAAAATGATACAGAAGGGAAAACTGTATTAGTAGCATCTATCGGCACATTTGGTGAAGGTATCGATATAAAAAATATATGGTCTATATTCTTAGTTAATTCTGCTAAATCTGAAAGGTTAGTTAGACAGATATGTGGTCGTGGTTTAAGGCAATATCCAGGTAAAGATAAAACTGTACTATATGATTTTGTAGATGATTTAAGAGTTAAGAGAGAAGATTCTTATGGCGATAATTATATGTGGAAACATTATAAAGAGAGAAGAAAAATATATTTAGAACAGAAATTCCCGGTATATGAACAAAAAGTGAAATTTCAAAGAGAAAATTCATTATTATAAAAAGAGGACTTAATTATAGGTCCTCATTATTTTTTAAGTCTATTTAGGAAAATTAAAAATACTGCAATCTGTCATATAATTAGTTTCAATTTTCCAACCTTGTAAGCTGTAAATTATTTCTACTTGCTTACGATATTGCCCCATTACAGAGAACGGTACATTTACATTAGGTGTATCATTTCTCAAGTGAGAAATGATGTAATTCCTAACTTCTTGCAATACATTAGATGGGACCAAATCCATATAGTGTTGCAAAATTTCTTGTTTATTCACTAATAGATCTTCCTCCATATTTTCTTTATTTAATTTATTTATTCATAATACAAATATAAACATTAAAAATGAAATATGGAAATTTTTAAGTCTTTATTTTACTACATTTAATTATTTTTAGTGAATTAAATTTTACATTTAAATTGAATCCCTTTAATTTTCTCAATTACGCTATATCCATTACATTCCTCATATTTTATAGAAATATTATATAATTGAAATATACTCCTTAACTTACGCATTAAAATAAGTAATTGTGTTTTAGATAACGATTGTCCTGGTTTTAATGGTATTCGCTCTATATAAATCAAAAAAAGGTCAAAGCCATCATTAATTCGTAACATTATAATTTTTAGTAATTCTTCAATGTTAATTATTCCTTTAAATATGTTATAAAGTTCTTCATAAGCAAGTTGGTCAAATGTTTTATATTTGACCAACTCTTCTTTATTTTTAGTTTTTCTATTTATAGACATAGTTATTTAATTACTGAAACATTTGCCACAAAGATTCATGTGTAATTACGCTTTCATAATTAGGATTTTCCCAGTACTTTGAACCTTGACCGAGGAATAGTACATTTTCCAACTTTACATTTCTTACACCTATGATGTTTTGCATAGATAAAGCTTCTTGCTTAGCAGATTCCTTATGAGGTGCAATATAACGGTTTATATCTGCAATTTCTTCTTCTGTAGCAAGCTTTCCATCAAGAAATGTAAAAGTCTTAACCTTTGTAGGTTTACGGCCACAGAGGAGACGTAAATAGCGTTGTGTAGAGTCTTTCTTTTGAATTACAATATTCTTTAAACTTGTACTGATGGTTTCAGTATAAGTTTCCTTAGTAGGAAATGCAACTTTAAATTCATTATCAGTAAAGGAAATACCTTCACGCTCACACTCACCCTTAACTGCATTATAGTAATCAATACCAGTGCATGCATTTCTATATACTGTAAGTTTCATAACTCTATCTGTATACTTATTTTTCTCTTCTGACGTAATTTCAGAACGGGCTTTATCTCGTGGATTTACGTTTACCTTTACTGGTGTATATGTAACTGCATACAAACCAAAAGAACCTTTTGTAAAGTTCTCTGCAAAATCCTCTATTGTATTATATTTGGTAGTAAACATAATGTTTTATTTTTAATCGGTTATTTCTTACTTTTACTTACTTATTCATTGATGTATAGTGTTCAATGACATCAATATATCGGTTATAAGTTTCTCTAATAACCTTTTCACCAATAGGATTTTCCCGAAGAGCATCACGTCTAATACACTCATTTACATCGGTAAGTAAACAAATATCCTTTAACTGAATTTCAGTATTAGGAAAGGTTTGTTTCAAACGATTAATTGTTTTTTCATTGAGATTAGACACGTCATCAATGACAACTGAATAGCCCTTATCTAACGCAGCTTTAACCATAGAAAGTTGCATTTTGATAACTATACTTTCAAAAGCATACGACCACTCTGTACACAACATAGCTCGTATATCATCACGATTAATACGAACTAACTTATTATCATATTTTACGAGGTTCTTTGCGAGTGTAGTCTTACCTGAACCTTGAATTCCACGGACTAATATAATTACTGGTTTCATAAACTTTTATTTTTTAATTACTCTACAAAGTTAATCATTTAATTTGGAATATAAAAATATAATGAGAAGAAAACATATTTAATTAGGAATATTTAGCGTAATTGAATTATGTTGAATTATATAAACTTTTTTATAATTTTCTTTATAACTATTAAAGTATTTAAATTTATTTCTGAAATGATTTCTTATAAGTTATATTCTCCATATGAAACAATACCAAATGTATTAACATATTTTGATGGTAAAATATATTTGTGTAAAAATCCTAAAAATTTATTATATCTATATAAGGGTACAATACATTTTGAGGATATAGATTATCATAAAGGTGAGCCTATAGAATGGGATGAATATACATATTCTACAGATAGAGAAACATTATTAAAAGACCCTGTATATATTAGTGTAGATACAGAACCCACATTATATGAGGTTGATTATGTAACAGAGACCGGTAAATTTAATGATATAACAAATATACATAAACCTGTAATAGTATATGAAAATATATTAGCTACTGATATTATAAATTTACTTAAAAATAAGAAAGTTAATGTTAAAATAACAAAAAAATAATTAAAATAAAAATGGACAACTTTTAAGATTAAAGTTGTCCATTTTTTATATATAATAAATTCAAAAATTAAAGGTTATTCTTAAACCATTGTTCAGTTAAATTAATATAGTCAAGATTATATCCTAATGGATTTGTTTCTACATTAGCTTGACGTGCTACATTCTTCTTATAATCAGAAACAAATTGTTCATTCATACGACGTTGTGCTTCTGCTTGGCGAAGTCCAGTTTTACGCCAGAATTCATCTACATCTTGTTGAGTTTCAAGAATTACATATTTTGCAGATTCTTCAATAGCATTTTGAACTTCAAGAGGAGCTTTGCAATATAAATCAATATCTGTAGAAGATGCTAATCTTAACCAATTCTATTGCATTCTCTTACTCTCTTTAAGAGGTGTTGTCCATAATTCATTAATTGCTTCTACATTATAAATTGCATGTTCAACAATAAAATCAGCACATTTCTTCTTTTGATTTGGACGTAATGCTGCAAACTTTGCAAAGTTCTTATCAGATAATGAAATTGCAAATGGATAACGGCGTATAATAGATTCTTTAACAGATTCTGTTTTAATAACACTATTCATGATAGCATCAAGTTCTGCAATTTCTTCTTCTGCTTCTTTCTTTATACGGTCTTTCTTATTATCCATACTATCTACATCTTCAGATGCATCATCTTCTTTATTATCGATTTCTTCAGGTTTTTCAACTGAATTATCATCAGTTTTATTTTCTTCTTTATCCTGATTATCATCTTCAAATGCATCTTCATCAGATGTTTCTTCCGCTTGAATATCTAATATCAAACTACGTTTTTCGGATTTATCTGAATTTTCTTCTGTGTTGTTGTCGCCCTTTGCTTCAATACCATCTTTATCTTCCCCAGTAACATCTAATATTAATGAACGTTTTTCCTCTTTATCTTCATCTGTTTCAGATATATCATCTTTTGAAGCATCTACTTTTTTAGTATCCTTTGGTGCATTATCTTCTTTTTTATCTTCATCACTTACAGTATGAGGATTAGTATCTGCTGTAGGGAGTTCTACTTCTGTATTATCTTCTTCTAATAATGGCTTAGATAATTCATTAATATTTGCAGTTTTATTCATATACTTATTTACATTTTCATCTATTTTTACATTTTCATCTATTAAATAAACTTCAGCATTAGGTGTATTTGTCAATACTCTATTCTTATTATTATTTTTCTTTGCTACTGAAATAGATTCATTAATAAATGATAAAGCATTATTTGATAAGCCCTCATTCATTCTTTCAAGTCGAGCCTCAGCAAAACCTGGTGTACATACAATATCATATGTAAAGATTTGTGCAATTTCTACTTCATGTGTACGCTCATCTACATCACCAGCAGCACGTGAAGATACAAATAAAGGATAACCAGCATCTACTAACTCTTTTGCTATTTTACCATTTGGTGTATCAAGGATTTCAAGTTTACCCATAACACAATGAGTTTTCTAATCATACCATAAATCAGTGATCTTGTGTGATGCTTCTTTTAACTGAATATCAAAACGTTTTTCTGGATGATCTAACTCACCTAATAAACTACCTTGATTTTTAATGGTTTCACGTAAATAACCAAGATGTTTTAATACTTCATCTTCTGCATATATTCTTTTATTACGGTTAATTACAACATGACCAGGAACTGAACATTGTGTAAATACACCTTGAAATACATACTTCTCAGATGGAGAATTTTCAGAGCTCTCATTAAGCTTATATAATGGTGTTACAGACTTGATAACACACATCTTCATATTATTTTTCTACATAAATTGTTTATGCCTTACAAACTATTTGATATATTTACTCATATATTTAAAAAAGAAAATGTGAACTACTTTCACAAGCGGTTCACATCAAAAATTTAATATCAATTTTTAATTAATTTTTATGAAAAATAAAAATTTTATCGTTTTAAATATTTATCATCTTAATTGATTAGGATCTGTAGGAACATTATCAACCAACCATGTATCATGGAATTGAACAAACTCCTCGAGATCTGTAATCTTAAAATCAAATTTTACGCCGGCTGCAGCAATATTCATTCTTTCACGATAGAGCTTAAGCATCTTATCTACATTTTCAAGCTTCTTCATATGACCATATAGGATTTCAAGAACTCCACTATATGTTACAGGGTTTGTATCATCCTCACGGACCTTACCTGTATTCTCATCATAATTTTCAAGTTCAGCCATTGCCCTTGCAGATTCTACACCAACACCTGCTGGTTGTTGCATTGCATTATAAAGGAAGAACAATGTAGAATAATCAATTTCAAATGCCTTATCTGGTGTCAATTCCTCGATATGCTTTGTAATTACCTTATCAAAGGTCAACACACCTTTCCATGCACCATTAACCCAATGGTTAGCTTGATTATTAAACTTCTTAAGGAACTCTGCATATGCAACACTCTTACCTGATCCAGCTGCACAAATCTCATACTTCTTATCAGTATATTCTGCAACCTTATCATTAAAGTCTTGCTTTGCTTTCTGAAGATCATCATCTGTAGCATCTTCATCATATACAGTAATCCACTTATCAAACTTATCCTTCATTTCTGCTCTCATATTATCACGAGCCTCTGCAATTACCTTAGGATCTACTTCATTAATATCACGATTCAAATCGATATTAATAGCTTCTTTATTATTCTTTTTCTTAGTCATTATTTTTGTACAAAAATATTTTTTTAATTAACTTTATTAATTATATAGTGTTTGCATAAAAAAGTTTGAGTTAGTAACGTGTTATTTTTATAAACTACTTATATTTTTTTCGGGCACATTCATTACAAGTTATATATAGGTCTAAATCTTTATTATATAACTCATTAATATTCTTTATATTTGCTGCATTGAAATACAACTATCCTGAATAATATGCAGTATTTAATCCCTAATCGGGTAAACTATTATCCTACACAAAAATATTGCGATATATTTTCTATTTCATTTGTTTATATAATTTTTTATTTTATAGAATAGATAAAACTAAACTTATTCCAAATCCTATTATGGTTATTAATCCTATTGTACTAAGAATAAGAGTAGTTAAGAATTTTTTATTATCTATAATTAAAGGGGCATATTTCCATATAACCAAATATGTTCTACTCTCCCTTGGTGATGTAGTATCAGAATCTTCTATATGATAGAATTCTGGAACATACATAAATTCTGCCCATGATAATTCATAACATAGATAATTTGTAATAGGTCTTACAATCTCTTGTAACTTATTCATTATATCTACGTCTGACCCTGAAATTTGGAACTCTGTAGGTACATTAACAATTGTAGAAATATTGCTACAATCTGGATCAAGTGATAGCTTGTAAGCATTAAACTTACTCGCTACATCACTTGCTTCTCTTTTCATTTCTTTTCTGAATTCTCGTTTATTTTTAATATCAATAAACAAGTTTTTTATGTTTTTAAAAAACTTTATCATTCCTATATATGAAATATTTTATTTTAAAAACTACTACATGCTTTTGCGTTGTTACAGTCTACATATAGACTATAAAGATGCTTATACTTTGTCTTCATACAAGTATCAAGCTTTCTCTTAGCGTCGTACAAATAGTTTTTAACTGTTGATTCATTCATGTTAAGAGCAACACTAATGTCCTTAATCTTTTTATTATCAATGAGCTTCATTGTAATTACAGTACGAGCTGTATCTGGAAGAGAATTGATCTCATGTACAGTTGCATTGTATATCCTTGTAATTACATCTTCTGGTGTTAGCATTTTCAGCTCCTCATCAGAAGTCTCAAAAATATCATCCTGTATATTATTAACTAATACAGAAGGTGTAGACAATGCACAATAATCTGCAATATCAGCTTCAACTGTTGGCATCTTTCTCTTTTCTGCTAACATTGTAAGACACTCATTCTTACAAATTGTCCACAACCAAGTAGAGAATGCAGCAACTTCAGGCTCATACTCATCAATATGCTCGTATGCCCTAACGAATGTTCGTATAACTATATCATCTGCATCGTCAAAGGTCCTTACGTAACCCAAAGCAAACTTTCTTAAACCGAACCAGAATAATTCCTGCAAATTAGCCCAATTCTTTTCAGTTCTATTATTTAAGAACTCATTTACTACCTTTGTTGCTTTCTCTGCTGCTTTACTTTTAATGTTACTCATATCTTATTTTTATTATATATTCGTTTTATATTTACAATGCAAAGATATAGAAATGATATGAAATAACAAAATATTTTCTGCTAAAAAATGTTAAATTTTTAATTTACAACTTATATATATGTCGAACAATCGGATTAATTAATCTTTCCTGTACATTATAAGAAGTCCAGAGCGGATATTGATGTCGTTCATTCATAAATCCATATAACATGAATATTAAGATAGGTAGATATTTAGAATCATTATCATATATTAACATTTGATATAGATCACTATATTCTGTAATATATTCACTATTTAATTTTGTTTTCCTAATAAGTGGTATATTACCTATTTCAGTTAATATATTATCAAGTTCTTTTTTTGTTAATGTATATAATAATGAGTTCCACCAATAACATATTCTATGGCAGGGATTATCCAAATCATTCCATATAGTAATATCTAATACGTTTTTATCTGTATTATTAATAATTAATTTATAGCTATATGTACAATCATATCGTTTTCTATCTTCTTTTTCATTTTCAAGATGTTCATCTAATAAGTTCTTAAACTTTGGATTTATAAGCTTATAATTACGGTTTTTATCTCCACAATTAAAGGAAAATACGAAACCTTCAATATTTCCCAAATTCTTAAGAAATTCCAGGTGGGTGGTACTGACCCCAAAATTTGAGCCATTTTCTATCAAAAAATCGACGATTTCATTAGAAAACTGGCCCAAAAACAACGCTTTTTTGCAAGAAATACTCAATTTTTCAGTAAGTATTTCTAATGAAGCATGTTCTATGTTTTTTCCATTATAATTATATGCTGATAATAATACCATACGTTCTTTACCATCATTATCAATTAAATGTTCATCATTAATTAACTCGAAGTTAATAATAGAATATTCATTTAATATATCTTTATATTGCTCAGCAAATTTAATAGCATGGTAATAACTACTATTAATCATCTTTTCTATTTCAGATATTTCTTGTCCTATTGCATTTGGTCTATCTGACCGTTTATGATATGTTGTACATATAGTACCATCATCATGTTTTACATTATATACTTGAAATGCAGTTCCATCTTCTTTAATAGAAACTGTAACAGGAGATGATAATATACCTCTTATATCAAGACGTTTTGCATTTAATAATTTTGATATATTTTCCATTTTATAAAACTGTTGCACAACCAGAAAATTCTGATTGTAAAAATTTTATTCGTTCTTCATTTATGGTGGTTCCTCTTAGATTGTCTACAGTATTAATATAATACAAATCTTGGGGCCTATATTTAATTAGTAAGTACCTATTGACTACATACTTTGCTAAATAATTATTATAGTCTTCTACATCTTGTAAAGTTTTTAATTTATCTTTAAACTCATTAATAATAGCTGTATATGTTCCATCAGATAATTTAATTAATGGAATCTTTTTTAAAAATAAGTTTTCTATTAGTTCTAATTTATGTGTATATTTAAAATCATTCAAAGCTTTATTTAGTAGTGATTTAACTACATCATTTGTACCTTGACCAATAATAGTTAATGTATATAATGGTTGAGGTTTATTTATAAAATGAGCTATTATCTTATCATACCACTTAAAATATTTCTCATCTACTTTATACTCCAAATAAACTATACTTTCCTTTGGATTTATGATAATTGGCATATTTGGATTTCCAAATATACGTCTGTATAGATATGATTTTATTTCTTTAAACATAAGTTAAATGTAAAATGACGACTTACTTTTTATATGAGTAAGTCGTCATTTTGTTTACTTATATTTTATATATTTTTTAATTTGTAGTATCTTCATTATTATCAATTAATGTCCACAATTCATGTTGCTTACCTTTTTCAATAAGTGCCATAATAGGTCTGACATACTTAAATTCTGCACTACCAAGGAAACTAAGAACTATATTCATTTCTTCTACTGGCATATTATTTTGTGTACTTTCTACATATTCTACAAGATCAAGTAGTTTAATTGTTGAGCCTTGATTATTAGTAAGTGATGTAGCATACTTCATATTACCAGTACACATATAAAATAACTCCATGAATTTAGGGGTTACTTTAAGGCGTTGTCGATAATCTTTTGTTTCTGGTTCAGGCATTTCAGAATCATCTTCATATATAATTTCTTCATTAAATGAATCTGATTTTGGTTCATCCTTTGTATCTGTTACAGTATTTGTAGTTTCTTCATTAACTACTGTAGTATTATCTATTTCTTCTGTTTTATTACTCATTCCTTTTATTTAATTATTTTTTATAAAGATGGTAAATTTGGCATTTTTGGCATGCTTATATTACTCATCGGATTATTGCTCATAGAACGATTCATATTACTTTGCATATTTGCCATATCTACTTCCATCTGTTCATTATCCTTCTTAGCTTGTTTATTCTTTTCTTCTATTTCTTTTTGATATATATCAAATAAATCACACACTTCATAGAATGCAAATTCATGTAATAATCCAATATCAGTAAAATGACATTCTTTTACCATATAATATATTATCTATAAAATCTCGGAATACCATACCTTAAATGTAGGTAATGGATTCAGGATTTCATGAAAATATATAAACATACTATTAATATGATGTTTATTTTTATAACAGCTATACCAAATTTGGAAAACTGGATCAATTTTAGAAGTCTATATCAATGTGTTCCATAAAGATACTCTTGATTCCTCCACGAAATTCAAGCGGCGCTTGTCGCTGCGTACCTCCTTCATCTGTATAATTAAGAACTGGAACAATTGCACTTTCAATAGTAGAACGAACCTTTGTCATCAATGCCCATTCATATGAAGTCCATTCAGTAGTCATATCTACTAATTGATAATAATAATCATTATTCAAGAAACGATAATCACTAACAAGGAATGCAGCAATATTAATAAAGTCTTGGTCAAAACCCTCACGACGTTGTTGACGAGTATACATATAATCCTTTAACCATTTAAGTGTACCAACAGAAGGCATGTATATATCAATCATTCCAGACTTATAATAAGAAGATTTAACTGGGAATGAAAAACAACGTTTTTCCGCATTATAATATTTCATAAACTTATCACTAAGCTTTAAGAAATCTACATTATCCTTCTTAACTGTAACATCGTCTTTTTCATTGATTACAACCTTTAAATCATTCTTTCCTGCAGGGAAAGTAAAGTCATGAATTGCAAGTATAATATAAAATCTATCAATATCAATAAGATCTTTATATGTTGCATATCTACCTTCATCTTGAGGGAATGAAACATAACAGCAGCTCTCTAATATATTATTCAATGCTGTATCTATACTTTGGGGGTCTGTTTCATCAGTTGATGACCAATGCTTAATATCTGCAAGTGTTGCTGCCTTAATATTAATACGAGTTCCAACAGGATAATATAAACCTTTAGTTGGGAGATCTTCTACCTTAATAGGTAAGAAACCATGTCCAGCAGTTCTATTAAATTCCTGTAATTGCTTTACGCGGTCGGCATGTTCTTCTTCATTTGTATACTCATTTAATGCAGTTGCTTTTGCAGTGGCATCAGCACGTAACTAATCAATAAGTTCTCCATTACCGACAGCATCTAATTGCATATCTGATAAATTCTATGCCTTTGGTTCTTCTATTTGATCCGCATAAGATGCAAGATCTTTTTCATTATTCTTATTATCTTTCATTTACTGATTACAAAATAAAATCTTTCTTATAATTATATATTAAAAACAGGGAATAGTCTATAAATTTAATTAAACATTGTAAGCTAAAATCTGTTTATAAATAGGGCCATAATTTCTTAAATCATCTATAACAAAATTATAATATGCTTTGAGCATAGATGAGTTATATTTGCCGTAAAATAGTGAATTATATACATTACTTTCCAAAATATTCTATATATCGCCAGATAAAATACTTCCCAATACAGCACGAGTATATACTTTATCAATCTTATTAGATGGTAGGGGAGCAACCAATTCATCTAAAACTCCAGCATTACCATATAAAACCTTCATGCACATTAACTTAACCTCTGCATTTGTTATTTTAATTTTAGTTTGCTACATAGTAGATAATGTTTCATCATCATTAAACTCACATAATGCCACTTTATTTAAATATGTAGTAAGTGATGCAGTATCTCTATATACTGGTAATATCCCAAATAATACATACCCACCCTTTGGTATCATATAAGATTGTGCATATTCAACAAAGTCTTTTATAATATTATTATCAATAATACTTATTTTTGCTATACCTCTTATTGCAATATTTCCAAAATTATACTTCTACAAATCTTCTTTCTCCAAATCAGTAGTTAATTCAGTTAGTTTACTATTACAAATAGATACATTAGTATAACCTTTTTCAACCATACTGGTTATAAAACATGCTTCAGTATAGTTAATAAATAAAGTTTCAAATTTACTTATATTAGAATACTCTGTTTTATAATGATCTGGCTTTATTATTCGAACTTTACAATTAATAGGAGTAGATAATAGATCCTTTATGCTCTCTATGATATAACTAATTACTTTTGTAATTCCAATAGAATTTTTAATATTTCCACAATTTATATAATCAACATATATAGTGTTATCTTCATTTATTATGAATCTGGTCTATAAAAGATTAGATTCACTATAAACTAATGCAGTCTAAACTACTATAATTCTATTATCCTCAGAGACAGTAAATTTTGAATATTTATAATCTTGTGCTGATTTAAATGTATTCTTGATATTAACAATTATAGTATCTAACATAAGTGTAGCACTAGCATTATTAATAATATCATTATTATTAGCATTATCAAGGACCTCATTAAAATCAAATGCCTCAGTTATATAATAATTTCTACGAATTTTCATAACATATTTATGTTTAATTAATTAAATGATAATTTTACACAAATATACTACTAGAACCGGTAGTATAAGTATTTAATTTTATGAGTACTTACAGACGGCATTTATACTTTAATAATAAAACTATTAAAACTTTAATTCATAAATGGGATGCAAATCCTATATATCTTTCTGGTAATATATTAAAGGATTAGGTCAATAGTCCATATAGTGTAGATTGGACTGCAGTAAATGGAAGTACTTTAAATTTGGCATCTGGCTATATAAATTGCACTAGTAATGATTTCTTATATACTAATAAATTTCAAACTGATAAATCATTTGGAAAGTACTGGGAAATTTCTATCACATTTAAGTATATAAAAAATAATACATATAATAGTTATGTTTTAATTGACATGTGTTCTATTACAGGCACACGACCTAATACAGCCGCTTGTTGTATCATCTATAAAAAAGACATAATAGATACAAACCCTAAATTTTATTATAATCTAGCAGCTAATGATTTACATTATAAAACTGTACCTATAGATAATATTTTAATTGAAAATTAGGATAATAATATTACTATAGGAATAGAACCAATAGATAATACATATGCTATGCATTATATAATAGTTAATAACAAATATAAATTTTATATAACTGATAAATTTATTGCACGTGATATAGGTAATGAGGTTACATGGAATTCTGGTGCACCAGCTTATATTGGTAGAGCTCATACCAATGATTACTATCTTACAAATGCAAATTATTTTATTAAAAACATTTCAATGTACAGTTTAAACTACTTTTAATTACATAGATATGAAAATGAACTTCGTGTTGAAGTTCATTTTCAATTATACCAATCTACCTTACCTTCATATAATGTACTTTCCTATCTATTATCATTATAATAACTCATTAATGAAAAATATCTTTCACTATCTGGAACTTGCATTATACGAGCTGCTATATCTTTTGTAATATAGAATACTATTGTACCTAAACTTAAATTCATTGCATCTGAATCTTGATTTGGATATATTTCAATTTCAGTACCTTGTATGGTAGGGAATACTAATTTATATGTAGTAGTACCTGTTAAATCATATGGAATACGAGTATTTGCATTATTTAATGTATACAATTTTAACATGTAATTAGAACTTGAATGTTTCAAATGTAATGTCATTTTACCTTGTGTATACATCTAACCTGTTTGTACATCTTTTACTACTAAATCTGTAACATCATAATAACTCCTCATATATTTTTCCTTAACTTCGGGTTTTGATATATTCACAGGAGTATTTTCAATTTTATTAATTTTATTAACTACTTTATATGTTATAACATTATGTAATTCTACTTTTTTATTTCGTTCTACAAATTGTTTACCTGGTAATATCATTGAACATGTTTTTATAATATCCATGTTATTCATTCTATTATAAAGGTGTGCTGTATATTTTACCGATATACTGCTTAATGTCATATTAAGTATTTTTTCAGGGGTTGGAATAAATCTACTTCTCCAGAACTATCCATGTTCTTTTGTTTTCCCAGTATAATCAATAGTATTTGTGAAATATTCAGTTCTTGTAACTTTTGAATTTGGAACATCATGATTTACAATATAATCATAAAAATATGTAACTGCTAATTCATTTATAATAACCCATCTAAATGTTTCATCTCCATACATTTCTATGAAATCATCCATTCCCTCATTAGCTTGGTCTATTTCACTATAATCCATCATAGGAATATTACCAGTTTCTATAGCCAGCATTTTATCAAGGTTCATATCAGTGGCTGTTCTATCATCACCATAAACTGGATAATATACAATAGTATTAGTTTCTTCATCTACTTTCATTCTAACATTAAAATAATTAGAATTAGATTCCATCTTTAATGCAAATGAACGTGGTTTATCAATTGTAAACGTACCTTCACCTGTTGTGTTTGTTTTATTAGTTAATGTAAAGTTTTCGGGTTGAACTGTACTAAAATCTACAATTATATCTGAATATGGATTTACTTGTCCTCTGTATATATCAATTATATTATTTTCTTCATCTATAACATCTTCATATACAAAATCTATATTTCGCATATTAAGACCTAAATCATATGGACTGGGAAATGAAATTTCAATGTAACGATCATAAAATTTACTATTTAGATAGAGAGGACTTTTTAACCAATTTATTTTATCTTTTAATTGTTCTTTTGGCATAAACCAGTTGAGTACAATTATATCATCATTAATTCTTTTCTTTTTAGCTTCTTTCTATACCTATGATACATGTGCATGTACTTTTATATTAATACCTGCAATAGCATTCATTACATAACCTGATATAAGATAAATTCTAATTTTATCATTATTAACTTGTACTTGTCTTATTTGATTATGGTTATCCGTTATGTCCTTTATAACTGTACCATAATTTGTGCCATTAACAATAATTTCAGAACCATATAAATTATCCTATGTATTATAAATGTTAAAATCATTAAATGAAGTTCCCGGATAATAACACTCACCAGAGCTTGAACTATTTAATACAATATTTGGAATATTATGTTTTTCTACACAATATTGTTTCCCATCTCCACTCTAATACATATATACAGTTTCAGAAGTTTCTCCTCCTGAATCACTGTATAATGTAGTTATTTTATATTGATCACTCTTATACTCAAGTAACATCTAATTAGTTACTTGATAGAATTTAGAAAATGTAGCCATTTAATTTTATTACTTCTGAAATTTTATTTTTAATTTTAGAATCTGAAAATAGTATATGTTAAACCTATACCAATCTGTGGAGATACATTTAATGATTTATCTATACCTACTCCAATATATGGTCCAACACTAAATTTACCAGGTTTAAAATATTCTTTTAATACCTTTGATTTCTAAGGTTCAATTACTACTGACTTCATATCAGTGTTAGACATATAAGGATTAGAATTCTTTGCTATTACTTTAAGTTGTTTATCTTTCTCTATTACATCTAAAGTAAGTTCATTCTTTATATTCAATCCTATTATAGTAGTATTAAAATTATTAAAATTACCTTCTACCTTTGTATTACCATTCATTGAATACCAATTATTAGGTTCAGATACATGCCATTGTAATTCATGATATGTAGTATCATTCATAGTAGTGGTAATAATTGTATCAGAATGTGCATATATAGTATCTATATGAAACACCTATTTAGTTTTTGTTATAATTAAAGGATTATCATATAACCCTTTTATTTCTTTATAAAAATCGGTATTCTTTAGGTCTTTCTTATTCATGAATATAGGTGTATCTATCATATCATAAGAATTTCCATTCTTATCTTTATACTGCTGAATAGTATCTGTACCAATAAATTTATTCTTAATATTAGTTAATTCTCTATTTGTTATATTATTAGTTATATAAAACATTCCTACTAAAATAACCAATAGTATAATGAATATATCCTTAAATGTTAATTTCTATAGGTACTTTATAAATTTCTTCTTCATAAGGTATTTATTTTTAAGACTTTTGTTATATGTTTATTTATAAATTTAATAAGTTACTAATTAAAATATTTTTATTTTATGATTAAACGAAACAATACTAATAATACTCAATTATCACCAATAATAAGTAATACTGATAATATAGCTAAAAATATAATAGATGCACATTTTGATAATTGGTGGTACAAAACTGAGTATATAAGTGAATTAATGTTAGTTGACATTTTATTATTACCATTATTAGATAGTGATAAATCTCATATGTTATCATTAACCAAAGTATCAGGGAATAATAATTACATAGACAATACAATTATATATGAATTTTCCAATTATCATATAAATCAGCGATTTCTTTATATTACATATAGTAAAAATACATATATAGTACATATGCAGTTCCCAGTAACAAATACAACTATTGAAATAGGACAAACTCGAAATGTTTTTGAAATATTATGGATAATAAAAGATCTTGCAACATATGGAAGTTCTAATGGTTCTGAAAAAAATAGTAGTACGCCTTACTATAATAACCCGTTATATATAAATTATTTCCTTACACATGTAAAATATGCATGGACACATATATTGTTTCAATCTATACTTATAGATATGCTAAAGCATGAAGCAATATATAGTCAAGAACTTAATGGTATATTAGGCGCTTTGAATTTTGAAATATGTTATCCTAAAACACAGTATGTTAATTTAACAAATTATAGAATAAGAGAAATACTATTAGATACATATGTTAAAAATGATAATGATAAAATAGAAACATATAAATTAGTATATACAATACCTGATAAAACATATGATGATGAAGTTAATGGAATAATAGAAGAAACTAATAAAGTTAATGCTGAAAAATTGTGTTCTATATTAGGGGATTGTTATAAATTAGGTGAAATTAAAAATGGTTGTGCACAAATAACATTGAATAATACAAATTATAATGGTAGTTACTCTCTTATCCATATAACAAATATACTATTTAATTTATTAATTCATTACGTTAACTCTCATATCAGTTTAATGTGTAAGTAACTAAAGAAAGAGACAATGCTTATTAGATATTTTTAAGCATTGTCTCTTTCTATTTTACTTTACTTTGGGATGTTATATGCGGATAAAACAATATCTACTAAACTTTCCCATTCTGGATAATACTTCAAGCATGTTTCCCATGCATTGAGTGGCTTATCCGGTTTTGTATAACGTGCAGATTCCCAGTCTAATACTGCTTCTAATATATTTGAATATGTAACTTTCTTATCTTTAAATTATTAAGTTATCAATAAATTAACCAACGTTTATAAGAATTATGTTTAATATAAAAATATTATGAATAAATAATTTAGATATTTAATATCTGGAGATAAATAAATTATAATGAGGTTAGTATAGAAACATATAATTAAGTAGAATAATGAATTTTATAAAGATTTAATGGAGATGATGCATCTTTCTAAAAATCTTTATAATGCTGCTTTGTATAATGTTAGATAGTACTACTTCAAAGCTAAAGATGATACCACAGTTAAATACAAATACCTAAATTATTATGCTAATTGGAGGTTGATGATGTCTACTTAGAACTCAGACTTTAAAGCACTTCCAAACCATATTGCTCAACAAGTAATTAGGCAAGTAGATAACAATTTTTCAAGTTTCTTTGCACTCCTAAAGAAGAAAAATAAGGGTATGTATACTTTACCTGTGTAGATACCTCAATACTTAAAAACTGATGGATATAACCAAATAATTATAGATCAGTGGGCAAAAGCAAAACTTAAAGAAGGTTATTTACAAATTCCAACAACTAAAATATTAATTAAAGTTGGTTTAGATGTAAGTAAGTTAAATATTAAGCAAATTAGGTTAGTACCTAAAAATAGTTTTATTGTTTTAGAGTTTATACATGAAATTCCAGATATTCAACCTAAAACCGATAATAAACGTTACATGTCTATTGATTTAGGCATCAATAACTTATGTAGTTGTAGTTCAAATGTAGTTAGTAGTTTCATTGTAAATGGTAAACCTGTTAAATCAATAAATCAATATTATAATAAACAACTTGCAAAGTACAAATCAATTTGTGAAACTGTAAATAAATGTAAAACAAGTAAACGAATTAAAAGGTTAAATTATAAACGTACAAATAAAATTGAAGATTATTTTCACAAAGTTTCAAGGTACATAGTGAATCAATTAGTTTCTAATGATATAAATACACTTGTAATTGGACATAACAATTTCTGGAAGCAAGACACTAAACTTGGTAAAGTTAATAATCAAAATTTTATACAAATTCCTTTTAATAGATTAATTCAAATGTTATCTTATAAATGTAAATTAGTTGGTATAAATTGTGTTATTCAAGAAGAAAGTTACACATCAAAAGCTTCATTTATAGATAATGATCATATCCCAGTGTTTAATTCAACCACTGAATTAAATTATAAATTTAGTGGTAAAAGGGTTAAACGTGGTTTATATTGTAGTTAGAATGGAATTAAAATAAATGCAGATATAAATGGAAGTTTAAATATACTTCGTAAATATTTAAAAGTGAACTCTGATGATCTGTTTACAGATCCAAGAGATTTCAGAGGGTTTGTGTACAACCCACAAGTTATTAATATTTAGTGATAACTTTAAATATTTTATAAATACTTAACTAATTTATAAAATATGTACATAAATGATGTGATGCATATTTACGATGTAATTTTGAAATCTTTTTAACTCCAAGAAAACCACAAAATATGTACATAAACAACTTATCCATATCATGGAATGGAAACTTGATATAACCGATATATTTCCATTGAAGTTTATATAGTACACATATATGTTTAAATGTATATGGTACATGTAATAAGCTTTCCTTGATGTTATTTAATATCAGCTTCATATTTTATATGTATTATTTGTTTCTTAATTACAATGCAAAGATACAAAATAAAAATGGACCATAAAAATTTATGGTCCTATTTTTTATTAAATTAAATTGTAAAGTTCATATTACCAGTTTTAGAAAAACCTTTGAACATGTTTCTAATACTGAAAATGCCATTACATTGTCTCATTTCCTGAATAACCCCATTTGAATACTCTACAGTCATTTGTGGATAAAAACATTTTACTGCTAATCCAGAAGAAAGTACTTTATTAACGGTAACTTTATTAACATCTGTCATTAGAGAATATATAGAGTTTCTGTATACTTTATTATATTCTAATACTTTATCCTGTGTATTATCTACATTAGGTTCTTCTACATAGAACATCTCTACATTATTCAAAGTATTATAAGTTTTTACTGAATATGTGCCATCTTCATTAGATTTCATAAAAACATGGGCTTTAACACCAATTCTCTTAAATATAGCACCATTAATCCAGTTCTTATTGAAACCACATAATGGAAGAATTACAGAAACCTCATCTTCATTAGTAGGTAATTGCTGGACATTTGCTTTATTTCCAAATGTATATCCATATACATCGCGCTCACCCATATACATATAAGTTCCTTCAGATTTCTTAAATTTATATGTATAACCTGGTACAAATGTATTTACATTTTCATTTGTATGCTGATAATACTTATTAGTAAACTTACTAATTTCTGTATATAATGGACTTTGTTTAGAGATTAAACAAATATTATTTGTTACTGAATTAACATCACGCACATCAAAGATGAGTACCATATCATCATTTAATATGTTACGATCTGCATCCATACTTATATATGGCATTGTATATTTAATGAAGTTATCTACTCGTACTCTAAACTTTATGTTAAAGTTCTTTACAAGTACTTCAACATAGCAATCATTATTTGTAGTTACTTTATAACCTTCTAATAATTGGAATTGTAATGTTTCAATATTCTCAATTTTAATAATACTTGAAGCATTATTTAATTTAGTGTTTGAAATAGATGCAACATTTCTATTGTCATAAAAGAACAATTCATTATTCTTTTGTTCTTTATTTTCTGTTCTATATATTGCAGTAGGAATAACCCAATTAAATACAGTATTCATAACTTTATTTTTAGTTGTTTATTATTTGTTTCTTAATTGCAATACAAAGATACAAAATAAAAATGCTTCATAAAAATTTATAGTGCTAAAAAATATTAATTATATAAACTTTTTTATTATTGCTTATTTATCAAGCGCATTATTGCAGTGGTGCCACATAATTCCCACTATTGCAGCACCAACAAAAATTCCTAAAATAAAATCTATCATTGTGTTTTGTGTTTAAATTTCGTCTTTTATATTTACCGTGTATAAAATTCTACATAAATCTATTGATTTAAATATATTTTATTTCTTGCTTCGCTCTATCATTACTTTTTAAAACATTTATTATTTCTAATAAATCAGTCATCCATAAGAGGATAGTTCACAAGCGTAAATTCGGCCATACGACTGCCTACTAATTTTTTATTCCTTTTATGTGCGTTGATTGAGCATTTGCTGACCTTCTCTTAGAATGTTCTTTGCCGCATTTAAATCTCTATCATGCTTTGTATTACATTCAGGACAAATCCAATACCTATCACTTAGCTTCAAATCTTTATTTTTATAGCCACAATCTGAACATATTTTTGAACTTGGATAATATCTATCAATAAGTACAACATGCTTATCATTAACAAGAGATTTACTCTGTAATATTACTTTGAAATGGTAGAATCCAACTTCTTGTATAGCTTTTGATAATTTATGATTTTTTAACATTCCACTTACATTCAAATCTTCCATATAGATAGTATCATATTTTGTAAGTAAAGTATTCACAACAGAATGTATATAATTTTCTCTTTGATTAACTAAATGTTCAAATGCTTTTGCAAGTTTAATTCTTGCTTTATTTCTGTTATTTGAACCTTTAACTTTTCTTGATAGTTGGCGGTGGAGCTTCTTGATTTTATTTTCTTGATTCTTTAAAAAATGGTTATTTTCAAATTTATCTCCATCAGATGTAATTACAAAATCTTTAACACCGAGGTCAATACCAATAGATTTACCAGTCTTCTTAAACTTAACATATTCATCTTGAGGAATATCCATAAGGATTGATAAATAATACTTACCACTCTTGGTTTTCGAAATGGTAACGCTTCTTATTTTATTCTTATATGTTTGAAGTCTTTTAAAATATAAATCAGAACATCTAAATTTAATATCTTTAAAAGATTTGGTTAATGTAATTTTTCTTTCCTTGAATGTATTCTTTTTTGAAATTGCAATAATTGAAAATAATGCAGATTGTTTATCTTTCTTTGATTTAAATTTAGGAAAACCCTTATGGTTTTTGAAAAAATTATTATATGCAGTACACATTTGTCTTATTGCTTGTTGCATTATATGAGTATGTTGTTCTTTTAACCACAGGTAATCCTCATTTTTACGTAAAGTTTCAAAAAAATATTTTGAAAGGTCATTTAAAGAAAGATTAATTTTATTATCAATGTATTCTTTTAGCTTAAGAGCAAGCATATAATTATACACAAAACGATAGCACCCAAGCAATTGATTGATTGCTCGTTCTTGCTCTTTATTTGGATATAATCTTACTTTAATTGCTCTTAACATAATATTATTTATAAGATAAAACTATAAAAAAGTTTAGTAAATACTCATATTTTTCAAAATACAAATATATTTTTATTATTAATTTTCAAAAAGCTTTAATGAAATATATTAACTTTTATTTTTCATTTTGCAAATATTCAGAATTCTCTTTATAGTTTCATTACTTTTATCTATATAAGAACTTTGAGAATTACTTTCAACTACAGCATTATACTTAGTGATTAACTCTTCTACTAATGTATTATGATACATTTCCATATCTCTATAAGTTTTTATATCCTTAAAGAGTTCCATATATTTTAAGTACTCCCGTAAATTATCTACCTTTATAGGAGTAATAAAAGAACTTAACGTTTCTTCTACTGTATTTTCTGACTTTAATACTCTAAACTTAAAGTTTTCATCAGTATAGGTGTCCATCTTATAAATTGGATATGAAATAACATATTTAGTAGCAGTAGAATCTTTACATTTAGAATATGTAAGTATACTCAATTTCTTACAAGGCTTTGTGTATATTGCATCATTACCAGGAGTTGGTAAATATGGATTTTCTTCTATTTCTTGACGATTTGCAGTAATATACACCGGTTCATTGTCTGATTTGTACAGACCTTTGCTTAAAATTATTTTATATTTTAATGTACATAATTTATATATAAAATAAACTAAAGCAATTGATACAATTATAATTAAAATAACTTTCATATTTTTAACATTAACTTTTTTAATAATCTGTATATGGGGATTTAGTGTTTCCATTAGGCATCCCATCTATCATAGCAATTACTATAATTCCTGTTATAAACCCAACTATAAACCCTCCTAATGTCCATAAAATTGTTGCCATATCCTTATTTTTTAATATCGTTTATAAAACTTACTATTGCATATCCCATTGCAAGACCAATTAGAATTGCAATAATTATAATTATCATGTTTGTTTATATTTTATAATTTATAAAGTAATTACATTAAAAAGTTTAATGTATATGTTATTAAATTTATATTTTTATAAACAAAATATGTATTATTTCATATATATGTTAAATATTCACATTAAAATTATTATAGTTATGTTTTTAAATAATAGTAGTAACATTTCTAAAATTTTAGAATCTCTTATTTATGGAGGTTATAAGTATTTACAAGAAAACCATTTAAAAAGTATGGTTTTAGGTATAAGTGGTGGTTTAGATTCTACCCTTACTGCATATATAGCAAATAAAATTGTACAGCAACACCCTGAATTTAAATTGATAGGAATTTCATTACCAAGTTATACTAATAAAGATGATGAAAATGACTCCGCATTATCTGCATTATCATTCTGTAACGAGTACAAAGTAGTAGATATAGAGAATACTTATAATACTATTAAAAATCTCTGTGAAAATACTTATGATGATGCTTTGCAAAATGGAAATATTAAAGCACGTTTAAGAATGATCTACTTATATAATGTTGCCAGTAAAAATAAAGGTGTTGTGTTGGACACTGATAATTTAACGGAACATTATTTAGGATTTTGGACATTACATGGTGATGTAGGAGATTTAAATTTCTTAAATACTTTTTGGAAAAATGAGTTATATACCATTATAAATTGGATCATTGATAATGATAAAGACCTTTCAGAAACTCAATTAAAAGCTTTAATGCAAGCTCGTGATATAACACCAACTGATGGTAATGGAGTTAAAGCAGGAGGAGATTTAGCACAAATTGCACCTGGATGTACATATGAACAAGTCGATACAGTTTTAGCTGAAATAACACAACCTCGGGTAATTATTAGAAATGCTAAACTTATCAAAGATACTGGCATCACACATGATTCATTTAAACTTATAGAAACCAGATATTGGAATTCTGAATATAAACGAGCTAAATCTCCTCATATAGTAGATCCACGTGATTTTTATTATAAATTTAAAAAATAATTTCTAAAATGTGCATTATAGCTTATGATAATGCACATTTTCTTTTATAAAAATTAATCTCTTATTCTATGGCTAATAATTTACAACTATTTAAATAGAAGGAAAACGAAATAACACAAGACACTAAAATAACTGATGCACTTATCATTAAATTATTTTATCCAGATCATAGAGGATATAAAAAATTATATGGTAACAATATAGATAATCCTTATATAATCAATTATTTAAATCAACGTTTTAAAGATTCATCTTCTATAGAAGAAACTATAAAACGGATAAAACTTCATATAGAAGAAAAACCATTATGCCCAACATGTGGAAATCCAGTTAACTTCATCGGTAAACCCTCTAAAATATTTACAACATACTGCAGTAATCAATGTGTAGGAAAATCACCATCAGTAATAGAAAAGAAACAACACAGTGATAAATTAAAAAATAATGGAGAACTTGGATGGGTTTTATCAAATAAAGATTCCACTAAAATAGAAAACCGTAAACATACTTTACTTAAGAAATACGGAACTACTAATGTTCACTCTATAGAAGAAATACATGAAAAAGCAAAGCAAACATCAATAGAACATTACGGTACCCCATACCCTATGCAAAATCCTGAATATGCAGAAAAACACTGGGATACCGTCATCAAGAATAATCCCGACGGACATTGGACTTCAAAACCTGAAAAACAACTCAAAACATTTTTAATGTCCCTATATCCAGACCTAAAATGGCAATATAGAGATGAACTGTACCGCTATAAACAACCAAATAATAATCACCGTTTTCTATGTGATTTTTATATCCCATGTAAAGATCTATTCATAGAATATCAAGGATATTACACACACCATACACATCCATTTAATCCTAATGATGCAGAAGATATAGAATACTTAAAAATCTTAAAAGAAAAAAGAAAAAATAAGGACTTGAGAAATAAACAACAAAATATAAGAACAACATATAATGGGTGGGATATGTTTATTAAAACTTGGACTGTAAATGATCCATTAAAAAGAAAAGTTGCAAAAGATAATAAACTAAATCTTCTCGAAATATGGCCAACATGGTCAAATGAAAAAATAATAGCAGAAATTAATAAATTTCCAAATATAAAATAAGTAAATGAAAACATTAGAAAATGAAATTATACTTTATAAAACCATTGCATTAAATTCTAATGGTACATTTAAGAAAGGCACAACTTATAAAACATATATAAGAAGAAATTATCCACTTATATATGATAAATGTATTTTATCTGGTTATTTTAGAGAGCAATTATACTGCTTAATTCATAATATAAAACAACTTCCAACTTGCCCTGTATGTAATAAAGTTTTACCACTTAGAAATTTCACCAAAGGTTTGCAAAAAACCTGTTGTAAGCAATGTAATGATAAATTACAATCATTAACTTATAATAGAGATAAACTATTACCTGCTATTATAAGAAATAATAAAAAAGAAAATTCATTACAAACATATTTTAAGGATATTAATGTTACATACGACTATAGAAACAAACAAATAATTTTTCCAAATTATTGTAAGCATTCTCCTTTATATTTCAAAAGCTCTGCTGAAACTAAGCTTAAAAGAAAATATAAAAATAGTAATAACTTATGCATACAATGTAATAGAGAATATGTAAAAAATAATATATTATTATCAGAAGAGAAACTACAGAATATACAAGTAGGAATGAAAGACTTTATGAAACAATATCATAATGTAATTTCTCCCGAATGGTTTATTGAGTATTTCCCTACTATATATAAAGCAATACTACAATTTACTAATCATATATCAGATTTAACATTAATACAAAGAATATGGCACTTTACTAATAATATAAAAGATATACCTATATGTAATGTACCCAATTGTAATTGTAATGCTAAATGGAGCTATTCAGAAGCAAAATATTTTCAACACTGTGATAAACATATAAACTATAATTTCAGTTCAACACAAGAGAAAGAACTAAGTAATTTCCTTAAGTCTTTATATATAACACATATTACAAATGATCGTACATTACTTAATAATAATGAAATCGATATATACATACCGGAATTAAAGATAGGAATAGAATATAATGGTATTTTCTATCATAACTATGATAATGTAGGTAAAGAAAAGCAATATAATAAATTCATTCAATGTGAAAATAAAGATATAAGACTTATTACTATATGGGAAGATTTATATGTTAATGATAAATCATACTATAATGAATTAATAAAGGGTTTAACTAATCATAGTAATTATAAGCATATAGATAAAAATATAATTATAGATAAAGGGAAATATAACTTAACTGGTTATATAGGTAATAAAAGGATTTTCCATTTTATATATAAAGAATATAAAGATAAGGTTTTATTATATGAAATACAATGTAATTTAACTTATAATTATAATGAAATAAGTAATTATATTTCTAAATTATTTCATAAACAATTATATATAAATGTTTGTACTGATGAATTATATTTTAGAGATGTAACTAATGTAGAAATTATAAAGCATTATAATAATGATTATTTCTTTATAAAAAATATAAAAAGTAGTAGATTATATTTACAAACAGATAAGTATTATAATGTATACACCAGTGGAAGAACACTCATAAAAATAAAAAAGGACTGAAACAATTTAAGTTTCAGTCCTTAACTAATATATTATAATCTATAACTTAATGTCATAAATTAATTACAATCTTATCAGATACCTGCTAAATCAACGCAGAATGTTAAGTACTATGTCTCAGGGTAGAAACCAGCATCAATCAAAGCGTAGCGAGATTTAAGGTATAACTTGGGTGCCGCAGTACCCTCGCTGATAATCTTTACAGATTCTGCCATAACGTAAGGGCAGAAGAATACGCCTGGTTCATCTTTAGAACCTTTACGACCTACGAGAACACGGCAGTCAGCACCTGACATCAATGGGTCAACATAGATTGTGAGGCCAGCGAGTGTACCGATTGGGTATAAGCTACCAGCGGTTTGTGAAATTGTGTTATCAACTGGAGAGAAGCTATAGTGTGCATTGCTTTGGAGAGCAGAAGCTACAGTTACGTTAGTTACAACGAAAGTAGCTGCACCATAGCGACCGCGTTGTTGGATCCAGTTAGAAGCTAACATGATGTTAGTTGCAACACGTTTCAACATAGTGTCACGGTTTTCGAAGTGTGCTTTATCGTTGATGATAACAGGTTTGTATGGGAGTGCAACATTTGTTTGTGACTCATAGTTAACCTGTGTTGCATCGTTATTACCTTGTGGGATAGCGAGTGCAGGTGTCATCTTAGGAGCAGCAGCAGTGATAGCTGGGTTTGGATCGAATGTAATATTCATATTAGCATTTTCACCTTCTACTTCAACGAGCTTGCATTGGTTCTTCCAACCGAGTGCGAACAAACGAGATGTGATGTGGCGGTTGATAGTATTAGAGAGTTCATTAATACCTGCATTTTCAACCATCTTAACAACATCGATACCCCATTGCTTTTGGAGGTCAGTAACTTGTTCCTGTGTAACTGAGCAACCTACCATGATTGTACCAACTTGTACATTCTTTGTGAACAACTGGAGTGACAATTGACGTGGCATTGTCATTTCACCTGTACCGCGAGACATTGGTTCATAAAGTGTAGTACCATCTTGATATGTACCATACCATGCATCGCGGTCATTCTTACCAGCACCAGTAAAGCCCTGTACGTTATCTTCCATCATTGAAATCAAACGAGGTTGAGCAAGTGGAAGTTTGCATTGTAATGAACCACCAGTTGTAGCAGGTTCAAGAAGTACAGCAGCATCGAAATATTCACCAAGTGACTTAGTGCCAGAAATAACCTTGAACATTGGATCACCATCGATACGAGACCAACCGATGAATTCAACTACGAGATCACCTGCCTTCAACTTAGTACCTGCCATCAAGAAGTTATCTGCCTTCTTAAGGTCTTGCTTAATCTGAGTAGCTGTCTTACCAGGTACATTAGTGTCATCCTTAATAACAGTTGCCTTGAACTGTGTTGGAAGACCAAAGAGTGAATAAACTTCCTTAGAAGCTGAACCACCATGACCATAGTTATTGTATGTAGCTGGATTAGCAGTAGCCTTGTCATATGCTGGAGTTGCACCATAAGGTTGTTTAGAACCTGCATATACATAATCCATGAATGGAAGTACACCAGTAGGACCAGCAAGAGGCATTGTGTTAACCAACTCAAAACCGATAGTCTTAGCTGCAACCTTCAAAGCAAGTGGTAACAATGCTGGGTATTTATCACCTGAACCAAGTGTAGCATTATTTGCATAATCTGCACCTGTTAATGCTGGAGCACCAGCTGGAACTGGATTACCTACACCAGGAGTGTTATACAATGTGCTATAAGGAGCATAAACACCACCCTGTGCACCAAAAGAATTTGAACTCATTTGGAAAGCGTCCTCATTCAAGAACTTAGCTGTATTGTGAGCGAGCTTACTCATCCACTCTAACTTACTTGCATCCTTAACACCAGTTGTACGCTCAATCATTGGAGCCCAGTTTTCTGTAATCATTTTTTCTGGATCTTTAGCAGATGTCTTCTGCATGTATGCTGCATATGCATCAGCAACACTACGACCCTGTGTTTTATTATCTTTCATTTGTTAATTGAATTTTGTTTTAAGCTGTATTTAATTAGCTTGAAAGGTTTTAATTTGTAATATTTATTACGCTAATTAAACACTAAAATCAATATTATCAAAAATAAATTTTATCCTTTTATGTTAATTGTATATGTACTTTCTTAGTAATGACATTCTTTTTTTCTTAACATCTTTTATATAATTAACAAGGGTACTTTTGTGGTACTTAACAATATGAAATGTCTTTTTCTTTCTTAGACTTTCTAATCCATTAAAGGATTTGATAATGTGACTTTTTATGACTGATTTTTTAAATCAGTTTAATAATTTTTATTTTATTATTTTATTTATATATGTTAAAAAATATATAAATTTAAAATGCTATTGTATTATTGGTCTATTGTAGTATTTGAATAGTCCTGTAAATTTTTCTACTCTATAACTTGTACTTTATTAAGTTTAGAGTGAATTACTTTTACTTCTGTTTTAATATCATCTATGGATTGACGCATAGCTGGTTTAGTTACAGTCATATCCCATATTATTGAACCTATTACAAAAACTATAATTAGTACTGATAATATACAGCTAACTGAATTATAACATTTACCTACTTTATTATTCTTTGCTGCCATAAGCATTTTCTTACAACAATTTGTTTTATTTTGCATTTAAAATTATAAAAATTTTATAATTTACATTATTTATTTCAAGTTTTCATGAATAAAATTATAAAAATCATGATGCCCTCTTAACCCACTATTAAAGAAGCATTTAACTATTGAATAAGATATATTTCTATAATTTTTCCAGTTCTTACCTGAATTAGGTTTTGATAGATAATCTATATCCTATTCATTGTAAAATGCTTCAACTTCCATAGGATGAAATAAGTATGGTGCTTTTTTATTAATCAACAACCAGTGTATATGTTTAATATAGTACCATATATATAGCAAATAAAATTTTATCCACTAATGGTTTGCTTGTTTTTCATGTATACTTTCATGGTTATATATGTAACTATATGGTTGAATTACTCTATCATATGTATTTTTATTCCTTACATATATAGTACCAAATAATGTAATTATATATCCATATGGACATAACCATTTATTTATTTTTACTTTCATTTAACATCGTCTAAAGGGTCATTTTGTTTTTCAACAAATGTATCCTATATTATTTCTTCTTCATCCCGCATACCAGGCTCTTTAGGATTAACATCAACACCTAATCTACGCATAGATTCTCTATATTCTTGGAACATCATCATATATTCGGTTCTATTCCTTTCAAGCATGGCATCAATATCATATAATATTGGATCATTTGGATGATTATGTATTATAGAGCGTTTCCATACTTTTAATTGCTGTTGGTTCTACAAATAATAGTAATATTGTTGATTTTCAAGATTTTGCATAATTTTCACAAACTATACAAAGTGCGCTCTATAATTATCATTTCGAACTGATTTATTTACCTTGGTATTAAGTTCTTTTACATCTTCCTATAATGTATTTATATTATATGATGTAGTGGACTTCTAATAAGTAAAATATACTATACCTATTATAAGGGACATTACTAATGCTATTTTAAGTGGTTTAGGCATATTAGTAATTTCAGTCCATAGTTTTTTCCACTATACATCTCCTATGAATTCTAAAACTTTAACTAAAAATTCCCACATGGTATTAAATATATAATTACGTATTAATTTTAATTTAAATGGCTGACAAATGCAGAAACTACAATTTGTCAGCTATTTGTTTAATATATTTATAAGTGTACTTATGATAGTATTTTTATTTTAGACTTTGGATATTTTGTATCTTTACCATCTATCTTACATAATACTAATTCATCTGGTGCAGCATTTATATAACTGTCTGCATATACCTGAATAGAACGAAGTGGTTTATCATCTTCTCCTACTACTACTGCATATGGTGTTTCTATAAATGCTAAATTATTAACATCAAATGTTTCTATTACACCATTTTCATTAATTACACGTATATCTCTTTTAGAATTTATAATGTCATCAAGAGATGCTTTACATTCAGTAAGGTTTAATTGAAAATTATCAACTATTATATTACAGTCTACTGTTTTTCCATTTAAATCTTTCATTTCACCAGATTCAGCATTTGCTAGATTAGTAGTTAAATTATCTTTATCAAAATCAAACTACTTTGGTACATCACGTAATGGATTAACATACTCTGCATCTGGTTCAAGATCATTTACATTAACTTCTAATTGTCCTTGAGGAGTTAGAATATTAATTAAATTACCATCTTCTGAAACAGAAAGCACCTATGATTTTACACCTTTATATATAACTTTATCCATTGGTTCATAAAAGAATTGATGTTTTTCATTCTTAGAAACTTTTTTAGATTCAGTTATATTATGTACATTAGGTAATTTAGGTTTTACAGATTCTTCTTCTTTTTCACCTGAAGGTACTAAGGGATTTTCAATTCCTTCTTTTTCTGCAGTTTTTTCAACTTCTTCTTCAAACTCTCTCTTATCTGCATCCCCATAAAGAATATCATCTTTTAACTTACTTTTATTAAAGTCATGATCATTAGATAATTTTGGTTTCTTTATTTTAATGCTTTCTTGTACGCGGTGGTACATATTAGGAATTGGAGTCATACCTGTATATGTACTAATAATAGTAGTTATTAAAAATAAACAATCATGAATATTCAATGCACTTACCTAATCTATAGGTTCATCAGAGGTAAAGTTAACAGTTAATGTATTTGTACTTACACCTGGAACACTATCACTTATATCTTGTAATATCTGATAGAATTCACTTGACTTTCTATAATATATGTTATTACCTATTCTGTATACAGTGTATGAAGATTTTTCGGTTTCGATAGTAAAATATTTTATATCCATGAAATCTTCTATATTAGAGACTTGAATAGTAATACCGTCAGCTAATAAAAATTTTCTATCTTTTACTGCTTTATCATGCATTACTTGAAGTACATCGGCATCAGCTTCAATATTATAGTCTTCAATTAGTAAATCACCTGTAGAGGTTTCTTTAGAAGAAGCCTTTATTTTAGAAGGAGTAGCTTTACCTTCATTTACGAAAAAATTCTTCTTTTCTGTCGTATATACAGGCTTTACTTTAATTAAAGATTTATCTTTCTTCTATGGTGTAGTTGTTTCAACATCTTCTGTAACATCTTCTAATGTTATTTCAGGAATTTCTGTATTATCTACATTAGCTGCAGGGAATTCATATTCAGTTTCACCATCAGTATAGGTAGGTATAGTAAATTCTTCTGTACTTTCTACTGGTTCATCATCTGTTGTAATTTCTACTTCAGTTTCTGCTGGTGTTTCATCAGAAGTTTCAACCTCATCTGAATCATTATTTAATGTTACAGAAAATTCATCGTCATTATCAGTAATATCAAAAATATGACCGAAATCTATTATATCTTCAGAGCCATCTGTCTCCTCTGATTCTGGTGTACTATCTTCTGTATCATCAGTATATACAAATGTATCTTCAGTATCAACATCTGATGTATTATCAGTATCAGGTTCTATTATAATTGGAGTTACTTCATCTGTTTCTGTTGTAGTATTACACTCATCACTACTTACACATGTATCATCAACTTTATTATCTTCTTCTGCATGTTCTGGATCATCTATACCAGTTTCTTTAAATTCTGCATATGAAGGTGAATTAACGATCGCATCCATAATAGCCTTATAGAGATCTACTGTCATTTCTTCATTATCTATTATAGGTTTATTATCTGAGCCTAAATAGAATTCATAAGTTTTATTATCAGTGTATAAACGACCGTCACCTGAAATCATTGGAACTACTATTGAAACTGTACCAGATTTATATTTTTCACCTGTCTTAAAGTTCTCATTCCATAATACATCAGCAATAGTATATGCATCTCTTTCTGCTGGTACAGGTTCTTCTATATCAGTTTCAACCTCTGGTGTTATATCATCTTCTACTGTGGTAACATCATCACCTAAGAAAATATCGGTAGCTTCATCCGGATTAATTTCATCAGTATCGTCAGTATCTACATCTATATCTGTTTCTACTGTACCCTCAGCATCTTCTGAATCATCATCTAAGCGAGTTTGCAAAATATCTGTATCTGCATCTGCATTGAAATCATACACATCTTCAGAATCTTCTGTAGCAGTATTAAAATCAAAGTCATCACCGTCATCTGGTGTTTCAGTTTCATCTCCTACTTCTTCTGCTTCAGAATCTTCTGTATCTAATGTACTATCGTCATTATTATCAACAAAGTTATCATCATCAGTAGATTCATCACCTAAATATGATGCAAATTCATCATCAGTGACAGTGAAATCATCGTCAAAGTCTTCAACTTCATTATCTTCTTCATCATCAGAAGTTTCACCATCTACAGGGGCATCACTTGTAATAGGAGTACTTAATTCATCTTTAACTTCTTCATCTTTAACTTCTTTATCTGTTAAAGGTTCATCTGTTGTTTCTTCTCTTGTGCCACCATCATCAGATGCTTCATCATCATCTTCAATATCTTCATCTTCTGTAGGTTCACCTGTAACCTTCTTAACATCCTTCTGCCATTCTTTATATTCTTTCTTTAAATTAGAAAGTTTTTCATCAGCAGACTTAATCGCTTTTTCCAACTTCTTCTTACCTTCATCGGTAGTACATGTTTTAAGTGCATCTTTAGCTTTTGCTATAGTTTCCTCAAGCTTATCAATATTTGTTTGATACTCATTTTGAGTTTCATTTAACTTCATAATAATCTTTTCTTGTGAAGGTATAAGATTTTCAAATAATGATGCAACATTAATACCCATATGATTATTAATAATATTCTTACATTGAATAGGATTAACATCACGATAGAATGTAGAATGGTCAATATCTTCATTTACTGCATTTATAAAGATATGATCGCCTAAATTAAATAAATCAAAATTAATATGGGCATTTTCATTTAATGAAACATGCTTAGCAAAATTAATATCTGCAATATTATTAAAGTTTTCAAGTAAGCATGAACATTTAATAAAGAAATTAGCATCAGAATCTTGATACTTAATTTGCATACCCATAAGATCTCTCAAAGTCTATTGAGACTCTCTAATACCATTAATATCTGCATAACCTTCATGTATTTCTGCAATTAAGCCATTTTCACTTAATGTAATTACATCTTCATTAATTACAACTGAAGGATCATTTACTAAATTACAAAGTTCTACAAATTTTTGAGAAAGGTTATTAACATAACTTTCATCAATCTTAGAAATATTATTTCCTTTCTTTACATAATATTGTCCTCTAATATTAAATACACTTTCATTTTCTTTAATATATTGTACAGGAGAGTAAAGGTTAGAAATAGTTGCATTCTGACGGATTAATTTAATCTTATCTTTTACATCTATTGCTTGTTCTGACAGTGTATTATTTCCTTTACTGTCATCAAGTTCAATAGCCTCAATAATTTTAAATACATAAGGATTACTTGCAAATGAAGATAATGCTTGACGGAGTTGTACGCGATTTGTAGGATTAGGTTCTTTTACAAAACGAGCACAAGATTCTTCAATAAGTGGAATAATAAAGTATGATGAAGAATCTGCCATTTCTTCTAATGTCTTAGTGATAAAGATTGGGAGTTGTTTACCTTTTACATTTTCTTGAACATAAGAAATTGCTTCTTCTACAGGTACAAGATAATCAAATTTCTTTAAATTATGAATAAAGGTTTCATATAATCTTTCTTCATATGCACCTTGTGTTAATGCTCCAGCATATTCATTAACAATAGTTAATAACTTTTCATTTTTAGCTGCATCTGTTTTAACAATCTTCTTAATTGCACCTTTCAAATCAATTCCATTAGAATTTATAATATTACTAAATGTCATTGATTCTTTTAATTCTTGTGCTTCTTTCTCGGCTTCTTCGAATACTTGCTTTGCATAGTTTTGGATATTCTCCTGAACCTTTTTAATTTTCTCATCTTCTATTGATTTATTAATTTGCTTGTCTAAATCAATAAATTCAGATTCATTTAAATATGTATCAAAGAATGGAATATTATTTGCAGCATTTTCAGAAATCAAAACATGTAACTTAGATGCGGTTCGTTCATCTTGCTTAAATAAAACATCAAGAGCTTCTAATAAATTATCTTTTGTATCTCGGGTTGGTTCTGCAATATATGTATTATAAGCATCTTTAATTACCTTATTAGCATAAGGATCATTAATACCTTCAATAATAAGATATGATTGTAATTCATTACCATACTTATTAAGAGTTTCATTCATTGCATTAATAACATCTTTCACTGCTTTATTACCTTTAGCATAGCGAGAAAGACCACGGCCAAAACTTTCAAATAATAAAAAATCTTTTTTACCAGATTTAAGTGCATTATCATAATCAATAAGATATGACATTAAACCTGGATTTTTCTGACCTTCTACAATGAGGTCTGTTATATACTTGTGAATATTAAATAACTATGTACCATCATATTCATGAGGATTTGTGTTCATACCCTCATTGATAATATTATCAATATTATTTAAAAATTCGTTCTTTGTAATTTTAGGCATATGTATTTTAAAATTAAAATTCAATATTTTTATTATTTATATCAAAAAAATTTATTAGTATTCACAAAAATAGGTTAAAGTACTGTAATCCAGTTATTTATATCTTTTGAAAGGTATGTAAATTTATTATTTACTGTATCTTTCACATATAATTTAATCTTTTTATAATTAAATTCTTTATCATACTTAAATGGATTCATACATGCAACCGGTTGGTCTTCATCAATCATTCCATTCTTAATATTAAAAATAATTTCAGTTTCATTTATATTACCATGTTTATCTTCATAAGAAATCATACCTATTATTTCAGGTAAATCTGTAATGAACATTCCTTTATTAATCACTACAACATTATCTTTATCTATGATATTAGAATTTGGATTTGGTAAAAATTTTATAAATGGTTGTTGATAAACTTTACACTCATCATTATTCTGTACATATACATCTATAATAATATTATCATCTGATATTATATCATCAGGTACAGTCCAATAATAAAAATTATGATTTTCTACTGTTTCTAATTGATGTTGCTAACTATCTTCAGTTTCATAACCAATCTCTACTTGTAATAAATCTCCAATATTATAAAAATATTTCCATTCTAAAAATATATCCTAACCCGCCGTTATAATTTTATTATCGAAATAAGTAACTGGAATAATATCACCTTTTTCTTTTGTCATGCTTTCTTTATCTCCAATACCTAACCCGAATTGTTTAATATTATGTTCAGCTTCCATTTCATTGTATGGATCAAAAACCGGTTGATATGTTTCACATGCAATATCAAATGACATCTTTATATCATAACCATCATTTGCTTGACCTATTTGATAATTTCCATTTTTTTCATTAGATATAGATTCAGGAAATCCGACACGAGCAGGAACAACAGTTCCTTTATAATTAACATGGAATGTTTTATTCTTGTAAAAATATTCTCGTATTGCCTATTCAATTTTCCATAATGTATTCATAGTATCAACTTTAATACTTATAGTAAATGAATAAGTTAAAGGAATAGAATATAAAAAAGAAACATAACTTTTTAATGCATTATTTTCACGTTTCTAATATTGCCCCATAACAAATCTATTAGAAATATTACCTGCATCAATAGAAGTACTTCCTAATGTTATTACACCATAAGGAATAGGTTTAAAATCACCATCATTTTTTTTTAAACCCATCTCCGTACATTCATCATCAGTAAAATTCAAATAATTATCTTGTATAAATCTTTCAGATGTTACAGAGCCCCCACTGAAATCATAAAAGAATGGTACAGTAATTTCTTCAGTGTGTTCTTCATCATCTTCCCATACTTGTGTATATTTTAATTTCATATTTAATATACGCAATAGCCCCATTATAATAAGACGAGTAAAAACATCACTTGTATTACGTTTTTCAAATAACTATTTAGGTTGTACTTTAACTTTTGACATGTACTTAAATTATATTTCTTTATATTTACAATTATATAAAACTTCTTTATAATTATTTTATAATTATAAAGAAAATAAAATAAATTGTCTATAAAATTACTGATAAAAAATAATTAAATTGAATTAAAAAAGTGGCAATTCCAATATAATTATATAATGAAGATAGGTGTGATAATATATTAATATACATAGTTAATTAGTTATTTAAAAAATATATAAAAGAAAAAAGAAATTTTATAATTAAATAAAATTTCTTTTTAAGTGTTTTTTATTTTTACATAAGATATGTATATGAAAGTTTAGTATTATTATCAATATTAATTATATTATTATCTAATAGCATAGTATCTACCTTATCCTTATCATTAGAAAATATATCTATTGTTAAGGTACCTATATTATCATCAGTTTCGTTATATCTATAATCTACTAATTTTATTTTATAATTATTTTCAATAAATACTAAAATATGCCTAATTCCATTAGGTTTTAAAAAAAAACTGATTACCAGAAGAATTAGTACCAAACCTTATAACATCACTAGTGTTGAGATGTATACTTTTTAGATAATTTAAAATCTATATTGTACACTTACTTACTGCCATCCATGTATCACCAAACTAATTTATATACGTATAAACTATATTATTAATAAAACGTAATTCAATTGTAACATATTTTGTTTTATCATTACCATAGAAAATTTTTATAGAAATACTATTATCGTTCTTTTTTATAACAATATTATTGTCGATTTTTTCTATATACTTATATTGTAATGATAGTACTTTATTTATGATATTTTTAATTTCATTTTCATTTATATTATTAATTATTATATCAGTAACAACACTACTTTTATTAATATCTAAATCATTATTTGATATAACATTATTAAAATCAAATCCTTCTCTTAAAATATATTTCATATATTATTTAATTACAATAATTATTTTATTTAACTTCGTATATTATATATTACATTCAAACAATCACATTATATAATTATATTGGAATTGCCACTTTTCCATTTTAATTTATAATTAATTTATTTCTCATATAAAGCTATATAATGTAAAATAACTATAAAATATACATATAACTAATTATAACACGATACAGGAGAAATAAACTATGTATATGTCAATATATAAAAGTAAAGAGAGAAATGCTTTGATTCATTACATTTCTCTCTTATTATTCAGAATAATTTCTTAAGTTGGCTATATGTCATTCTATTTTCAGACAGTGCACGAACACCTTTAATTTTATTTCTGTTAACGTGCTTCATATCCTTTTTAAGTTTAATTGATTCTGAAATTTCATCATCGGTTATTTCTTTTCTACCTATTAATGTATTATTGTAAATATCTATTTCGTAATTATCCATTAGATATTTGGTGAGTTCTGGTATAATACCATCTTCTAATAAATCTGTTTGAATTAAGAAACCATTTACAACTTGTTTAACTGTATATGTACCTTCTTCATCATCCAATAAGTCATCTACATAATCATTAAACTTACTAATAGTTTCCCATGTTAAAATAGGTTTTTCTTTAGTATCATCTAATATACGTAAAATATTTTCAGCCTTGCACATTCTCCAACCACCTGCATCTACATCGAAATATCTAACATTTAATGGATTATAATTTTTACCAGCTCCATTTCCTGTAGCTTGTTTACGTTTATTAATAATATCTGGGTTGGTTGTACCATATGCATCACGTTCTGTGCCATCTTTACGCATATATACAAAATGCACGATACGTTCATTTAATAAAGATTTTAATATTTCTACAATTTCTTCAGGTGCCATTTCATCTTTTGTGAAATCATATTCTTCATTAAGTTTCTATATGGTTTTATTTTTCATATAACTATTTTTATATTTGGAGATTCTATTATATTTCATATTTTAAATTTAAACAATTTTATTGTATCATATTTCCTCTGTCTAATACTTGTGGAAGAATAGCATCAATAATTCTATCTCTTGTATATCCAACCAAACCCATTGCTTTATATAGTTTATTGAAGTCTTCATTATCTATACAGATTACAAAATAACCTTCTTTATCTTTTCCGTATAATAATTCAGATTTATATAAAGCACGTTTAAAATCAGCCATGCCTTTAATAATATAAATATCTTCATTACCTACAAGGTTATTTAAATATATCTTAGCATTTTGAATATTAGATTCATTTAATGATTTATATTTTTCCGGTATCTTTGTAGTAGGTAATAAGTTTTCATTAACTTTCTATTGTAATTGTAATAACTATAATTCAAATTGATTTTGTGATATAGCTTTATCTTTTTGTTTATTAGAAAGTTTAGTTTTTATATCTAAGATTTTATTATTAGTATCTACAATAGTTTTTCTGATATTCTATTTCTAATCAGGTGTAGCATTATTAAATTGTGAAACTGAATTAGATAATATAGTTTCTAACTAAGTTTCCTAATCTTTTAATTTTTGAATATCTGTATCAAAGATTTTAAGGGTATCAGACATTTTCTATTGTAATGCACTAACTTCAGGTGTATTAAGAGTTGGAAGTCCCTATACAGAATTATTTTGAGTATCTGTATTATTATCTATTTGCACTGTATTATCATCTTCATTTAATGCAATATAATGCCCAGAATTTATATCAAATTTATATTTCATAATTTAAAATTTAAATCCACCTACCATTGCAGATGTAAGTTTTTTCATATCCGCATAATTTAATTTATCAGATAATAAATTACCAAAGTCAGAATAATGATAAGAATCAGTTACTGGATTTTGTGCTACTTGCTATTGTTGTTGGTTCTATACCTAAACTTGTTCCTATAATTTCTTTGATAATTCATTTACAGCAGATGCAATATTACCAAAGGCTTGAAACGCTGCATTAATAGTATTTGTATTATTCGCATCAGCTTTACCTTGTGTAAAACCATTAATAGCCTTAATTACATCTTGAGCTTCTTTATTGATAGGGGATTGTTGATTTTTAGATGCTGCATCTATTTCAGGACATGTATTATTAAAATCTCTTAATGTAGTTTGAAGCGAATCTATCATATTAACCATCACAGTAGAAACATTAGATGCAATTTTACCATAATCATCTGGAGTGGTTTGCTGATTATTATTGTTATCCTATTGTTGTTGTGATTGCTATGGTTGAGTATTATTCTAATTATTCTACTACTGTTGTTGCTATGGTTGCTGGGTCTATGTAGCCTATTGCTATGGTTGATGCTATTGGTTATTATTTACAGATTGTTGCTACACCGGTTGTTGCGCCTATGTATTATTTTGAGGAGTTACATTAGTATCTTCCTCATTAAGTTTTATATATTTCTTTTTTAATACCTTTACCATTTTAATCTCTTAAATATTTTTCATCTAACATATTACCAAGTACTTCAGGTTCAACTCCGAGTAATTCAATAGCATCAATAATATTTTCATATGTATCGGTATCATTACATTTGAAACTAATACCTTCTGGTTTATTCATTACCTTTACATTATCTGCCATTGAACGTACTGAATCTATTACATCTTCTCTTGTTATATCAAGGTCTTCTATAATATAATCATCTATATACAATTCATATGTTTCTTCATCTTCCATATCTTCATAACTTTCAAATAATTTATGTGAATATTTTTGATGAACCTTTGCTTCATATAACATTTGCATTTGTTTCTTTGATAAATGCTTTGTATATTCATCAAGCATTTGTAAATCGCATGTTCTTTTCATTAAACAAATATTATAAAATTTTATATAATATAAATATAATTAAATATTTATATTATATATTTATTTGAATAAAAAAATATGAAAACTATTATATTAGATATAACGAATGATATAACTAAATTATTAAGTACACAAAAAGTATTTAATAATATGGTTCGTTATAGCTATAATAGATTAGTAGATAATAATAGTTTAAAAGAAAAAGATTTAAGAAAATTAATAAATGAAATATTCAAGCAACCAAGTTGGTTATCTCAATGTGCAATTAAAGATGCAATGTACATCTTTAAATCAAATAAAACAAAAGGTTTAAAAACTGTAATTTTTGGTGGTTTCAAGAATTTAAAGGATTATTTGTTAAAAAAGAAATCTAAAGAACAATATAAATTAGATAAGTTATTACCAGTAACTTATCAAGGAGAAGCTCCTCAACATGGTAATAGAATGTTTAATTTTGACTTTACAAATAATGAATTAACTTATAAACCAAATAGAAAACAACATTATAATTTAACTTATAAACAACCACGTAAAAATATCTTACGTGATTTATATTAGTTACAAGAATTAAGTAAACAAAATAAAATTGCAATCAATGTTAAGTTAAATGTAGCTACTAAAAAATTATATATTATATTCGATGAAAGTAGACTTCAATATGAAAAATACAGTGATTTAAAAAGTAATAGAATTATAGGTATAGATTTGAATCCAAATACAATGGGTTTATCTATTTTAGAATTTGACAAAAATAATTCAGAAAAATTTAAGATATTACACAAAGAAGTCATAACTACTTTTGAATTAAATAAAACTTTAGTAAGTAACAATAAACGAAAATATGAATTGATTAAAATTTGTTATCATGTTGATAAATTATTAAAAACTTGGAAATGTAGTAGAATATGTTTAGAAGAATTAACAATTAATAGCTCTGATAAAGGTAATGGTAGAACCTTTAACCGTTTATGTAATAATGTATGGTGTAGGAATTTGGTTATTAACAAGTTAAAGATGTTAAGTAACATTCATGGTTATTTTATAACTGAAGTAAATCCAGCATATAGTTCTTTTATAGGTAATATTTTATATGGTAATGAATCTACACCTGATATGATAGCTTCAAGTATTGAAGTTGCAAGACGTGCATACAATAAATTTAAAAAAGGGCATTTCTATCCGCCTATCCAACTTGACCATTTAAATGAGCAATGGAAGCAAACATTAAATGGTTTGAATAATTGGAAAGAAATGTTCAATAAAGTTAAAAAATTGAAATGGAAATAACGGTTTCTGCTACTGGATTATATACAGAATGCAGTTTTCAGTAAAACTTATATAAAACAAAAAGTAACTTTATACACTTTTTAATAATTTTATATAATTTTTATATTTTATGTTATTGAATAATTTAAACTAATATATTTATTTTTATGGAATAGTATCAAAAATAGGGATATTATTATTATCTTTCCATTTTTCTTTACATTCAGTTATATCATTATTGGCTTCTTCTACATAACTTGCCATATTAATAGTGACACCTCCTATTAAATTAGTTTGAAATAAAGTAAGTAATGTATTAGCTCGTAATCTCATTTTTGCTGCTATCCATTTCTGTGCCCAATAATCATCAAAGACATGTTCTTTATCAACTTTAACATGCATGCCGCAAAAAACATTTACAGTTGGGTCATGTCCTAAAACTAATAATGTATGTTCGTCCCAATTCCATCGATGTTTTATATCTATAAGATTAAATTGTTTCATCTAATCCCATAAACTCCACTATATAGTACGGAATGCCACAGAATCCATATTCATCTGTGAACCCAACCACATATCAGCCATGAAAGTTTTATTAAATGAAAAATCAGGATCATTAATACCAAACATAGCATTACGACGTTTCATTTCAACAAATCTATTAATAGAAACAACACATGATGGAAATTGTATAGTTCTATTCTTTCTAAATTCTTCTCTATAAAAATATTCAGCTGGAATAATAGTATAACTTTCTTTAACAGCTTCTGGTGATAATTCATATACAGCTTTTAACTCTTTATTAATTATACGGTCATATTCCTTATCTGGTATCTCTATAGATAATGCTCCTGAAATAGTGACTTCATCCTTTAACCAATCTTTAAATTCATCATGTGTCATGTAAATAGAAAATATAAAAATTATGTTTTTATATTTATTGATAATTGAAATAAAAAAGTGGCAATTCGAATATAATTATATATATCAGATAAGGAATGTAATATATAATATACGAAGTTAATTAGTATATTAAAGTTTTAATTACATAATTAAAATAATTTTTAATTCAATATAAAATGAAAAAAATACTTTATATAATTAAATATAAAATTCCTTTTTATAACCTTTATAATAACTATTATTATATTATATACTTATAAGTAAACTGTATATACATATCATTAATTATATAAAAAGTGGCAATTCGAACATAATTATATAATGTGATTAGATAATGTAATTATATAATATACGAAGTTAATTACTAATTTAAAGTAAATTTGAATGAAATAAAATTTAATTTATAAATTATATTAATTTATTTTATTATATACTGTTTATTCTTTATATAACACATTAAAATATAAAATACCTATAAAGTATACATATAAGTAATTATAATACGATACAAGAGAAATAAACTATATATACAGTGATAATTTATATATGTTTATAAATAGTTTATGGGATTTGATTTTAATAGTATATTAAATAACAATATTGATAATACATATATTGATAATGTATAGTGGAACTTACGTATAGATAATTTATTTTATATATGTAAAACGGTTAAGTATAAAGATGTAGATGGTAATTTATATAATACTGAAATAACTAAAGATAAATTTAATAACATTGAAATTAAATATACAGATATAAATGAAAATTATGAATTTATTTTACAATTTATAAATGAAAACCAAAATCAGATAGTTCCTTATATAGAAGTTATAGATCTTTATAATAACCATATTAATAATGAAGATATAGCTGAATAGATATGTAATTTTTTAACAACTTTATTTAATACTATTAAAGAATAGAGTTTAATACATATTAATCGCATATTTATAAAACCTGAGATTGTTGATTAGGTTATATATTGTATGACTATATTTAATATGCTTTTTAATCATTTATATAATAATATTGGGTTAGATGTTTTTATAGATGACCATGAAAATAATAGAAATTCCGTAATAGGTATTATTTTAGGTATAGATGAAGCAGAAGTTGATAAATCATATGAAACATATCAATTAATAATAGATAAAATAAAGTTAGTTTAGTCAAAACTTAATATTCCTAAAGATAATTTTTAGATTAAAAATTTTTAGCTTTATGATAAGTCCATTACTGATATTAAAAAATTAGAAGAGTGGTTAATATTTTTATAGGGTAATAATATATATGAAAATATTAACACGAATATAGTAAGTAATATATTATTTAAAGTATGGGATAAAAATACTTTATAGTATTTTATTAAACAAGCGTGTCATGATTTAGTTTACTGTAAATTTAATCCATGGTTTTATTATATTGCTTATTTACAAGATTAGTATGAAGATAATTCTAATAGTGATATTATATCTGCATTCATGGGTGTTATATATACATTAATATCAGGTTGTAATATATCATATGTAATAAATGATATAATAGAAGATAAACATAATATATAGTTATTAAAAGAAGTTAATAATATAATATTAGATGATATAGAAAATAAAGGTTTTATATTTTAGAATATATTAAGTTATTATAAAAAAGAAGCTTTAAATTAAAATTAAAGTATTACTTTTTATAAAGGTTATAAAAAGGAATTTTATATTTAATTATATAAAATTTATTTTTTCTTTTATCTTTTTTGTTTCAATTAAAAAAATAAGTCGCGAGTATAACCGCTGTTACCTCTACGACTTAACAGTTTAAAATATGCATATTATTTATCTCACTAAATTTTATATAAAAAATATTTTTTATAAATAATTAAAAATATTTTTGAAAATTAAACTCTTTTATTTTTTTCTAATATAAATATATATAATAATGAAACAGTAGTAAAATATGCAAAATAGTAAATAGTTAAATAAAAATCACATTATACATTGCCCAATATCAAATAGATCTTATGGTTATAAGATTGGGTTTAACAGTAAAGGTGAGTTTTCACATGAACCTGGGGTTTTACACTGGAGTTATATTCGGTGGAAACCAACTGAACTTACCTTTGAAGATTTTGTAAAGAATATAAAGGCAGGTTATTCTTTTGTTGCAGGTACATTTAAAAATATGGGGGTAGATGATTATGATAGACGTGCATTAACATTTGCTTATTGTGAACAAGAACTTAAAGTTGCATTGTATAATGAACGTATAGATTTTTTTAAATTACCACCTAAAAGGGGGCGTAGACCATAGTCATTAAATTTAGAAAAGAGGGCAAAATATTATAAATGGTCATACAAAGGTTATAGTTCAAAAATACGTAAAACTGATAAAACGTTTGGCGAAAGTTATCTTATTGTTTTTGATATTGATAATGGCCCATGTTCAATGGAGCAGGCTATAAAGTTATTAGATATTAAACCACACTTTGCATATACTACGGTATCTAATAATGATAGAGAGCAAAAGTATAAATACCGTTTTATCTATATGTTGGATAGTCCTGTTAAAACAGAGGGAGAATTTTTAAGGGTTTATCGTAATATAGGTTTAGCATCTGGTGTATTTAGAAATTTTGTAATAGACTCATCATTAGCTAATTATCATCAATTTATACAGGGAGGTGGTGTAAGATCTCGCTATTATGTAAATTATAAGATGGAACCATTATTCCGTCCTAAATACTTATATATGAATGAGATAGAGGTAATTAGTTACTATCGTTATATTGATCTTACAAAGTACTCATTTAATTTTGGGATAGTAAATACACGTAGCCGTACTAAGGATTATAATAGTTTTGAGTGGGGTAACTTTTATGATTTGAAAGGCAATAAAATCGAATTAGATGAGTTATATAATAGACATATATTAAAACCAACTAATATCAACATTTCTAATAAGAAAGATATTATTGATTATTTAAATACTGAAAAATTTAGAAATAATATTCTTAATTCTATTGAAAGTAAAGAGAATAAAGAATTTTGGCATGATTGTTTAGGGGGATTATAGGAAAAAGATTTTATTTATAAGTATCGTAAAAAATATCCATATTTTTTCCACACTGAAATTGAGTTTAATGATGGCTATGCATTATTAGATGATAATTATAAAGAGATTTTTAGAAAGTGGGAAAAGAATGATATTCAATTGATTACAAATGGTAAGAAAGTGCCACAATATATTATTAAACAATTAAAAGATGGACAACATCGTCGTAAAACATTATATCGTAATGGTTTATTAATGCGATGTATGAAAAATGATAGTCCTGAATTAACTTTGGAATACATGACATACTTAATGGTATGTGAAAGTTATTATTATTATGATAATAGTGATAATGTATTGAATCATAAGACATTACGTCAAATTGCATAGAGTGTATTAGCTAAACCTTATGAAGATATTAAATTTGAACATCGCGATCCTCGTAAGTATAAAGTAGATCGTACATATGCACATGCACATGGTTTAACACCTCGACAACTCTCTAATCAATGTAGAGCAACAATAAAATATAAGGAGATAGATAAAATTTATAATTCTGAATTAAAAATTAAAGAAAATCTTAAGAATATTCAAGATGCGGGTATAAAATGTTCACAACGTACATTATATAATTATCGTCTTGAAAGAGGTTATATAGCTGAAAAGAAAGCACTTAAGAATAATAATCAAATAGTTAATCCAAATAATAATAATTCAGTAGTTTATAAGATTGATATTAATACTCGTGTCAATGAGGAGATTTCTACCATTTATGAAATAGTAGATAATTTAATTGTTGATAAAACTACTGGTGAGTACATGGTAATGGATAAGGAAAATGTGTTATTACTAAATACTGGTAAAATCACATTAGAAAATGCTATTGACTGGTATCTGCAACATGATAATAATACAGTTTCATATTGGAGAAATTATTTGAGAGAACATGGATATAGTCAACAAATTAATGAACAAAATAATAATATAAATTATATAAGAAATATATGAATAAGTGGATAACATCTAAACAATTCTGACAAAAATATAATATAACACCACAACATTTTTATGAATTAAAGAAACATAATAAAATTGAAACCAAACCATATATAGGTAGACAAGTCTTAGTTAAAGATATTTTAGATGAATCAAATACAGATAATAATAACTCAGTAGCTATATATACAAGAGTTTCAACAAATAAACAAATTAAAGATTTAGAAAACCAAATAGATTATTTAACTAAATATGCAGTTTCTAATGGATATAAAGTAGAGTATACATTTAAAGATATTGCATCTGGAATGAATGAAAATAGAAAAGGTTTGAATGATTTACTAAATTTAGTTTTTAATAATCAAATATCTAAAATAATTATTTCACATAAAGATAGACTTACCAGATTTGGTTTTGATTACTTTAAAAATATTTGTGAATATTTCGGCACTGAAATAGAAGTGGTTAATTTGGAAAGTGATAAATCATTTCAAGAAGAGCTTTTCGAAGATTTAATAACAATTATACATCAGTTTTCAATGAAATTTTATGGTAAACGTAAAGATAATTATAAATTATTAGAAGAAAAATTAATTGAGAGTGAAAATAGTTTAGATAAATAATATAAGTTAAAATAAATATTATAAATGAAGTTAGTTGAGGTATAGATAATAAAGAAAAGTAATCAACATTATAAAGGTTTAAGAGATTTATTACATAAATCGAAGAATCTTTATAATGTAGCTATCTATACAGTTCGACAATTTTATTTTGAGGCTATTAAA